TCGCTGCGGCCGGATACCTGCCCGGCGGTGTGCTGCCTGAGCACGTACTGTGGAATCGGAAGCTGCGCCAGGTAGGGGTCCAGCCGCGGTGGGGTGTGGGTGCGCAGCGCCTCGGCGAGCTGGTCGGGGTACCGGGTGATGTAGGCGTGGGTGCGTAGCAGGTACCTCGGTCTGGCCCAGACGTCGTCGACGGGGGTGGGGACGAGGCGGTGCTGACCGCCCAGCCACAGGACGTTCCAGTCGGCGGGTGGGTGCAGGTCGAGGGTGAAGTCCGGGCTGAAGCAGCAGTCGTCCTCCAGGACGAGCAGCGGCCCGGGGTAGGTCATCAGGACGGCAAGGTGGCTGGCGAGGCAGCCGGCCTCGTCGCCGGTATCGATGGCGGGGTAGACGGTCGGGGTGCGGTTGACCCCGGTGGCCCGCCAGCGGGTGTGGAAGGCGGCCAGCCGGTCCGGGCGGCGGGCCAGGTTGATGACGACGGTGCTCAGCCCACTGAGGGTGTCCACAGCACGTCCAGCCAGCTCCCGTCGGGCATCTTCTGCCTGACCGGCACGGTGCTTCCCGGGTAGACCCGCCATCCCTCGTAGGCGCGGATCATCAGGGGCTGCGCCGCGGTGCCGACCAGGCGGAACCCGACCGGCAGCCGGGCGTGCAGCAGGGACGGGTTGTACGGCGAGGTCATGGCACCTCCTCAGGCGTACATGTCATCGGCGGCCAGCGTCCACAGGTCGCCGACCTTCGCGTTGGGCGGTGCGACGTCCTGGACGAACACCTCGACGCCAGTCTTGTGGTTGAGGATCGAGGTCAGGCGCATCCGCAGCCGTTGCAGGTAGAACTCGGCGTTGGTTTGCAGGCTCAGTTCGAGGTCTTCGTTGTTGTCCGCGTCGACCCGAAGCGAGATGGCCATCACCCGGAACCGCTCGACCAGGTTGGGTTGGCCGCCGAGGTAGCGGCTGATGCCGACCCAGTCGCCGAGGTTGTAGTCCTCGAAGACCCGGCGGCCTTCGGCGTCCGGGGCGACCTTGATGGTCCAGGTGGCCCGTTCGTCCTTGTCGCGGTACATGATCGTCTGGGCGATGGCGGTCAGGGACTCCGGGCTGAAGGTGCCGGTCGGTCGGCTGTAGTGCTCCCGTTGCCGCCACCGCGCCTTGGAGGCGGTGTCACCGACGATGGCGTAGTTGCCCAGGGTGTCCTGGACGGCGATCAGGTTGGCGATGTCGGAACGCTGCCGGGAGCGCTGCTTGGACACCGTGGCCAGGGAGCCCTCGTAGAACACCACCTGCCGGTCGCGGCGCTGGCCGAAGAGGCGGCGGATGTCCAGGACGAAGTTGGGTCGCATCATCCACTCGGCCCGGATCGGGGCCGGCTGGTCGACGTCGCCGCCGGTCCACTCCTCCAGCAGGTCGAGCAGGTTGATGCCGAGCATGCCTGACATGTCGATGTAGGGCTCGACCGGTGGCTTCGGCCCGGTCGGATACCGCAGGGTGACCCGCCGGTTGTACTCCCGGCCGCGGGCGGTGGCGTTGGTGGCGATGGGCTGGGTTTCACCGCGGCCGGAGACGTTCATGACGACCTGCGGGACGATTCCGCGGATGAAGTTTGCTACCGCATTGGCCCGGTTCTCCGACAGGGTCTGGTTGTAGGCGTGGGTGTTGGTGCTGTCGGTGTGCCCGACGATGGTCAGCTGCGGGGCGGGCATGTGGTTGAACTCGCCGCAGATGCCGGCGAGCTTGGCCTCGGCCGCGTCGGACAGGTCGTAGGAGTCGGGGAAGAAGTTGACGTCGGCCTGGAGGACGTCGGTGACGTAGGTCGGGTCCGGGATCGGGAGCGGCTTGTCTTCCCACTCCTCGCCGCCGGTGTCGCGGTCCCTGTCGAAGCTGTGGCAGATGAACTGGAGGGTGCCGCGCTTGCGTGCCTCGGCGAGCAGGTAGAGCCAGGCGCCCATGACGGTGATGCGGCGGAACTCGTAGAACGACGGGTCGGTGGAGTTGAGCGGTGCGGCGTAGGGGTAGTACGGGGTCATCACCCGGCCGTCGCGCAGCACGTCGCCGGGGCCTTTGCCGGAGATCACCACCGCCCGCATCTGGCCTTCGTCGGAGGGCAGGACGGTGTCCTCGATGGACTGGCCGAGGAACGCCCAGCGCAACGCCCCGTTCTGGTACACCTGCCACAGGTGCTCGTACTCCAGCAGGGTGCGGGCTGGGGAGCCGTCGGTCAGGTCGTGGGTCCACAGGTCGTCGTCGAGGTCCAGGGTGATGGAGCCGGCGCCGAGTCCGCTGATCTCGGGGCTGATGGTGACTTCGACGAAGCGGGAGATGATGGTCAGCGGGGCGTAGGACTGCCCGGTGCACAGTTTGCCGAAGTCCGCGGTGGACACCACCTGCACTTCCCAACCCACGTTTTGCAGCGGGGTGGTGTCGATGACTTCGAGGTACAGCCCGTTGGACAGTGCCACGGCTCAGCTCCCGTCCAGGTAGACGACTCCGCCGGGTGACACGGCGTCGGCTGGGATCTCGAAGACGACGCGCTGGTGGTCGGGGCTGGCCCGGCCGGTGTCGGCGCTGATGATCCGGTCGGCGGTGTAGGCGTCCCCGTCGGCGGCGACAGAGGTGAAGCTGTCGACCGGCGCGTCAGCCCCGCCGACGGTGGCCGTGACAACGGTGGGGCCGAGCCCGGTGCCCACCGCGGTAACCAGATCTCCGACCCGGCCGCGGGCGGGGTAGAGGAACCAGACGTGCGGGTAGGGCACCGTGTCGGTGCTGACCGTCCAGCTCCCGCCGGCGAGGGCGTCACCGTCGAATGTGGACGTCGCGAACGTGAACGGTGGGGTCCAGTCCGCAACGTCGAAGTCGTTGACGGCGCGGGCGCGCCAAAAGTAGGTGGTGTCGTCATCCAACGCGACGCTCGCCTTGACCGATGCCCGGTTGACCGACAGCCCTGCGGGTACGGCGACGGTGAGGGTGGTCGGCGCGGTGAAGTCCTCGTCGGTGTCGTACTGGATCTGCGCGGTCAATGCCGGGGTGTCGCTGGCGACGGTGATGGTGAAGGTGGGCAGCACTGTCGGCAGCAGGTAGTCGTCGGCCGGTGCGACCAGGGCGACGCTCGCGTCGATGAGCTTCGGAGCGAAGACGACGACGTCCACGTTGACGACCGGGACCGCGACCCCGACCAGCGGCGCTGGCGTCTCGACGTCGACCAGGGCGGGCGGGATGACGAACGCATCCGGCGGCCTGGCCGGGATCTCGCTGTCCGAGGCGCCGACGTTGCGCAGGTAGTAGGAGACCTCCTCGCCTGCGGCAGCGGTCCCGAACGCGGTGCTGTGCATGGTGTCCGCGCCACGGGACCAGGTCTCAGGTCCGGACAGGGTCTCATCGACGCTGCCGGCCGCATCGGTGTATATCCGCAGCTCATAGGTGCCGACAGCGTCGAAGACCAGGTCCCACTCGACTGCCGCCCACTGGCTCAACGGCAGAACTTCGGTGGACAGGGCGACCGTGTCGCTCTCGCTGTCGGTGAGCAGGACTCGACCGTCGTTGAGAACGTAGATGTCGCACTGGCCCTCTTCGGTGTAAACGGTGGCCAGGTTCATCGAGCCAGCAGGGAAGCCGGCCTCCTCATCGGGATAGGCAGTGAGGTAGACGTCGAAGCGTCCGGCGGCGCGAACGGTGTCGGCGAAGGCGTACTGGGTGGCTGCCCACCCGCCAATGTCGGTGGTGTGGTGGTAACTCCACACGCCGAGCGCCTCGGTGAAGACGACACTGCCGTCGGTGAGGTAAAGATGATCGAAAGCGTCACCCGATGCACCGCCGGTGTTGGCCGTGGATGCTGCGACACCTTCCCCGGGCGCACCGGCGGCGGTGTTGAATTTCGTGGTCATCGCGCCCCCGGTCTCTTTAGGCGGGCAGCTTGAGCCGGTAGATGCCGTTCGGGAAGGTGAGGGTGAAGTCGATCCCGGACGGGCTGGCGTTGGCGCCGAAGTCCACCCAGGACAGCAGCGGGTCGGTGGCAGCGGTTCCGGTTGAGCGGTAGATGACCCCTCGCCGGGCCGTGAAGGTCGCCGAGGTCCAGGTGACCGGGTCACAGCTGAGCTGGCACCGGTCGTTGGCGGCGTCGTAGACCCAGCTCAGCCCGGCCAGCGTCGCTCCTCCGGCGGTGTAGCCGGTGCCGGTGACCTCGTTGGTGACATCGTCGCGGAACTCGTCGAGGTCGAAGGTCGGGGTGTAGCTGGAGGTGGTGAGCAGCAGCTTGAAGGTGTGCGTCGTGAAGTCGAACCTTCCAAGGCCGAGGCTTTTGAACGACTGCCCGTAGGGCGTGGCGGTGACGGCCACGTCGGTTCCTTTCTCAGTTCCACTCGGTGGGGTGGGCGAGGAGTTGGAAGTCGCCGAAGCCGGGGTCGGCGTCCAGCGCGGTGACCCGGCGCAGGGTGATCCGGTCGGAGACCGCGCGGGGTGCGAGACTGCCGAGCGCCGCGGTGGCGGCGAAGGTGCGTCCGTCGACCGACAGGTAGTGCTGGGCGGCCACCGACAGGGTGGGTTCGGCGATGCCCATTTCCTGGAGGCTGACGACGACGTCGACCGCGGTGTAGGTGTGGGAGAGGTTGCGGACGCGGAAGACCCGGTCGGCGCTGGAGCCCGGGACGGCGACGCCCCACGGGAAGTAGTTCTCGTCGAGCTTCTCGTCGCGTTGCGGGTGCCAGAACTCCAGGGTGTCGGTCAGCTCAGCCACGCCAACTCCTACAGGTAGGGCGGGCGGAAACGCAGCTCGGCGTGTCCGGTCCCGGAGTCGGCGGTCAGGGTGATGCTGTTGGCGCCTTTGAGCAGCCCGAAGAACTCCCGGGCGCCGGAGTGGCTGATCTGTCCGATCCGGTTGCGGCTGTCGATCTCGGGGATGGACGGCTCGTCGACGGCGGCCATGGCAGAGAACTGCCAGACATCGAGGGTGACGGTCTGCCCGTCGTTCACATCACCGCTGTAGCTGACGCTGACGTCCGGGGCCGGGGTGCTGTTGGTCAGCGTGGCGTTCTCCAACGGGCCGACCAGGTCGACATAGACGTGCCTGGCCCAGGTCTGGGTGTCGCCCGGGTTGGTGATGGTGGCGGTCTCGTCGACGTCGATCGTGTGGGTCTGCTGGGTGCCGTAGAAGAACGGGTGGGTCAGCTTGACGTCGACCGAGAAGGTGGCCCGGGTCCGACCGGTCATACCCGGTTCGAGCCCTCCCAGGTACTGGCCAAGCGTGGTGGTGGTCTGGACGTAGGGGTCGCCGTCCTCATCGGACAGCAACAAACGCCGCGTCAGCGTGAACTGCCGGGTCGGGGTCCACATGAGCGTGCGCAGCCGCTGCCAGTTGTCGTTCCATGCGCGGCGCTGATCCTCAGCGGGTATGCCGGTGGCGGGGTCTGAGCCGGTGAGCCACATGTTGAGGGTGATGACCTTCGGGCCGGGGACCTTGGGTCGGAACTCCTCCCCCGCGACGAAGGCGAACTGCCGGTCGGCACCGCGCAGTGGCGGTACGGACAAGCGGGTGCCGGACAGGGTCGACACGCTCCAGCCGTACTGGTGCAGGGAGACCCCGTCGATCTCCCAGTATTCGTCGGTGTTGTTGGCCATCCCGGTCAGCTCTCGTACTCGAAGGTGAGCTTGCGGACAGCGCGGTAGAGCGACTCGCCGGCCGGCTCGACGACGGGGTTGTTGATGGTGATCTGACCGATGGACATCCCGCCCCCGCCGGCACTGGTGCCGGCGTAGCTCTGCTTAACCGAGCCGGCGGAGATGGTGGGCTGGTACGTGCCGCGGGCGGTGTCGGTGAGGCCGCCGGTGGGGATCTCCGGGATGTACCGCTTGGACAGTTGCGCCGCTTCGAAGTGCCCGATGCCGCGGGCGCCGGGAGCCCACTTCCACTTCCCGGTGGCGGGGTCGAAGTACTGGCCTCCGGACAGCGGCTTGCCCTGGTACCCGCCAGTGGCGAAGGTCTGCGCGGCCCCGGAGAAGAAGGACATGACGTCCTTCTCGGTGAACTTGCCGGCCTTGGCGGCGCCCCGGAGGGTCTCGACAACACGGTGCCCGCCGATGGCTACGGTTTCGGCGGCGGTCCATACGTGTTCGCCCGCTGACAACCAGGCGGGGATTTCGTCGGATGTCCCGGTGCCGCGCCCACGGACCGGGCCGCCGGAGGCGTATGCCTCGCCGGTGCGGCGCTCGAACTCGGAGCGACGCCGGGCTTCGGCGTTGAACTCCTTTTCGGCGGCCTTCAGTGCCTGGTCAATGGTCATGTTCGGGTTGCTGGCGACGAGCTGGGTGGCGCGCTGGTACTTCAGCAGCGTCTTGAGCCTGGCCTCGAAGTCGTCCAGTCCCTTGGTGGACAGTTCCTTGGCCAGCTGGTCGCGCAGCTCCTGGTGCTTCTTGATCATCGCGTCGAGGCTGGCGGGGGTCAGGTTGGCCGCAGCCGTCAGCTTCTCGACCTGCTCACGAGCCTTGGAGACCTCGGTGGCCAGCTCGCCGAACTCGCGTTGGGCGTCTTCGAGGGCCTCTTTGCCGTCCTGCTCGGTCCGGATCCGGTCGCGTTGGGCGTCTTTCAGCTCCCGCTCAGCGTCCCGCAGATCGCGGGTCGCCTGGTCACGGTCGCGGATCGCTTGCAATACCTCGTCGCTGCCCTCGACCCCCTTGTCAATCGCGCGACCAGCATCGATGCGGGTGAGCTGGTTTTCTTCAAGCTGGTCCGTCCAGTCGTTCTTGGCTCTTTGAAGATCAAGAAGGGCCTGTCGACGGTCGAGCTGGCTGGAGCCGGGGTCGTTCATGACCCGGCGCAAATTCTCCTCAGCCCGTGCGAGAGAGATGGACGCCTGCTCCTCATTGAGGGCCACATCGCGGAGCCGGTCGCGGTATTCCTCCAATTTGAGAGCAGCTGTTTCGCGGGCGCGGTTGACGGCCTCCTGGCTTTCCTTGGCGCGGCGCTGGGCCTCAACAAGGTTCAGCTCAGCCCGCTCCTCGCGCAGAAGCGCGCGCTCATTGTTGAGGGCTACGTCCTCCTTCAATCGGCCCAGATCGCGTTCCGCGTCGGATTGCTGCTCCACCAGGTCCAGATAGCGCTGCCGGGCGTCGATGGCGGCCTGGATGCGGTCCTGCTCCTTGGTGGTCTCGGTGAGCTGGTCAAGGGTCTTGCGTAGCCGCTCAGCAGCGGCGGCCTCGGCGTCCATCCCGTCCGCTGTCCGCGAGGTCGCCGCGTCGAGGTCGGCGTTGGCCTCGGCCAGATCCTTCGCCGACGCGGTCTGGTTCTTGTAGGCGTCCAGTGCCCGCTGGGATTCGGCGATCTGGCCTGTCAGCTCGTTGCGTCGCACGCTGTTCGGCATCGCCTTGTCGCGCTCTTCCTTGAGCTTGGCGATGAACGCCTGCCACTTAGCGATGGCGTCGTTTCGTGCCTTGTCGTCGCCGACAGCTCCCTCGATGAGGGTTCCGGTGTCGACGCCGGCAATCTTGGACTCTTCCAGGACGGTCGTGGAGTCCTTCTGGAATGCGAGGTTCTTGTCGCGGTTCCACGGCAGCCAGCCCGTGCGTGGCTCGACCTTGTTGGTGGCGAATCCGCGCAGCTTCTCCTGCCGCAGCTGGTTGGTGGCTACGCCGTCACTGGCTTGAAGCTCGTGTGCCAGCCCGATCACGGCGTCTCTGTGCTCTTCGGTGGCGCGCCGCGCACGGGCCTGCGACTCGCTCATCGCCGACCACACAGCGAGCAGGCCGACCGCGATGAGGCCCAGGCCGATCATCGCGGCTCGGGTGGCTGCCGCAGTGACTTGCAGCGCCGTCAGGCCCGTCCGTGCTCGATGGGCGCCAACGGACAGCCCGACCATCGACACCGCCGCTGCGGCGATGTTGAGGCGCATGGCCAGGGCTGCCCGGCCAACCAGGGCCAGTCCGGCGGCGAGCAGGTTGAGGATCAGTACCGCGCCGCGCAGGGCAAGCCATCCGGTGAGAATGATGGTGACGGCCTGAAGGGCGTCGGTCGGGATGGCGTCGAGCAGCTCGGCGAACACCCGGATCAGGAACAGGCCGAACTCACCGGCCGGCGCCAGTGCCTTTCCGAGGTCGATGATGAGGCTCACCAGCGCGCCAACGGTCTCCAGGACGCGCGGTCCTTCGCGCTTGGCGTAGTCCATGAACTCCCGGAATGCATCCGAGGTCTCCAGGCTCGCCGCCCACCGTCGGAACCCATCGGCCATGTTCTCCAGGCCGGTGAGGACCCAGTCGAAGTACGGCTCGAAAGCGGCGAACAGTTCCGCGAATCCGGCCGAGAAGCTGGCAACGGAGCGGGTCAGCGAAACGATGACGCCGGGCGCTGTGCGGCTGATGAGGGCGAGGAACTCGTCGAACCCGCCGCTGCTGAAGGCGTCGTCGAGTACCCCGAGGGCCTGGCGGATCCCGGCTCCGACCGCGGCGGCGATGGGGACGAGGCGGGGCAGCATCCGGGTGGCGATGCCCATCGCGTCGATGAGCGTTCCGAAGACCGGCTGGCGGGTCTCGGCCTGGAACTTCCGGTAGGCGTCGCTGAGTCCGTCGAACGCCCTCCCGGCTGCCTGGTACTGAGCGGGCAGCCTAGCGCCGGTGCGTTGGGCCTCCTTGATGGCCTCGGTGAGCTTCTTGACGTTTCCGACGGCGGCCAGGGCAAAGACCGCCAGGCCAGCAAAGGCGACCACGCCTGCCGAAGCGAGGGCGCCGATGGCGGCAGTTGCGGAAACCACCAGGGGAATGAGCAGGACCAGGATGGCCAGGATCGCGGCCAGCAAGACCTGCCAGTACCGCCAGCGGCCAAGCGAGGAGGCGGTCAACGCATTCGCGACTGCGCCGATACCCGAGGCGAGACCCTGGACGCCGGAGACCGCTCCGCGGGCTGCTCGGCTGAGCGGGCTGGGGCCGGGCTGCCCTGGGGCGCCGGGCGTCGCACGGCGGCGCAGCGCCTGGGCGATCCGCGCGGCGCGGGTACGCGCCGCCTGGGCGGCCCGCGCGATCGCACGCTGGTTGTTGACCTGGCTCTGGGTGTTGTTGTTGGTGCTGGTGGTGTTGGTGTTGACGCTCTGGGTGCTGGTGTTCAGTGCCGCGGTCTGCTGGGCGACCTGCTGGGCGGCGTAGGTCCGGGTGCGGTTGTGGTCCCGTTGCGCGACGGTCGCGCGGTTGGTGGCGGCCCGGACCCGGTCCATCGCGGCGGTAAGCCGGTTCATCTGGTCCTGGTCGGTGCCCGGGGTCCAGGTCCGGGTCGGCCATGGATCCGAGTCGGGGCGTCTGAAGCCGCGCTGAACCCGCGCCAGCTCGTCTAGCAGGTTGAGCTGGCCGGAGAGTTCCCGGTTCTCGTCGCGGACCGCCGCCGTGTGATGCCGACGGGTCTGGGCGATCCGGCCCGTCTCTTCCTCGACCTCGCGGAGGACGTCGAGCAGGTCGCCCTGTTCCTGGTGGGTTTCCGCTCCGCCCGTTGTGTCGCCGAGGAACCGGCGGGCACGACGCTCCCGCTCCTCAGCCGCGCGCCGTTCGTTGCGGGCCCGAAGTTCGTCACGGGAAACCCGACCCGGTGAGGCGGCCAGCGGGAGGGTCCGGCCGTCATCGTCGGTTGGCAGGTTCGGCCGGAAGTCAGCAGCTCGGACACCGCGACGCCCGAACAGCGACTGCCCCTGGTCGTCGGCGATCGCCTGAAGGTGAGCCAGCCGGGCGCGTTCAATCTCACGTTGCTGGCTCTCGTAGCGGCGCCGTGCTGCGGCCTCAACCGCCCGTTCTTCCTGCGCTCTGATCCGCGCCCGCGCCTCGGCGGCCCGTTCCTCAGCTGCCTGAGCCCGCCGGTCGGCACGCTCCTGGGCCTCGGCGGCTTTCCTGGTCGCCCGCTCCTGGGCTTCCAGTTCCTTCTTCGCAGCAGCGATTGCGCGCTGTTCCGCCTTCTCTTCGGCGGCTGCTTTGCGTTGCGCGGCACGCTCGGCCGCTGCTGCCCCGCGTTGCGCGGCACGTTCGGCTGCCTCGGCACGACGCTGCTCGGCGCGCTCGAAGGCCAGCGCCTCCCGGTGCGCGAGGTCCAGGCGGCGCTGGTGGGCTTTGCGCTCCGCCTCTACCCGCTTGCGCTCCCGGCGGTCGGCTTCAGCGTCGGTGACGGCCTGCCGCCGGAATTCGGGCGAGGTCGGGACGTCGCGCAGGTCATCCGGCCGGACACCGGAGAAGGGATCGCGCTGCGAGTCGTCGCGGGTTTCGGCTCGTGCTAGGTCCGCCGCCTCCCGTGCGGCGGTGAGTGCCTCCGTGATGGCACGGGCCACGCGTGCTCTGTCTCTGGCTGCGGCACGGCGTTCCCGGCGCTGGGCGGCTCCCTCGGGGTCAGCCTCGTCAACCGAGAACAACCCGGGTTGGGTGATCCGGGGCGGCTTTGGGCGGGACTGATCGTCACGGCCGGCTGCCGCTCGCGCCGCAGCGTTGGCGCGGATCCGGTTCTCGGCGTCCTCCGCCTCGGTGCGCAGGGCCTCCCGTTGCAGGAAGATCCGCTGCGAGGCGTCATGCAGGTCGGCGCGCTTCAGCCCGGGGATGGTGAGTTGCTGGAAGCTCCCGATCGGCTCAATGGGCGGCCGTGGCGGGACCGGTGGCTTGGGACGGTCCTGCTCCGGCGTTGGAACGGGCAGCCGCTCCTCCGGACGCCGGGGCATCCGGGCTGGCCGGGCGGTCTGGTCTGAGGCGCGCGCAGGGGCCGCAGCGGGACGCCGTCGTTCCTCCCCGGCGGACTCGGCCGCCCGGGGCAGCTCCCGGGCAACCCCGCCGGCTGTGCCACCGAGCTGCCCGGCGCGGCCGAAGCGGTCCAGTGTGGAGTTGAGCCGCTGGAGCTGGACGATGATGGTGTTGAGCTGCGGGTGGTAGTTGCGCTCTACCCCGCCACGGCTCGGGGTCCGGCCGGCACCGGCGGCGCCAGGTACGTCGGTGTCCCCACCGGTGCTGACGGCACGGGAGCGCTGGGCGGCGATGTCCCGCTCAGCGTCGGCGATCTTCTTGCGCGCGTTGCGGATCTGCTCGGCGTTGCGTACCGCCTGGGCGGTGTAGCGGTTGTCTTCGTCCTGGAGGGCTTTGAGTTCCTTGCGGGCGCGGTTGAGATCCTCGCTGAGCCGGCTCGCCGTGGTGTTGCGGGTCGGCTGACGGTTCTCCTCGTCGCGCAGCGCCTGGATGATGGCCCTGGCCCTGGCCGCGTCTGCGGCCAGGGTTGAGGTGTCGATGATGACGCGATAGATGACCCGTTGGACTCTGTCCGCCACCGCCGACCTCCTCTCGGGTTAGGTCCCGGCCCACCGTCGGGGGCTGCCGAAGCTGCCCATGAAGGCTTCGAAGGAGCCGCGTTGCGGATCGATGACCGACGCCTTCTTCTGCTGCTCGGGTTCTTCATCGGGTAGGCCGATGCGCTGGGCCTGCTGAAGCAGTGGGCTGCCGGATCCAGCTGACTCAACCGGCACGGTGGCCGCCACGAAGGTGGAGATCGTGCGGGTCTGCCAGATCAGCCATTGATCGCGGTCCCACTTGTCGTAGTGACGTCGCTCCCGAATGGCGGCGACACACTGACGTAGCCGGCGGAGGGTGAGGTCTCCGCAGATGGCGTCGGTCCATCCGTACTCGCTGGCGAGGAGGTCGTAGGCGCGGGATAGTCCGCCGAGGAGTTCCCGGCCGGGGACGTCCGGCTCTGGGATGGGCTGGGGATCTGGCCCGTCTTCTCCGCGAGCTTGAACATCGCGCTGAGGCGTTTTCCCAGTGCCTGGATGTCTGCGGCTTCCCGCTTGACGATGGCCTCCACGACGGTGACCAGGTCGTCAAGCTCGGGATTGTCCAGGTCGGTGATGACCCGGGTCCACAGCTCGGTGTTGCGTTCGACGTCCTGCTTGTTGAGCTTGCTGCCGCCGCGCCGCTCGATGAGCCCGTAGGGCTTGCACATGCTCTGGATGAATTCGATGGCTTCGTCTTCAGCCTCGGGGATGCTCAGCAGCATCAGCGAGATGAGCCGGCCGGCGAACTCCTTGGCGTCCTGTTCGCCGTCGAGCTTGAAGACCGACATGTCCTGCATCGCGGGCAACGCGCCGCGGGTGATGATGCGCAGGAACTTGAAGAACTGCCGGGCCTTGAGATGCTCGATCTCGACCACGGTCCCGGTGGACAGGGTGACCGTGGTCGGGACCGGGTCGAGCACGTCGATTTCGTTCGCCATCTATCGCCTCCTGGGCTCCTGGGCGGTGTTGGGTGTTGCCGGGCGTGGTTAGACAGCCGGGCGGTTGATGAGGCGGCCGATCGCCTTCTTGTCGAGGGTTGCGCCGGTCTCGTCCTTGTCGGACACGACGGCGCGGCCCGAGTAGTTGAGGAGCAGACCGGACTTGTAGGACGGGCCGTCGAAGCTCATCGGGCCGAACTGGACCTTGTAGAGGACGAAGTCCAGCGTCCGGATGAGGCCGTCCTTGTCCCTGGCGGGGACGCGGATGAGCATCGGCCGTGGCGGCTGGTTGATCGACGCCTCGTCCCACAGCGGCAGGGAGTAGTAGTCGTTCAGGCCGGTGCCGGAGGAGGTGACGACGGCGCCGGAAAGCAGCGCGACGGTGTCGAAGGGCACGTAGCCGGCCTGCACGGTGACGGTGGCGAAGTTCAGCCACACCCACGAGCTGAGGACCGCGTCGTCGCCGGTGTTGTCGTAGTTGCCGGTGTCCGCGGCGAGGGTGCCGGACCGGACGCCGTAGATGTCGCCGTCGACCTCCTCAGCACCGGTGGTGCCGTCAAGGATCGCAGCGTGCGAGAGCGAAAAGCCCTCAACAACCTTGCTAGTCACGAAGCCACACCCTTTTCAACCGGCAGACGGCGTCGTGTGTCTAATCGGTATGAGAGCGGGCCTACCCTCGCGGCACGACCAGGGTGGCGATCAGCTCGCCGACGAAGTTGTAGCGGTGGAAAACGCGCGCCAGTTGCTGGTGTTCGCGGAGGTGGCGGCGGGCGCAATCGCTACAGGAGAACTCGATGAGGTTGTCCGGTTGGATGTAGCGGTGGGTTTCCAGACCGAGCCGCAGCTTGGTGAACAACCGCTGCGGGCCGAGCGGGCAGCGAACCTCGACGATGTTAGGCAAGGACGGTGATCCCGTCTTCGACGCGTTCCCGGTTGCGCCGGTATGCGTGCAGCAGATGGGCGCCGCGGATGGGGACGAGTTCGTTGAGCTTGAGGAACAACCGGTCGATGACGGCGTTCCAGTTGCACATCGACGGGATGATCTGGGCGGCGAGGTCGGCCTTGCGGGCGACTTCGGCGCGGTTGCGGAAGGTGTGCAGCATCAACGCCTTGAGGTGGTCCTTGCTGGCGCGGGCGGAGCAGCACTCAGGCGTGGTGGGGGCCTCCGCGGCGAGGATGTAGTCCAGTGGGTAGGCGTAACTGGATGACAGCCACTGGGTGTGGCCGCCCCAGTTGGTGGCGATCACTGCCCCGCCGGTGGACATGAACTCCAGCGCCGGGACGTTCTTTCCTTCGCCCCGGCTGGGGGCGAGCAGGACGTGCTGGGCGGCGTAGAAGTCCTTGAGGACGTCGCTGGGCCAGGTCGAGTAGTGCACCCGCAACTTTGGCACCCACTGCTCCATCGCCTTGTGCAGGCCGGGCACGTTGGTCTTCAGATGCAGCTCGGCGGGCTCGAACTCCTCCGGGTACTCCTCTTTCAGGTCGCGGAAGGCTTGGATGGCCACGAACGGGTCTTTGCGTTGGTGGAGCTGGCCGACCATGCAGAACCCGAAGCGTGGCCCGTGCCAGTCCCGGGCGACCGGCTGCCAGTCCTCGGGCCAGAACCCGCCCTGCAAGGTGCCGCCGGCAGTGTTGGGGCCGAGGTATGGGGCGAAGGCTTCGCTGGTGACGGTGTCGTAGCCGAGCAGCATGTCGAAGGTACGCAGCCGCTTGCGCAGGGTGGAGCGACCCTTGAGGTTGTCCAGTGAGGAGTATTCCCACATGGTCCAGCCGACAGTGGTGTGTGCGGCGCGGCGGGCTTCGGGGCTGATACCGAGCTGGGCCGGGTCGACGTGGTGGATGAGCAGGTCGAACGGGGCTTCCAGCCGCTTGGTGAGCAGGTCGGCGACGTCGGCGGGAAGGGGCGGGGAGACGTGGCTGGGGTCGAGGTAGACGTCCAGGCCCGCGTTACACAGCGCCCGGGTGATGCCGATGCCGTCGTTGCCGTAGCCGCTGTACGGGTTGAACGGGGCCTTGATGAGGATCTTCACATGCGCTCCAGGGCGTCCGGTGTGTGGTCAGCCTTCTTCAACCGCGTAATAGACCTGCCCGCGCAGCAGGCCGTCGCCGTCGGGCACGGCGTACATCAGCGGCTCGCTCTGCCGCAGGCTGGACAGGGTCCGTACCGCACCCCACATCTGGGTGCCGCCCTGGGCGCGGTGCAGGACGCGGTCGAAGACTTTGTAGACGGCGTCGAGACGGCGGAAGGACTCGTCCGGGTCGGTGACGTTCTTGTCGGCATCACGGATCGGGTCGACCCACAGTTCCACCGACAGCCGGGGGAAGTTCAGGGTGTTGTGCTCGTTGCCGCCGGACCAGCCCCCGCCGTAGCTGATGACGGCGGCATTGCCGCTGGTGCCTTCGACGTTGACCTTCAGGCTGTTCTGGAACAGCCAGGGCGAGCCCTCCGGGGTGACGCCGAGGACGGCCACGACCTCGGGGATGGCCAACAGGTAGATGGCCGCGCCCTGGACGAGGCTGTCCGCGGTCACCGGGGCGGTCACGACGGGCCTCCGCGTAGGAAGTCCAGGATGGTGTCGACGTAACCGTCGTCGCCGTCGAGGATGCCGCGGAAGAAGTTGTGGTCGTACCGCTCGTCGGTCGGCTTCTCGTACTCGTACCGGGCGTAGTGCATGGGGTTACGCGGTGGGCCGGGTACCGGTGCGGAGGCCAGCGGCCATTGGCCGTAGACGATGGTGCCTTCCCAGCCGCCGCCGAGGCGGCCGTTGCTGCGGAAGCGCCCGGATGCCTTGAGCGAGCCGGTGATGACGTGGACCCGCAGTTGGGTGTCCTGGAACTGCTTGGTGAGGGTGGCGTCGAAGCGGCGTCGGTGCCGCATGTCGGGGCCTTCACCGACGCGCAGCAGGTCCCGGTCGACCTCGGAGGTGTCGACGTCGATGCGGATCTGGAAGCTCATGGACCCTCCTCTGGCTGGGCGCCGGGGAAGACTCCGCTCAGCCGCTGGCTGACTTCGACGACCTGGGCCTCCAGGTGGTGGGCGGCGGCGAAGCCGACCGCGGGGTCGGGGACGACGCGCAGCTCGAAGGTGCCGGTGACCGGTCCGGTGAGCGGGCGGATGCGGTCGCCTGCGCGGGCGTCGACGCCGACGTCGAAGAAGACGACCCCGATCCGGTCAGGGGCGCGGCCGGCGACGATGGGCATCGGCTGGTCTTTGCCGGGGCGGGTGAAGACCAGGTCGATGCGGCAGTCCATCTCCCCGGCGACGGTCCAGCTCTGGGTGAGGGCGCCGTTGGTGAAGGTGCCCTGGATTCGTAGGATCTCGGCCCGGCTGTTGTAGAGATGGCGCACGGGTCACAGCCGGGGGCGGGGGTTGAGTTCGGCGTTGACGTAGCCGCCGGCCCGGTCGAGCTGGGCCAGGTCGCTGGGGCTGAGCACGATCCGGTCGTCGTCGCCGGTGGTGTACATCGAGTCGTGCTCGAAGACGTCGATGCCGCCGGAGGCGACCAGGCTGCGCTCGATGAGGCTGAGCTGGTCGACGGCGAGGTCCCACCAGAACAGTCCGGTGCGTTCCTTGTCCTTGGCCTTGGCGGCGTAGCTGCCCTTGGCGTAGCTGTAGGAGCCGATCGACTCGGACTGGAACGGCGAGGCAACGGCAGCGGCGTAGGGCTGTTCGAGGTAGATCCGGTCTGCCATTTCGAGGATGGCGTTGATGCCCAGCTGCTGGAGGTCTTCGTCGTCCGGGTACTCGTCGAGGTTGGTGGTGACGGAGAACAGCAGGGTGGACTGGATCAGGGCCTGGTCGGCGAAGGCGGTGAAGGATGCTTCGTCGCGCCCGGTGAATTGCGCCAGGTAGGCAACGGTCGGAACAGGCAACATCGCAGGGCCACCGCCTCTCCCTGTGTCTTATCGGTGGTCAGTGGATGGCGCGGTTGCCTTCGTCGTGCACGGTGCCGTCGATGCCCTTGAACATCCAGTCCCAGCTGGTCGGCCCGAGGCGCAGGAACAAGACGCCGAATGCCCGGTCGTGGCCGTAGGTGGACCGGTTGGCGTTACCGGGTCCGCCCGTGTTGCGCAGCGGGATGAGGTTGAAGAAGTTGTGCCCGCCGCACCCGACGACGAACTGGGTGATTCCGTCCGCCACGGTGGCCGGGTTGGCGCCGGTGCCGGCTGACTTGATGGTGTCCCACCGTTGGTAGTTGTGGTCGTGCCCGGCGAGGGCGACCTGGACGTTCCCGTCGGCGTACATCAGCTGCCAGAGGTGGTCGTAGTTGTTGTCGTCGGCGACCGCTCCGGTGGCTCCGTCGGTCCAGCGTGGATGGTGCCACGCCACGACTTTGGGGCGGTCGGCGTGGGCGGCCATGTCAGCCTCGAACCACAACGCCTGTACCGAGCCGGCGGCGACCATTCCGGCCGAGTTTGAGTTCAGGCTGTACCAGCGCCAGTTGGCGATGTTCACCGCGTAGTAGCCGCGCCCGGGGACACCGGCCTTGTGCCCGAAGTACTCGTAGTAGTCCGCGCCCTCCGGGGTCTGATACTCGTGGTTGCCGGGAATGGGCAGGCACTTGTCGTCGACCCGGCCGAAGGTGTTGGCGTACCCGTAGAGGTAGTTGGCGAGCTGCCCGTCCTCGTACACGTTGTCGCCCAGGCAGCAGAAGAAGGTGCAGTTGCTGTTGACGACGAGATCGCTGACGCTTTTGAAGCGCGCCGCGATCGCCGATCCTTCGAGCTGGTCGCGGTTGTCGTTCAGGTCGGGGTCGGAGACCATGTCGCCGCAGCAGGCGATCAGCGGGTACTTCTTGTCCAGGCTGAAGGTGGCCGGCTGCCCGGCTTCGTACGCGGCACGGGCGGCGACGGCGTCGTCGTAGGTCTCGGGTGTGTAGGCGTTGTACGCCAGCAACGAGCCGTACGAGCGGACCATCAGCCGGTCACCCGGATCCCGACGCGGGGTGCGGCGCCGACGGTTCCGGTGCCGGAGGTACCCCACGATGGCCACGTGCTCAGTAGCGAGGAACCGGAACCGGTGCAGATGTAACCGGCGGCCACATCGTTGCTGGAGCTGTTGCCTGAGGGGACCACGCCCCATACCGGCCCGGAGGTGCCTCTGGCTGCCGCGTAGGCACCTTCGACCTTGCCGCAGATCCAGTAGACCCCGGCCGGCAGGTCCGGCGGGGTGCCGGGCGTGATCTCCTTGACCCCTGAGGTGCTGCCGTCGACGGTGCCGGCCTCGTACACCAGAGCGCCTGGGTAGTGGGTCGGGGCGCCGGTGTCGGCGTAGATGCCGAGTCTCCACAACGCGGATGCGGCAAGTGTGATGATCTGCAAGCAGAACCGGTCGGCGGTGGTGTCATCGGGGATGTACAGCGGACTGGCCACCTGCACACCGACGCCAACCGCGGTGCTGTTGCCCTGGCTTCCGGCGCACTGCGTGAACAGGTAGCCGCTGGCGCGGATCGAGGCGAGCGGCACCTGGCCCGGGGAGACGCCTCCTCCCCCGCCGCCTTCCATGCCGAGGTTCCAACCGACGTCGATGTTGGGGGCCGCGGTGGCGTTGGCGATGTTGCCGTTGCAGTAGTACAGGTCGCCGGAGTAGGTGACCCATTGACCGATCAGGTACGGGGTGCCGCTGATCCATTCGCCCTGGTAGGTGAAACTGACGCCGTTGGTGCCGTTGACCCCGTCCGCTCCGCCCTGGGCGATGATGTCCCAGTCCAGGTTGTTGGCCGGGGACACCCCGGCGTCCGGGGTGCTGTTGGCGCGGTAGGTGGTGCCCTGGTAGGTGGCGATGTCGGACGTCACATAGGCGCCGAGACCGTCAGCGGGTGTTCCGGAGGTCCAGTTGCCTCGGTACCGCCCGACACTGGTGGAGTCCACATAGGAGCGGGTGGCGGCGTCGGTGGAGGTGGTCGGCGCGCCGATGTTGGTCAGCCGTTGCCCGCCGAGGTCCAGCGGTACCAGGATCTTCTGGCTCACGCGTGCACCACCGCCCGGTAGGCGCCCGAGGCCGGTGCCGTGCCGAAGATGAGGGTCACCGTGTTGGTATCGGGGCGCTGCACTTCGCAGATGACGGTGTCCCAGGGTGTGGCGTTGGTGTAGACCTGCACGATCACGTCGCGGGTGGCCAGGTTGTGGGTGACGGTGATGGAGGTCGACGAGCCGTTGCCGACGTTGGTGGCGTACTTGCGCACGACGACGTTGGGGTCGATGGCCACGTCGTCGGCGTTGACGGTCACACCGGTGCCGGCGCCCACGGCGAAGGTGGAGCCGGTCAGGGTCAGCCCGGCGCCGCCGAGGTAGCTCGACGACCCGGCAGCCTGGGTGAAGGTCAGCGCAGTGGTGCCCAGGGTGATCGGGCCGGGGGTGATGAGCAGGAAGGTCTTGCCGGCGTTGACCGAGCCTTCCTCGACCGAGGTGGTCGCGCCGGTGTTGAACTCGGCGACGGTGTCGGCGTCGGTGGCTCGGGTGGCTGCGCTGGCGGCGCCGTTCCAGACGTAGATGCCGTTCTGCCCGCCGGTGGACTGGTCCTTGGCGAGGAACCGGTCGCCGGAGACCATGGACACGCCGTCGATGGTCGAGCCCGGCGCGGTCAGGGTGAGGTTGGCGGTGGAGGCGGCGCGGACGCTGGCCTTCCAGTCCTGCCCGATGAGGGCGGCGTCCACGTAGGACTTGTTGGCGGCATCGGTGGCCGCCGACGGGGACCCGACCGCGGTCAACCGCTGGTTGTCGAAGTCGACGGTCTGGGTGAACTTGATCGCCATCGACGGTCCTTATCCCCTGAAGTAGGCCGAGCCGGCGTATGGCTGGCCGAAGGTGATCACGGTGGTGTTGTCGTTGGGGTAGCTGATCTCGGCGAACAGCAGGACTCCGCCGGTGGAGACCACCGCCACGACGGGCTTGGTGTCGAGGTTGTGGGTGACGGTCCAGGTGGCCGCGGGACTGGCCTGTACGTGCAGGTAGGACGCTCCGGTGCCGGGGCTTCCGCCACCTCCGCCGCCCTGCTCCAGGGCGTCGATGCGTTCCAGCGCGTCGATCATGAAGGTTTCCCACTCGTAGGTGGGGCCACGGCCGGTGGCGATGTCCGCAGGGGCGCTGAGGGTGGTGGGCGCGCCGGCGCCTACCGGCCCGGAATCGCCGGGCGTGGGCGGCGAGATCCGTCGGATAGGCACGGTCTATTCATCGGATCGACCATCCGGGCACTCGCCGCCCTCGTGCTCAGTGCACCGGCAGTCTCGGCGCTGCCCGGTTGCGCCGGGCTTCGGCAAGCGCGGCCTGGCGTAGCTCCTGCTCGGTCGGGGCCAGCGACTGTCCATCCTGGAGCGGCTTGAGCCGTTCGAAGTGGGCCGAGGCAACCTCGGCGTACGACTTGCCGAGCCACGGACCGGAGCGGAACTTCACTTCCTTGAACCGCTCGACCTGGGCCTGCTCGTTGTCGCGCAGTTCCAGCCAGCTACGGCCGAACCGGTCGCAGGTGTCCCGGTAGGCCGGCGAACCGGGGACGAATTCCAGCTCCTGACCGCGGCGCCAGACCATGCCGAGGGCGGTGAAGCCCTCAGCGACGAAGTGGATCAGGATGTTGCCCTGCGCACCGGGTTCGGCCGGCTCTTCCAACTCCGGCTCAGGATCCTTCCGGCCACGCTCGACAGCGAGCTGGTTCTCCAGGTCGCGGATGCGCCGCTGCTCCGGGGTCAGTGTCGATTCCGGCGCCGGCCGCGGGGCCGGGGCGGGGTCGTCCGGAAGCAGCTCGAAGGTCGGGATCTCGACGACCGGGGGAAGCTCCACCGGCGCAGGAACGGGCACAACCTGGGCGAGCACGTCGACGACTTCAGGAGCGCCGGCTCGGGGTTCACGGGGACGTCTGGGCATAAAGGGCCACCACCTTTCAGGCTTGGCTAATCGGCCGCCGGAAACGGCAGGAGGGCCAGCCCGCGCGGGCTGGCCCTCCTGTGAGGCTGGATCAGGTGGAGGTGACGTCGTCCACGTAGACCATCTGCTCGGGGCGGGTGACCACCGGCAGGATGTTCCACTCGATCAGGAACTGCCGCGCCGACGGGTCCTTGTCCTTCCAGGTCTTCGAGAACTTGCCGGTGAAGCCCGAGGGTGCCTCGTCGTCCGCGGTCGGGCCGACCATCAGCTCGATCGGCCGCTGGTCGGTGTAGTTGCCGATGAACAGGGCGTTGTCCGGGACGAACAGGGTGGACACACCGAGGTCGTCGTCGTAGACGGTCTCGACGGTCTTCCACTCCAGGCCCATGAAGCCCGGCAGGGTGCCCTGCGCGTAGTAGTTGTCCTTCATCCGGTCGGACAGCAGCTGACCGCCGGGGAAGTTGGCCGCGCCGGTGGTGGCGAAGGCGTCGAAGATGTAGCTGAGGGTCAGCTCGGTGGCGAACGCCTCCCGGGCCGGGACCCGGCCGTCGCGGGCGATCAGCCGCTTCCACGCGCGGATGTCGGAGACGATCTGCTGCGGGGTGGCGGTGTCCCAGCCGGTGCCCGGGTCGGGCTTGTGGCTTGCCGGTAGCTGGTAGTCCACCGTCGTCTGCACATCGGGGTAGTCGAGGACCAGCTCGCCCTTCATGGCGCCCCAGATGGTGAACTCCGCGAAGTTGTCCAGGCGCTGGTTGAGGTCGGCGACCTCGCGCATGACGGCCTTCTCCGCGTTGGTCGAGGCGATCTCGCCCGGAGTCCGCAGCCAGTGCAGCGTGGTGGGCTCGAAGACCTTCTTCTCACGCAGGTAGACGAACGCAGCGCTTTCCTGCGACCGGCCGAGCCGGGGCACGATGTGCGCTTCGGAGTTCGGGACGTTGGGCTTGGCGACCATCCGCGAGCCACGGATGACATCCCAGGTGACGGACGGGAAAGGCCACGAGGTCTTCGGTACGCGCCCGAGCATCACCAGCGACTCGGGAGCGACGAACTTCTCGACCACGCCCCGCAGGACCATGGGTTCGAGAAGGCTGATGTCGGGCACAGCATCTCCTTTGGACTGCTCCGGATCAGCGACTCCGAGAACTGGAGCCCGGCCTGCATCTCCCCTGGGGGATCACCCGACTGGCCTTCGCGTTGTTTCATCGGACTCAATTCACGGCAACCCCGCTGAAGAGCCTCATTGCCGAGCGTCGGCGGCCCATTCGCAGGTCGAACACATCAGTCCGGACTTGGAACGCGGCCCGCCATCTCGGTAGGCGCCCCATCCCCACTGGCATCGCTGTTCGAGGTGTCCGGCGGCCCGGACCTCCTCCTGAAGCTCCTCGATCTGCTTGCGGACGTCGGGAAACCAGTCACCGATCTCGTCCAGCTCGCCCTTCTTGGCGAAGGCGCCGCACAAGCACTCGCCGCTCATGTGAAGCAGGTCAGACACCTCATTGCGCGGAAGGTCATGGAGCAGGCGGTAGGTGTTGATATCGAGCTTGGTCCAGTTGACCAGCGGGGAAACCCACACCATGGACCGCTTTCGGCCCTGCTCGGGAACTGCGGCGCGGCGGTGGGACTCGTCGCGGCGGCGCCCGGCCAGGAAGACGACCCGCTGCCGGTAGGGGTTGGGGACCAACCGGGTGCGGACCTTCTCCAGGCCACGTTCCTTGAGCCGGGTGTACATCTTCCAGTGGTGGGCGGGTCCGGGGAAGCCGCGGTCTAGGACGATCTCCCGGTATGTGCTGCCCGGCGGCGGATGCTCCTCGATCAGCGGCAGTCCGAACGCGATGCAGGTATCCCTGACGTACTGCCGGGTCTGTTCGATTCCGATGCCGGTGTTGATGTGAACGGCGTAATCGGCCCGGTTCCGGAAAAGGTGGGTCAAGACCGTGGAGTCGTTGCCGCCGGAGAACAGGCAGCAGATAGCTGCGACCGTCCGCCGGTCGGCGTAGACGTGGGTCTCGATCGCCGTCTCCAGGATCTGGCCGGCTTCCGCGATGAGGTCATCGAGCCGGGAGACGCGTTCGGGTGTCAGCAGCCCAGGGTCCGTGTTCATCGCCAGCTACATCGGTGCCGTGCGCGTGAGACAGGAAAAGGACCGCGCGGCTGAGCGACGCGGTCCTTTTCGGGAGGTGAATCAGAACTTGAAGGTACCCCGGACGCTGTCGACAACCGCACCGAAGTCGGTGATGGCTGCCGCGTCGGCACCGGAGAGCAGGCTGAGCTTGAGCATGCCGGAGACCAGGATGTTGCCCTGCTGGTCCGGCGAGCCCGCCGCGCCGGTGTCCACCGCCCGGCGCAGGATGCCCCGCGCGGTGGCGATGCCGCCAGCCCCGGCGTTGTTGTAGACGTAGTACTTCTTGTTGGCGGTCTGCTGGCCCAGCACGGTGCCGGCCGGGATGATGCCCTGGCCGCCGGCAAGGGTCACGCCGTACTGGCGGTAGCCGACCGCCGAGTACAGGATCTCCGGGTCGGTGTAGTCCGGGCCCTTGGTGTAACCGGGGGTCGGGATGACCTGGTAGGCGTTCGCCATTTCCTCAGCCTTTCGAAGCGTCTATCCGGGGTGGGGAGACGACGGTTACTTCGCGTTCTCCTTGAGGAGAGCGCTGAGCCGGGCGACCTCGGCGTCGATGTCCTTGACGTGCGCGGTGTCTTCCGGCGGGGTGACCCCGGACGCGTTGTTGAGCTTCACGATCGGCTCGGCCGGCAGGAGCCGGTCGAACATCGCCGGGCTGGTCAGCTTCAGCTCGACCCGGGCTTCCTTCTCCGCCGGCAGGATCCGGCCCGCGTCGATGAGGGTCTGCACCGCGTGCTCAGCGTCCTGCCGCTCCAGCTTCTGGACCCGGCTGGTGAGCGCGACGTTGTTCTCCGCGAGCGTGGCGACCGCGCCGACGACAGTCTCGGTGGAGACCGTCTCCTTCTCCTCATTGGACAGCTTGACCACACCGGCGTTGGTGAGCGCGTCGACGAGCGTCTTGGAAAGCGTCGCCGCTTGGTCCGCCTGCGCTGCCGCGGCCTGAAGCGCGGTCACGTCGATGTTGTGGTCGTTCTTGAGAGTCGTCAGGAGGTCTTCGAGACTGGGCGTGGCCGTCGGCTGCGCAGTCTTCGACTCGTCACCCATGTCCGTGGTCTCCTCAACGGGCTTTGTGTCATCCACTGCTGCGACTTCGATCACGTCAGTGGTGAGCAGTACCGCTCCGTGTGAACTATCGGAAGAAGCTGCGACGATCTCCTGATAGTCCTCCAAGCCGGTGACGTAGGGCCTGTTGGTGACGCAGGTGTGCAGCAGGGTGGGGCCGACCTTTTCACCGGTCTTGGTGTCGGTGTAGTCCAGGTGCATCATCGCCGATGCGCCCAGCAGCGTCTTTCCGAGCTTGCCCGCAGCGTCGGCATCGCGGGCGTCGATGAGCGCGTACACCTTGTCGGCGGTGGCTTCGATTCCGATGACCTCGCCGATGTTGCGGGTCGGGTCCTCGGTGTGCTCGTTCTTGTCGTTCGCCAGCGGCACCTGGACGATGTCGCAAACCCCGTTGGCGAAGTTCGTCTTGAGGGTGTCGACGAAGGTGTCGTCGATGGTAATCGTCGACCCGGTGGTGGGGTGGCGCAGAGCACCCTTGTTGAGGATGTGCTTGCGGAAAAGCCTGCCCTGCTTGGTACGGGCGAGTTCGACATAACCGTCACCGTCGGACGGGACGATGACCAGCTCGTCTGGCATCTGCTTCCACCTCCCAAACACTGACCTTTATCGGTCAGTGCCTGGGTGGGAGGTGGATCAGCTGTTGCGGGCCGTCCAGAGGGCGACGGCCTCGCCAAGGAGGGCCTTCAACGGTTTGTCGGCCGGGGCGCTCATCAGGGCGAAGTCGGCGGTGTAGCCGGCCCGCTCGGCGAGGCGTTCGAACCACACCGGCCAGGGCACCTGCGTGCCGCGCAGGTTGAGGATGGCACGGGCGGTCGGCTCGTGCCCGGCGTGCTCGTCGGGGTAGTAGCAGTGCAAGGTGTCGTCGACCGCCCGCCAGGCCCCGACGGGGCCGGCGGGCGGGACGAGGTGGAGCAGCACCGGTATCACCACCCCTGATCGTAGGTGGCGCGGATGAGGCCGCACACCTCATCGCGAGCTGCCCGGCCCGTGGACCGGGTGATGCAGCGCAGGGCGACCGGCAGGCCGCGGATCTCGGTGATTCCCAGCTTGGCCAGCCGGGCGACCCAGGCGTCCCTGGTTGCGGCGCCCTTGAACACCATCAGCTCGATGTCGTCAAGGAGTCCGATGGCGTCCTTGACCATGGTCTCGTTGCCGCATTCGACGTGTGCGGCGTGCCGGTCGAAGGCGAACAGGCCGCACTCGCGCCGGGAGCTGAGCCGGCCGTAGAAGTCCCCGCCGAAGGTGTAGGTGGTGGTGCGGGCCAGGACCCGGGGATGGAAGTAGATGCTGGCGGGGTCGTTCCAGCGTTCCATCCCGTTGCGGAGGAAGACGAATGAGCCGCTGCCGCAGTTGAGATCCTCTGCGCTGGACTGGCCGGGTTTCCAGATGGCCAGGGTCCGGATCCGGGTCTCGGTGCTCATCGCCGCTCCGGCCGTGAGTACCAGTTCGGGGCCGTTGCGGAAGTTGGCTCCGAGCATTGGGCGTTCCCTGAGGTCGGCGTCGGTGACGTCGAATCGCATCCAGTGGGGCTTGCCGCAGGGCTGGTGCGGGGCTCGCAGGTCCAGGTGCTGGAAGCGGGGCAGGTGTCCGCCGGAGTCGACGAACGTGGCGATCTGCGCGGGTGAGGTGAGCGCGGCGAAGGCGTGCCGCCAGCGGGCGATCTCGTCTGGCTTGTTGCTGTCGGCCCGCTTCCAGAACTCGACGAACCTTGCCCAGTCCGCGGCCCGCCGGTTGCACGGCGGCGCGTCTCGCCGGCTGTCGGCACGGTCGGCAAGGATGTGGGCCAGGTGGCGCCAGTAGAACAGCTCCAGGTCGGCGCGGGTCGCCGGGACGAGTGGGCAGCCCATCGCGGTCAGCTGGGTGCGGATGCGGGTAAGGGCGGCCGGCATGTCCTTGGCGTCGGGGATGGTGAACTGGACGGTGCCCTGGCAGGTCAACGGGGTGTCGGTGTCGGCGTCGCCGCGGAACTCGATCTGTTCGCCGGTTACCAACGTCGTCAGGTACATCTGCCCCAGCTGGCCGTTGGTGCAGTTGGCGTCGGACTTCAGCACGTCCCCGCTGAGGGCAAGCTCCCCGTCCTGGTCGAACTCGGGGGTCATCCGGAGGTTGGCAGCAGCCCGGGTGAGTGGGAGCTTGGCGACGGTGTAGCCGGGTTTGGTCACGGTTTTGGGGCCGGGGGTCCACTTGTAGCGGGGGAAGTCGCCTTCCTGGCTGATTTGCAGCTTGGCGACAAGCCGCTCGTAGATCGCCTGGATGTAGCCGAGGTAGAGGTTGCACATCTCGATCTGGGCTTCGCAGAGCCCGCCCGGGTCGCCGCCGGTGAGCCCCTTGCGTGCGTCGTCCCGGACGGTGGTCAGTATGTGGTTGTAGGCGTTGAGCTGGTCCATCTTGGCCCGGTTGTACTCCGTGTCGCCGACCTGGTGGTGGAAGGAGACCGTCTTGGCAGCGGCGATGATGGCCGCGTAGGCGGCGGCCTCGCCGGGGACCTGGACCTGGCCGGTCTTGGCCAGGGCCGTCTTGATCTGCTCGGCGCACCACTTGCGGACCGCCTCGTAGACCTGTCCGGGTCGGATTTTGAACTGGCCGCGGATGGCGTAGCCGGAGTGCGGGTGCTGTTCGCGCCACAGCAGGATGTGCGCCTCCTCGATGTGCTCACCCGCGATGAACGTCGGAGTTCCGTAGCTCTTGGTCTGTGGGACCAGATCGTGCAGGTCGGGGTTGTCCAGGCCGGCGTGGATCGGGTGGCCCTGCGGGTTGGGGCCGAGATTGTGTGCAGGGGTTTCCGGCCGCTCCCACCCGGCGGCGGTGTAGATGCGCTGCCAGAGCAGCTGCATGTCGGCGACGAGGTTGTTCTTCCGGGCGGTGATCTGGGCGACGAGTTCCTCCGCGTTGGTGGGGGCGGTGGCGATCTCTTTCTGGTAGAAGGACGGCTTGAAATGCGGCCGGTTCGCCTGGGCGCGGTGCAGGATCTCGCCCAGGACGGCGTCCGGCAGCCGCTGCATTCGGGTGGCCTGGCCGATGACGGCGTGGTACATCGCGTCCACCACGGCCCGGTCGAGGTGGTGGGCGGCGATGGCGGCGTACAGGTCGGTGTAGATGAGCTTGCAGTTGGTGTTGGCCTTCTTGTCGGCGGACAGGCCGTCCCAGCCGCCGACGTAGCGCCAGGCGCGGCCTTTGTCGATGCCGATGACCGACCCGTCGGCGCAGAGCACGATGTTGTCGGCGTGGGTGTCGTCGTTGTCGAGCAGCCAGTCGAGCAGGTGCTCTTTGGCGATGGCTATGAGCTGGCGGCGGCTGAGGTCGGCGAACTTGGCGCCGGTGGTACCGAGCAGGCTTCCGGTGACCGGGAGCATGGCCTGGGCCTGGCCGTACTGCCCGTCGTGGGTGATCAGGTGGCTGACCGCGGTCTGGTATCCGAGCAGCCGGGCCAGGACGTGCGCCTCGTGTTCGACCTCGGGGCGGAACTTCGCGTCGGGTTTGGGTGCCGGCTTGAAGACCCAACGGCGTTTGTGCTGATCGACGAGCACAACCTTGCGGTGGAATCCGGCGAGGTCGGGCTGGTCCGATGCCGCGGTGAAGGTGAGCTGCTGGCGGGAGATGTGCTCGGCGGTGCGCAACTTCTCGACCGCGGGTGCGACGAGCGCGACCTGGGCGGCGTGGAAGAAGGGCAGGGTGATGCCGTGGTCGGCGGCGAAGGTCTCCAGGGCCAGGGTGTGCCACACCTCAACGCCGACGTGATCGTCGACGTAGTTCCGCCAGGTGTCCCACTGTGAGGGCGGCATGTCGGGGCTGAGCACCGGGGCGTGACTCCGGTAGAAGTTGCCCTGATGCGGGTGCACCTTGCGGGAGATCTGGTCGACGTCGTACTTGCGTCCGGCAAGGTGAGCCTTGACCCAACGGCTGCGTTGGGACATGGACATGTACTGCGGGTTCTTCGCCTTGGCGCGGACCAGGTAGTTGTCGACCATGGCGTTGGTCCAGGACCCTTCCGGGCTCTTCCAGATGCCAGGGATGCGGATGCCGGCCGGGATCTCTCCGGGGATCGCGGGCTGCCAGACGATGCGGTGGGTGGCCGGGTTTCCGGGTGCGCCGGGGTGGTGCGGGCTGCCCATGACGCCGGTGTCGATTTCGAGGTCGTAGACGGCCTTCATATCGCCGCGCAGCCAGGCGTGGACCCACTCGACGAGCTTGTTGGGGCTGAGCCGGCTGGCACCTCGGCCCACGATCTTGCCGTTGCCGATCGCGGCGGCGACCTTGCCGATGTAGTCGCGGTAGGCGTCGACGCCCCAATACATGAGGTCGCCCGGATCAGGTACCGGTGCGATGGCGTACCGGTTGGCGTCCAGGGCGAACGGGCCGAGGTGGCTTCCGGTCAGTGCCTTGGTGAGGTGCTGGACGAGTGCGTGGCGGCCTTTCGGGGTGGGGATCGCCGGGTCGTAGGCGTTCTCCCGGTTGGCCAGTTCCCAGCTGTGCTCGGCGAGCGGGTGCCCGATCTTCTGCAACGGGACGACGACCCAGTTGGATTTGTTGGCGGTGAGCAGATCGATGGCTTCCTGGACCTGGGCCCGGGTCAGCGTGAGGGTGCCGATGAGGATCGGGGTGTCGTCACCGGGTGCCGGGGCGGGCTCCACAGTGGCCGGTTCGGGATCTGGAAGTTTCTCCGCCGTCTCCGCCAGCGTGACGAGGTCCCCGAAGGAGGCCGTATACGTCACCTCGGCCGGCGTCACCACCGTGTCGGTGGATTGCTGGGCGAGGGTGATGAGGGCGGCGTCGGGCACGGGATCGCCGAACCAGTGCAGTGACGTGTTCGATGACGAGTTGAGCTTCCACGTGAAGGTGGCGAACTCGTCGACCAGACCGCTGTCCATACTTGCCAACGCCGTCCCTCTCAGCTACCCGGTGTGTCTGCCACCTGTACCTACAGTTGGGACACCCCGAGTAGCCGCTCTGCTACTCCTCCACCTGGGCGAGGCCGGGGACGAGTGCGAGGGCGTTGATGACGCCGCCGAGGTCGGGACCGCCGATTTCGAGGCCGTCGCGCTCCAGCTCGGCAAGCACGAGCGGGCCGAAGGTGAAGTCATCGCTGCCGGCGCGGGCCAGGCGTAGCAACGCGATGAGGGCCTCGGCCATCACTTCGGGTCCGTCCCCGCGGTAGCGGATGCGGGTGGGTTCAGCCACCGGCGCGGGCCTTTCGGAGCAGGGTGCGGATGCGCCGGGCGGCGGCGGTGAAGAACGCGGTCAGCGCGGTGAAGCGGGCGATGGGCAGGCGTCGCACGTCGGCGGCCGACATACTGGCCGGCAGGCGTTGCGGGGCCGCCGCGGTGGTGTGTGTGCGCACGGCGGCGCTGGCCGTGCTGGCGTGGATGGTGATGCGGCAGCGGCAGTTGGGGTGGCGGGGCGGCCCGAGCAGGTCGCGGTGCACCGGAGGTGGGGGCCGGGTGGGGTCGGCGGTGAGGGTGCGGTCGAACTCGGCGTCGACCGGGACGCTCTGGCCGTTGAGGGCGCGGCAGGCCGGGCAGGGGTCGGCGGAGCCGGTCTGCCAGGTCTTGTAGAGGGTCTGCGAGGGGTGTGCGGCGCGGTAGGCGTCGTAGATGGCGAGCATGGCGTCGGTGTGTCCGCGGTGGAGTGCGACCACCGCGGACGCGTTGACCCGCACCCCGAGGCGGCGTACGGCCCGGTGCAGGGCCTGGCGGACGATGAGGATGCGGGCGGCGGTGGCCAGGGTGCCGGTGGCGCCGTCGTAGGCGGTGCGCACGCTGGTCTGGATGTCGTCGCTGGCCGCGGAGAAGGCAAGGGCGACGGCGGCGAGGACCGCGACGAGGTACGCGTCGCGGTCCGGGATCTCCGTCGGGACCTGGTAGTCCTGGGCGGCGAGTTCCCGGCTGGCGCTGGCACGGGCGACGGAACGGGCGGCAGCGTATCCGGCCCGGATCGTGGACTCCACCGTGGACTGGGTGCCGCCCAGGGCGGTCAGCAGCGCCTTGTGCACGTCGGGCCGGGACATCAGCTCCAGCCCGGTCAAGGCGGGGTTGGCCTTGATGACGCTGCCCAGGTAGCCGCCGAGGTGGGTGACGGCCTGCTCCAGCCTTCGGCCGAGCTGGCGGCGCAGCCGCCCCTCGATGGTGAGAAGGGCGGCGCTGTCAGCGCTCACTTCTTGGCCGGGGTCGTCTTCTTGGCCGGGGTGCTCTTCTTGGTCGCCTTCTTCTCTTCCTCGGCCTTGTCGGCGTCGGTCTTCACGTCGGCGAAGGCGGCGTCGACCTTCCAGCCGAGCTTGCGGAAGTAGGTGATGTCGAAGCGCTGCCGGGCGGAGATGTGGCCCTTGGCGTCGCGGATGGCCACCGTGCCGTCGCCGAAGTCGAGCAGGGTCACCCCGGGCTGGTTGGGGTGGCTGTAGGTGCGCTTGGGCACGGTGCTGGACTGCGTGGCCGGCTTGACGTTGACGGTGCCGACGCTTGCGGCCGGGGCGCCGGGGCCGCCGCCGAGGGTGGCCCGGCCGGTCTTGTTCTTGCCGTTCGGGTCGCGGATGTCGCCAGCGCCGAAGGGCTTGCCTTCGACCCCGGCCGAGGCGGTGCGCTCCTCCATGTCACGGGTGATCGGGGCGCCGATGGGCACGCCGTAGAACCGTGCACCGGATGCGGTGCGCACCCGCTTGGGCATGCCGCTGATGGTTCTGCCGCGGACCAGCTCGACGGTCTGGTACGCCTCGTCGAGCAGGTCGCGGGCCAGCGCGGTCAGGGCCAGGTTGGCGTCGTCGGGGTTGGTGAGCAGGGTGAAGCCGGGTGGCAGCAGCGACGGGTCGACCTGCGGGGGTCCACCGCCGGCACCGGGTGCGCCGTCGGCGCCGGGCATGAGTCCGGCCTCCTGCTGGAGGAGCTGCTGCTGGGCGGCTTCCTCCGCGTCGCGGTCCATCTCCTCCTCGATGGTCTCCCAGTCGATTTCCAGACCGAGTTCCTCGGAGACCTGCTTCTCCAGCTCGTGCACCAGCTCGGGCCGGATGGTCAGCGACTGTCCACCGACGGCGAGGGTCTTGAACAGCTCGAACATCCGGTCCTTCTGTTCGGAGGTGAGCTGGCCGAAGCGGAAGACCGGGTACTTGCCGGAGCTGAAGTTCCAGTCGATGAAGCGTGGGATGACCTTGGTGTTGATGACCTCTTCGATCTCCGACATCAGAGTCTGGAGCATCAGCATGAACAGCGCGTCGCTCTGCTCGCCGAAGTCGACGAGCTTGGGTTCGGAGCCGCCCTGGTCCTTGTCGAAGAACGCGGCGAGCACGGACTTGGACATCTGGGAGTTGTGGTGGTTGATGTAGCTCAGGAAGTCGAAGCCGGCGGCTTCCTTGAGGCTTTCCACCGTGTAGGTGTCCGGGATGGTCATGTACTGCGCGACGCCGAGGTCGGCCAGGGCCTTCTTGAATTCGCGCTTGTCCACATCGGACGGGTTCGGGGGCAGCTTGCCGACCCGGGTGCCGACCGCGGCGCGTTGGGCGGCGATGTGCGCGATGACGTAGAGCTTGAACTTCTTGTCCCAGTGGTACCAGGCGCTCTGGAAGTAGGACACGCCGTAGAACGGCCGCTCCTCTTCGTTGGCGGCGTACCAGAACGTGTGCTCGGCGGGCAGCTTCTTGTCGATGAACTCGCCGTGGAACATGGTCTGCTGGCGCAGCCCGGCATACTTGCCGCGGTCGTCGAGCAGGAAGGTCAGGGTCTCGCTCGGCCGGTGGGCGATCTCCTTCATCGTCCACTTGCCCTTGAGCGGGCCGGACTTGGGCGACCAGTAGACCATCTCGAAGGCGGAGAAGCCGTCGAAGACGGCCAGCAGCAGTTGGGCGATCACCCGGCCGAAAGACACCTCCATGCCGCCCGCGTTGGCCGGCAGGGTGAACATCTGCTCGATGAATTCAGCCTCCTCCTCCCCGCCGTCGGTGTGGTCCTCAGGCTGGTAGGTGGCGGTCTTCAACGCGGCCCGGATCGGCAGCACGATGAGCCGGTACAGGGCGCGGGCCTGCCCGTCGGTGCGGCGCATGCTGGCGAGCTGGCGGACCGTGAGGTGGTCCTCCTCGCGCAGCGCCTCCCACAGGTTGCGGTAGGGCGTGACGAAGGGCAGGTGCGCGCTGACTCCGACCTCGACCTCGGCGACCGGCTTGGGGCTCGCCATGGTGGCGCGCTGGCCCTGTGGCGCCTTCTTCACCGGCGAAGTCATCGGTCAACCCCTCCGGACGCTGGCCTGTCGTTGCGTGGCTATATCGGACGGCTAGAAGGGTGAGGGGATCTCGGTCTCCCACACCGTGCTGGGGTTGACCCCGACCGGGAGGTCGAAGACCCGCCCGACGCTGATCTCCGCGGCGCTGTGATAGGCGCGGGCGCCGCCGGTTTCCTCCTGGCCGCCCAGGATGACCGCGCCAAGCACGGCGCAGGCCAGTGCGTCGGCCTCGTCCTTGCTGCCGTCGCTGGGGTGGTCGACGCGGCCGTTGGGGAGCCGGGTGAGGCTGAGCAGCTCCTCGCGCAGCAGGAAGTCCGGTGGGTTGGTCGGGTCCGCGGGGGCCGGTGCCGGGATGGTGAGCCGGCCCTCGTAGGCCAGGTCGGCGAGGTTGCGCCAGGGGTCCTCGTGCAGGTCGGTGGACATCCGTTCCGACTCGATGCCCTTGGTCTCCAGGATCTGCATGCTGTCGGTGCTGGCGAAGGCGTCGAAGGTGAAGCGGCGGATGTTGAAGCCGCGCTTCATCAGCTCAAAGCACAGCTGCCGGGCCCACCGGATCTGGATCTCCCGGGGCGGGTTGGCCGAGGTGTCGGAGCTGTAGGAGATGACGAAGTCGACCTTGACGTGGGGGCGCATTTCCCGGATCGGATGTGGCGCGCCGTCCTCGTCTTCGGCGACGATCTCGTGTTCGCTCCAGCGCACCACGTGGGCCATGGCGATGCCGGCGCGGTCGCCGGTGACGGCCAGGTCGGCGTGCATGGCGTAGGCCGCGCCGCGGACCGGGAAGAAGGAGTCGGTGAACCGGTAGCGGGGCACCCAGACGGGGCGGCCGGTGCCGTCTTCGAGCCGGTAGCTGACCTCGACGGGCAGGTGTGTCATCGGCAGGAAGCAGGCGTCGATGGCGGCGTGGTTGCGGAAGTAGGGGTTGATGGCCCGGCTCGGTTTGCACTCGAATTTGGCCTTGGCCATCAACGGGTCGTCCTTGTAGTCCCCGGCGAAGACCTCCTTGCCGGTGATGCGGGGGTTGACCTCCCAGGTGGCCATCGGCCCGGACACGTAGTGCCGCGAATCGATGCCGTTGGCTTTGAGGTCGGCCTTGGCCTCGGCGGTGAGACGTTGGATGGTCGACCCGAGATAACGGGGGAAGGAGATCCGCACGTTCTTGAACACCTTGGGGAACCGGGTAGCGCCGGATGTGCGCATCATGTTGAGGATGCCTTCGGCGCTCTTGGTGGGTTCCCGGGCGGTGGCGCCGCGACGGGCGGCGGTCTCCTTCTTCGTCTTGAAGGCGTCGATCTCATCCGCGATGGCGAGCATCAGGTTGAGGCCCTCCTGGGTCTCCGCATCGGAGTGCCCGGAGATGGACTCGATGTTCTTCTTGTACGACACGACGTTCTGCCGGGGTTCGCACTTGTCGCCGAACCAGTTGCCCGGCCGGCGCACCGCCCGCACGATCGGCATGAAGAACGCCTGCTGCGCCTGGGCCGAGCTGCTGGCCACGTTGAGCAGGTGGATGGTGTCCTGTTCGGGCATGCCGTAGTAGTTCTGCGGCGACTCCAGGCAGCCGAGCAGGTAGGCGATGCGCATGCTGGCCACCCGGGCGACGTGGTCCTTGCCGCTGCCCTTGCCCCACTGGAGGGTGATGAAGTTGGTCATCCGGACCGGGCTTGACCAGTACGGCTCGTCGCGCCAGCTGCTGACCGCGCCGACGTGGAACCGGCCTGCCTGCTTGCCCGGTTCGAACTCGCGCGCCATCACCGGGTACAGGTCGGGATAGTAGATGCGTTCGATGTGCCGCACGGCCTCGTACTGGACCAGCGACAGTGGCGGGTTGCCGAGGTAGGCGCGGTCCTGCACGAAGATGGTCAGGCTGACCGGCTCCTCGGCGAAGATGCTGCCGAGTTCGGCGCCGGCCTTGTCCGCCGACTGCCGTAGCCAGGCTGCGAAATCGCTCACGCTGGCTGTATCGGCCTAGCCGGCTTTCCGACGAACCGCAGGATGGTGTCCAGGTCGGCGGTGTCGCCGGGGGCGGACATGGCGAGCACCTTCTGGAGGTCGGCGTCGCTGATGCCGGTGTCGTCGACGTCGCTGGACTGGACGACGACGTACTTGGTGGTCACCTCGACCGGCTCTTCGAAGGTGACGTTCTGCTTGGCGTCGACGGTGTAGCCGACCTTGAACAGCCTGCCGTCACTGCGATACCCGTCAGTGGAGACGATGAGGTAATTGGTCCACTGCTCCCGAACGTAAAAGTACGGCGGGCCGTCCTCGTAGTTGCTGCTCGGGTTTGCGGCGCGCCAGGCGTTACGGGCCGAGCGGGTGTGGTTGTCGAACGCGGCCTTCACCTTGTCGACGTTGAAGTCGGTCTTGGCCAGGCACAGGATCTCGTGGCCGGCGACGGAGCTGGCCCGCACGGTGTCGCGGTCCGCGCCGGCACCACTTGCCTTGCCGGCGACCTTCTTGGCTGCCGTCTTGGCCTTGTTCTTCACCTTGAGCGCTTCCCACTGGGCCAGTGCCTTGGCGGCCTTGGCCCGGGTGTCAGCATCGACGTCGTCGGCTCCGGCGGCCCACTTTTTGACCCGGGACACGGCGATGGCGATCGCCTGAGAGACGGTCTTTCCGGTGCGATGGATGGCGCGGGCGATGCGGCAGATGTACTCCGGCAGACCGCCCGCGCCCTCGACCCAGTTCTTCCCGGGGGACTTGTTCAGCGTGCAACCGGCGAGGGACACGATGAGGTCAAGCTCATCCCGGTCGAAGATGATCGTCCCCATGTCCCCGTCTCTCACTGTGGATTCCGGCTGCCGCTGGCTGTCCGCTGTGGACTAGTTGTCCTTGTCCGGCTTGGCTTCCGACTTCTGCCGGGCGCCCTGGCTCGCCTCGTACCGGTTGGTCACCTCGCGCCGCAGCTGCTCGCCGGGCATGAGGTGGTCCGACATCACCGTGCGGCCCTGGGCGTCGACCTTGGTGATGGTGCCGGAGAAGTACCGGATCTCACCGGCGTCGGTGCCGGGCTCCGGCGCCTTGGCCGGGGCCTGCTTGGGCTGCTCGGGGGTCTTGGGGGTAGGGGTGTTGGCCATCGGGTCTCCTAGATTCCGGCGTGTTCGAACGCAGCGGCGAACCGCTCCAGCAGGCCGCTGCGGGTCTTGGGGTCGGGCACCGTGGAGACGGTGTTGACGATGATCTGCTGCATCTCCCGCAGGAACGCCTTCTTGTCGGCCCCGGACAGCGGCTCGACCTTGCCGAGCAGCTTGTTGAACTCTGAGGTCATCGACAGCCAGAAGGTGTTGTAGTCCTTCTGCACGCTGGCGGAGCCGAACCCGCCCAGCTCGCCGGCCTCCTTGGAGCGCAGGACGATGTAGTTGTAGCAAATCCGCTCGATGAGCAGCTGCTGCACCGTGTTCATGGGCAGATGCCGGGCGTCGGCCCGCATCTTGGCGACGAGAACCTCGTACAACTCGCGCATCTTCGGGTCGGAGACGTTCGCCGGCAGCTCGAATGCGCCGTCGAGTTCCTCAAGGTTTCCGGCCATGTCCTTCCTTATCGGAAGGGGTCAGGACGGAAAGGCGCGAAGCCAGCCGTGCTGGTGCCACATCGGGCTGCCCGGCAGGTAGTGCGGGTGCCGGACGACCTCGACGCGGTAGCCGTAGTTGTCGACCAGCGTGGCCCGGCAGGACTCGCCGAGCTGGGGGGTGTGGAACTCGACGAGCATCGCCGGCAGGTAGTCGCTGATGAGCTGACGGGCGCCGTCGAGCACCTTCTGCTCGTGGCCCTCGACGTCGATCTTCAGGAAGTTCGGCGGGCTGAACTCCTCCAGGAGGGAGTCCGCGGTGCGGGCCTCGACAGCCCGGTTGTCGGCGTCGAACCAGACGCACGGGGACCATTCCATGCCGGGGGTTCCCGGGGTGACCAGCTGCCCGCTGTCGATCTTGCTGGGGAGGGCCGCGAGCTCGATCTGTCCGTCCACGTCGGACAGGGCGTAGTTGCTGATGACCACATTTGCCAGCGAGGCACGCCCGACCCACGGGACCAGGTACTCGTAGCATTCCTCGGCCGGCTCGAAGGCCACGACGTGCCGGAACCGTTTGGTCATGGTGGGCAGGCTCTGCCCGCAGTTGGCGCCGATGTCCCAGCCGACGTTGCCGGTGAAGCCGCGCCAGAGCTGGGCTTCGACCTCGGGTGGGTCGCTCGGGGCGGGCCTCATCAGTCCTCCAGGCGGTAGGTGGTGCGTGGGCGGCACGGGTTGAAGGTGGGTGCGACGGTGTCGGGGAACTGGGCGACGGTGCAGTGGGTTCCGCCGTACTCGCCGATGTGGGTGGAGCGGCTGGCGTACGGGGCGATCACGGTCCAGTCCTGGATCACCCGAAGGGCGATGTTCCAGTCCCACCCGGACTGTGGGGCGTCAGGGGTTCCAGAGGAGTAGCTGTGGTCCCAGGTGTCGCGCAGCACGCCGGTCCACCGGTCGGCCCAGGTGCCCCACACGAGTGGGTTGATGGCCTTGGTACGGCGCAGCAGTCCCTCGTCGGCGGGTGAACAGGTGGTGGCGTTGGAGTTGGCGCAGATTCCGAGGACGTGGTCGGTGCGGAAGGCTGCTGAGGCGTAGGTGAAGTACTCCAGGACGTCGTCGGAGACCATGACGTCGTCCTCGGCGAGCACGACGAAGTCCGCTCCTTCGGTGAACGCGGTGTCCAGGGCGTGCCAGGGGTTGGACAGCACACCCCGCCGGTGGGGGTTGAGGTGTACCTGGGCTCCGTAGGTGGTGGCGATGCGGGTCATCGTGTGCTCGGCGGGGCCGGGTTCGAGGAATACCCGGGGCTGCCAGTCCGCGTATTCGCGTACCTTCCACCAGGTGGTCATCACCGGGGAGAAGTAGCGCGGTCGGTTGTAGGCGGTGAAGACGAGCCGCCGGTTCATGCGGGTGCGAACACGGTGTCGGTGTAGCCGGAGCCGTCGTGGACCCACTCCTCGATCGCCCGCCATCCCCGGCTGGTCATGTAGCCGGTGGCCTCGACGAAGTGGGCGGCGCCGTCGCCGGGGCGGCGGCTGGTCTCCACGATGACCAGGTCGAGCTTGTCCAGGTCGGCCGCGCGCAGCAGCTCCATCTCCGAGCCCTGGGTGTCCAGGACCAGGACGTTGGTGGCGTCCAGCAGCTCGCCGATGGCTACGGTCTGAACCTCGACTGCCTGCCCGGTGGCCGTGGGGTGCGGGTGCAGGCCGCTCCACACGCTGCGCTCGGCCAGGTGCAGCCACTGAGGACCGACCGGGGCGGGAGTGACCGCCAACGGTGAGACGGTCACATCGTCAGCGTCGTGAAAACGTTCCCACAACAGCGCGTAGGACCGCGGATCGGGTTCGTAGAGGTAGCAGTGCCCGAAGCCACACTGGCGGTATATCTCGACCTCTTCGCCGTGGTGGGCGCCGACGTGGGCCACCACGAACGGATCGATGCCGAGTTCGGCTAGGACGGCCGGGAGCCGGGCGAAGGTCCACGCCTGGTGCGGCGGCAGGTGCACGGTTCTCACAGGTTGCTCCGCAGGTTCTTGACGATGTCGACGGCCCGCGGCAGTTCTTCGGCCCGGTACCGCTCGTAGGCGGCCTTGTCGGTGGCGTAGCTGCCGGCTGAGTTGCTTTCGTGGTAGGAGGCGTCCCAGCTGCCTTTGCCGGCGCCGGGGTGCAGGTGGGTGACCTTCACGTCGGGCAGGTAGAGCAGACAGCCCGCGCCCTCGCCGAGGTCTTTCCAGAAGTTGTCGCAGTACATGTGGGTCAGCGGCGGCGGTGCGAGGTAGCCCAGCGCCCGGACGATGTCGGTGGTCATCGCCATCTGGGTTGGCAGGTTGGCGCCCTGGTGCCCGTCGTCGCCGTAGACGATCCCGGCGCCCAGCAGCTTGAGGGCGGCAAGGTAGGCGGAGTCCCAGCCGTAGGTGGCCGGGCGGTGGTCGTCGCCGAGGTAGGCGATGGCGCAGGGCCGGTCGGGTCGGCTGGCGTACATGACGGACCAGAAGTTGAGGGTGCCGACGAGGCGGCGCCGTTCATGGCCGAGGTGGATGCGCATGGCGGGGTAGAAGGTGGCCCGGCTGACCTCGACGGCGGTCCGGTAGTCGTCCTCGTCGGGGTCACCGTCGATGCACCAGATCATGGTGGTGTCGGCGGTGCAGGTGTTGGCGAAGGCGCGGGCCATGGCACCGACCGACCCGGGCCGCTGCCGGCTGGGGATAAGCACGAACAGTCGGGTCACCGGCGGGCGGCCATCTCGGCGAGGGTGAGCCGACGTTCAGGGCTGGCGGCCGGCGCGGTGGGCCGGGCGGGGGCGAGGGCGTCGACGAGCATGGCCACGAGGAGGTCGAGCCCGGTGCGCGGGTCGTCCCCGGACCGGATCTTTGTCTTGTGGTCCCAGAGCAGCTTGAGGCCGGCGACCGCGGTGGGGGTGTCGAGGGCGGCGGCGAGCTGCTCGCGGGCGCTGAGGGCCTCGCCCTGGGCGTTGACGGTCCCTGCGGCGTGCAGGATGCACACGTCGCGCAGGGTGGCGGCCAGCGCGGTGGCGATGGTGGCGGGGTCGGCGGTGCGGGTGAGGGTGTCGGCCAGGGCGCCGAATGCGGTGGCGTGGTTGCCGGTGCGGATGGCGCCGAGCAGTGCCGGTCCGGGGTCGGTCTCCCCCATCACGTCGACGAACTGCTCGACGGTGTTGACGCCGACCTGGGTGATCTGGTCGAGCAGCATGACGGCGTCGCGCAGTGCTCCGTCGGCGCGCTCGGCGACGAGGCTGAGCAGGCCGGGCTCGACGGTGATGCCTTCGGCGGTGCAGATCTGGGTGAGTCGTTCGGTGATGTCGGCCGGTGCGATGCGCCGGAAGGTGAACCGGGTGCAGCGGGAGGCGACGGTGTCGGGGATGCGGCCGGGTTCGGTGGTGAGCAACACGAAGACGGTGTCCGGCGGGGGCTCCTCGATCATCTTGAGCAGGGCGTTGAAGCCGGCGGTGCTGATCGACTGGGCCTCGTCGAGTCCGATGACGCGCCAGCCGCCCCCGACGGCGTAGAGGGCGTGCTGGCGCAGTTGACGGATGTCGTCGACCAGGCCGTTGGAGGCGGCGTCGATTTCGACGAGGTTGAGGTTGGTGCCGTCGAAGGTGGACTTGCAGGGCACGCAGTGGCCGCAGGGTCCGGGTGGGGTGTCGCAGTTGAGGGCGGCGGCGAGGATGCGAAGCGTGGTGGTCTTGCCGGTACCGCGGCCTCCGCTGAAGGTCATAGCTCGGGGTACCCGGCCCTTGTCGACCATCTGGCGCAGGACGACCTGGACGGCGCGTTGGCCGACCAGGTCGTCGAAGGTGCGGGGGCGGTACTTCAGGGCAAGACTTTCCACGGCGTTGGCGACCTTTCAGGCTGGGGGTTTCAGCGGGGCTGTGGGGGGTTGAAGCGTTGGGTGATGATGCAGGCTTCGCCGCCTGAGGTCATGAGCCGGCGCATGTCGGCACGGGAGATGCGGGCGGTGCCGTTCTTCCCCCAGTTGGGTCCCCAGGAGTTGTAGATGGTGTAGTAGCCGGAGTCGCCGGGGGCGGTGACTTTCAGGCCGATCGCCAGGCAGCAGTGGCCGCCGACCTTGGGGCCGGTGGGGCGCAGGTACCCGGTGCTGTTGGGTTTGAGCATTCCCCGGTACCAGTCCAGGCCGAGGATCTGCGGGCCGACGGTCATGGCCAGGGCCATTTCCTGCTCGGTTTTGGCCCACCGGTACTCCCCGACGTAGCCGAGCTTGACCATTTGCTTGACGCCGGCTCGTACGGAGGTTCCTTCGTAGCGGGGTTCCGCGCCGGGGTAGGCGCCGCCGGGCCACTGGTCGTCGCGCTGGGCTGGCCAGTAGACGGTCTCGCGGGCGAAGGTGGCGGTCAGGCCGCCGACCGGGACCGGGTTGAACCGCAGCTCGTTGGTGCAGCCGAAGCCGACGCAGGCGCCTTCCTGGCCCTGGTTGAGGACCGGCTCGCCCTCGGGGATGCCCCAGTTGATGGTGACCGGCTTTTCCTGGCCGCCGATCACTTCCATGATCGAGTAGAGGCTGTCCCGCTGGTCCGGGTCGGGGATCCGGTCCAGGCGGGGGTCTTCCACTGTGGAGCCGTCACGCAGCTGTTCGGTCATCAGGCACCTTGCCGATCGTCAGAAGGGGTCCCTGCGCGGCGAGGACGTTGCGCATGGGTGCCGAAGCGGCCCGGCGTACGTCCTCAGGTACACCTACCGCGCAGGCCCCGTCGTTTTGCGCGGTGAGCGACAGCCGGGCGGTGGAGAAGCCGAACAAGTAGCCGCAGGTGGGGCAGGAGTAGTAGCAGTGCTCGCCGTCCTGCTCGGGTTCGGCCATCGACCGCCCTGCGCCGGTCCGGCACTCCGGATCGGCGCAGGGGCGCAAGGCTGCCTGGTCAGGCTGTCGACTCATCGGTGGTCACGGTGTCGGCGGGCAGGCAGATGAGGTCCGGGCTGACCTGTTCGAGACGCGTGTATACGTCGTCGTTGTCGTCGAGGTCTTCGGTGAGCTGGGAGAGGTCTTCGGTGTTGCCGGCGTCGGGTGCGGGCTGCTCGCCGGTGGTCGCGGGCTGGTCGGTGTCGGTCATGGGTAGGTCGCCTCCTGGAGGATCTGGCCGTCGTGCTGGTCACGGCAGCGTGGGCAGCGGTGCGGGTCGTAGGGCCGGTCAAGGACCGTGGTGGGGACCTGGAGGGAGCAGTCCAGGCAGCTGGGTCGAAGGAAGTCCTGCTGGCGGCGGTCCACGGCGAGGAAGGTCTCGACCCGGCGGGCGGGGGTCTTGGCGGCGTCGAGCCAGGACGGGCGGCCCATCAGTGCGGTATAGAGGTGGTAGGGGTTGGGGCGTCCGCGGCTGAGGATGCGAAGGACGGCGTTGGCGCCGTCGCGCACGAGCCAGAGGTCGTCGACGAAGTCGTGGGCGTTGACCTGCTCCGAGGTGGGTGCGAAGTAGCCGCCTTCGACCCGTAGGCGCATCGGTACGCGGTCGCAGGCCCGCCACCACCCGAGCCGGTTGAGGACCGCGGCCGGTTCGGTGTCGACCTCCAGCTCGAACAACGACAGGTCGATGTCGGCGGTCAAGGTGGTGGAGCCGGCCGGGTGCGGGACCCAGTCGGTGATGTCCATCCAGCGGCCGAGTTCGGCGTCCATGGCGACCAGGAAGGTCCGGACCGTGTCGGCGGACAGCCGGCGGGTGAAGGCCAGTTCGAGGTAGTCGGTGCCGTAGGTCCAGTCCTTGTGCTTGATCTCATCCGAGGCGAAGCGGATGGACCGTTTGGCGATGCCGTGTGTGAGGTTGAGCTGTTGCTGTGCGCGGAAGGCGGCGCGGCGCACCGCGTGGCGCCAGTGCGGGTTGGCCACGAACCGGTAGGCGGCCGGTTTGGCCAGCCGGGCCCGGACCCGCATGGCCTGGCTGCGTTGGTCGACCACGGCGAGGGTGGACAGGTCGATATGGCGTTCGCGTTGGGCTGCGCGCAGGTAGCCGGTGCGGATCTTCAGGTCCGCGTAGGTGCAGGCTCCGCAGGTCTTGCCGTGGCATTTGGTGTCGCAGCGTTCGATCCATTCCGAGCCGTGGTAGTCGGTGTCGAAGTTGAGGTCGTAGCTGTGGGAGTCGGTGTTTGTGATGAATTCACGCATCTGGACATACGTCTGCCACAGCATCTCCACCGAAATGCCCTGGTCGATGTACTCCCAGCCGAACATGTCGTTCTTTTTGCGCTCGTCAAAGCAGTCGTTGTATCCGTTGCGAAAGCCGTGGGTGTGTAGCTTTTCGACGATGATGTCTTTGAAGTTGCGCGGCACACCGCCCCAGCACGCCTGATCGATGGCTTCCATCGCGTCCACGAGGGCCTCCCCCACGTGCCGGGATGCACGTTGGCAGAGCTGAAAGAACGCCATCTTGTTGGGTTCTGCTTTGGCTCCTAGCTTGAAGTCGATTTTCAAGTCGCGGAACTCCTCCCACACGTCACCGAGGATCCGGGACTGGGTGGGTGCGGCGAACCACTGCATCGGTGTGTTTGCTTCGATCATCAACGGTGTCCAGGAGAACTGGATCCGGACGTTCGGCTGGTGCATGCTCTCGCGGATGTCAGCGAGGTCTTTCGCCAGGTTGAGGATGCGAAATACGTCGCCTTCGTTTTCCCCGGGAAGGTTGTTAATCATGAACAGTTTGAACTTCTTAATGCCGGCCCGGATCCCGCGGGTGACAGCTTCCCGGATGTCGGCGTCCGCGGTGCCTTTGCCCACCAGATCACGCATCCGTTGGCTGTTGCCTTCCACGCCGAGAGTCACCGCGTCCATGCCGCCGTGCACCTGGAGCAGAATGAACTGGTCGTCGGCGATGAAGTCATCCACCCGCATCGACGGGGCGTCGACCTCGTCCGAGACGTTTTCCAGCAGCGCCGCGATGAGCCGCTTCCGCTCGGTGTGCATGGGGAAGTCGGGCGAGAACGGCGCCATCCGGGCGGAGCCCATGTTGGCGGCGTATTTCTTCGCGTATTCGACGACGTAGTCGACGCTGCGCTGCCGGTAGGGCTTCTGCCGGTAGGTGAGTGCGCAGAAGGAGCACCAGGCGGGACAGCCGCGGGCGACTTCGAGGTCGCCGGAGCCCATTGCCGGGTCCGCGTAGAGCAGCGGCGGATCAGTGAGTGGGGCGATCGCGTCGAGATTGCGGACATGTCTCTTGGTGAAGGGCATCCGCATTCCGTCGAGCTTCGAGGTGTAGCCGACGACCTGCTTGGACGGGTGGGGTCCGACTCCGGCGTGGCTGCGGTCCTCCTCGCCGTAGTGCACCTCGACGAAGCGGGGGAAGTAGAGGTGGTTGAACTCGCGGGCCAGCTCGGCGTAGCAGCCGATCCGGTCGGTGGTCCAACGCCCGGTCGCTTTGAAGCCGGCGATGCGCTGGCAGAGGGCGCCGATGCCCGGGTTTGCGGGTTCGTCCTCGACTTCTCCCAGCCACCAGCAGTCGACGACCGGGGCGAGGACTTCCGGGGCGCCGAAGGACAGTCCCCCGGCGATGACCATCGGGTAGTTGCCGGGGGCGGCGTCGCGGTCACGCCAGCGGATCGGGATGTCGGACATGGCGAGCATCTTCAGAAACGACAGCGACAGCACCGGATAGGAGATGGAGGTGCCGACGACGTCAAAGTCGGCCAGCTGGTGCTTGGTCTCCACCCCGAAGATGGGGATCTGGTTCTTCTCCAGCAGCCGCAGGTCCCGCGGCGTGGCCGGCAGGTAGAACCGGTCACACAGGTAGCCGGGATCGGCGTCGTTGATGCTGGTGTACACCGCGGGGATGGAGGAGTTGCCGGCGGCTGCCTCGTACGGCCAGGACGCCACCATGCACCACCGGACGGTGGCGTCGTCCCAGGACTTGCCACGGGCGTTCGGTTCGTCGCCGAGGAACTGCACGCCCAGGTCGAAGCGGTGCAGGTTGGCATCCAGCCACCGTTGGATGTGCGATGGGCTTCGGCTGGTCACTTCGACCGGTGATCTCTGATCTGGTACCGGCCGAGCATGACTTCCCAGAAGCGCCTGTGCCAGGGCCGGAGGCGCTTCCATCCCCGGGTTCCGTGGTAGCGCAAGGTGTAGCGCCGTCCGTCGATCCCGATGTATGTGTAGCCGATCGGGCGCACGTCGTTGTCACCCATGGCTTGCCTCGGTGTCGCGGCTGAGAACGAGGTGGCGCAGTTGACGCCAGCCGCGGAAATTGCCGGGCACGGCGGCGCCGGGGCGGGCCGGGGTGGCGGGGTGTTCCAGCGGGGAGGCGTGCGGCGGGTCGGCCTCGACGAGCCTGGTGTACAGGTCGAGGTCGGCTTGGGTGTCGCGCCGTCCGTCGTGGGTGAGGTAGGAGACCCGGGCGCAGCGGGCGGCGCTCAGGCGCTGATGTACCCACCTGGAGACGTGCTGATCCTCCGGTTGCAGGTAGGGAAGGTGCCACCCGCCGTACGGAACGGGCCTGGGGGTGGACGCCTGGCGGGCAGCTTGCATCGCCTCGGCGGCGACGAGGATCTCGTCCTGCGCGAGCGCGGAGCAGCGCTGCCGCCAGAATCCGTCCCAGTCGGTGGCCGAGATGATGACGGTGTGCGGCAGGAACGGTTCGAGGAGCCGGTTGACCACGCTCTTGTGCACGCCGAGGCAGATGAGCTGTTCGGCGTAGACCACTGCCGCATCGCGGGCGGCGAGCCAGATCTCGCGGGCCTTGACCGGGTCGTCGATGTCGGTGCCGCCCTGCATGCCGCGCTGTTCGGCGGGGAAGCGCACTGGGATCGCTGGCCGGTCGGCGACGCGGTTGAGGATGCGGGAGACCGGGATGGCCCGGGAGGACGCCGAGTTGCGGCTGAAGGCGCGGTGGGTGTTCAGCTCGGCCAGCACGAACCGGTGGAGTGTCACCTCGATGGTGGTCAGCCGGACCCCGGCAGGTGAGATCGAGTCGGCGATGACCCGTGCCGTTGGCTGGAAGTCGCTGTCCACACCTTCCCCTACCGCCGGCGTGGCGGGTTTTCCTCGGCGCTGAGCCGGTCGTAGAGGGTGAGGATCTCGGCGAGGGTGCGCAGCACGGATCCCTCCCGGCTGTGCCGGCGCCCGGCGCGTTCGTCGAGCAGGTCGACCACCGGCTGGGGGATCTCCTGCGGGGTCATACCGCCTCGACCCGAGTGATGCCGTCGACGAGCTGGAACCGGTAGCGGGTGTCGGCGAGTTCGGCATAGGCGTCGGAGTGGGTGACCATGATGACCTGCACGCCGGTCTTGTCGACCAGCTCACGCAGGAACTCGGCCAGGCGCGGCTCGTATTCGGCGCTGACGTGGGCGAAGGTCTCGTCCAGGAACAGGACCGTGTCCTGGCGGTGCGGTGAGAGCAGCAGCACGACCAGGCGCAGGAGGAAGCCGACGGTGGCGGCCAGGCCGCCGCCGCGGGCGTCCATGACGGGGGTGTCGACCGCAGCTCCGTCGAGGGTGGAGCGGACCACGAAGTCCACTTCGGGTCGGTTCCCCCGCACGACAGGTACCAGGTGGAAGGACAGGTCGTCGCCGAAGATGCTCTGCAAGCCCTTGGTGACCAGGGTTTCGATGGTGGCCTGGGCGGCTGCCTGGCGTTGTTCGCCGATGGAGGTCAGGACGGCGGCGGCGCGGGTGTGGTCGTCGACCTGGCGGGTGAGGTCGGCGATGTCGGTTTGCAGTTGCTGACCGGCGCGGGCCAGGGCGCTTGCCTCGCCGACCTGGCGGTCCAGGGCGCGGCGCGCCCGCCGCAGCCGATCCTGGCAGCTGGTCAGGTTCATCCGGCGCCTACCCAGTCGCTGTGCATCTGCTGGACGACTCCGACGGCGCCGGTGTCGGCGCGCAGCATGACGGGGGCTTTGCGGGTCTTGGTGTCGTCGCCGAGCTGGAGGGTCAGGGTCTGGCCGTGGTGGGCCGAGATCAGATCGGCGAGGAACTGGTGGTTGACCACGACGGTGCGTTCGGGGCCGGTCCAGCCGGCGTCGATGGTCTCGGTGGCGTCGTTGCCGTACTTGTCGCGGGCGACGACGGTGACGGTGCCGGCGGCCAGGCGCAGTGCGATCGCCGAGGTTTCGGGGTCGGCGTTGATCCGGGTGCGCTTGAGGGCGACGAGCAGCTCGCGGCGGTCGACGGTCAGCGGGTGCCGGTTGGCCAGGGCCGGTCGCAGCAGGGAGGCTTCCATGTCCGGGAACTGGGCCATCAGCTTGTTGACGACGAATACGTCGGCGCCGAGGCGGAAGATCAGGTGGTGGTCGCTCTGCCCGATTCCGATCTCGGTGACGTCGCTCTTGGCCAGCAGCTTGAGCAGCCGGTCCGCAGCGGCGATCGGCAGCTGGAAGGCGAACGGGAAGGTGCACATGGCGGCCTGCTGGAACCGCGAACCGTCGCAGGCGGTGAGCTTGCTGTCCCGGATGTCGATCATCATGAGGCTGGCGCGGGCGACGTCCTTGCAGGCGGCGTAGCGGACCGCATCGAGGGCGGTGGCGAACTCGGTGCGGTCGACGGCGGTCATGACCACTTCGGTGACTTCGGGCATGGCGGGGTAGTCCTCGCCGCCCTGGAGCCTGTTGGTCCAGGTGGTGCGACCGATGGTGATATGGGCGGTGCCGGCGGAGACGCGGAAGGCGACGTCACCGTCTTCGGCTTCGCGGATGATGCCGAGCAGTTTCTTTGCGGGGAAGACGATGACGCCGGGTTCGGTGACGGTGACCAGCTCGGTGGTGGCGATCATGGACTGTTCCATGTCGCTGGCGATGACCCGTAGCCGGCCGGGGCGTGCGTCGAGCTGGAAGTTGTTGAGGACTTCCATGACATCGCGGGTGGGCACGACGGTGGCGGCGCGGTCGAGCAGCAGGCCGAGGATGAACCTTTTGACCGTGAAGGCCAGGCCGAGGCTGGTGGTGTGTCGGGTGGCCGGTGCGGGTTCGTCGGTGAGCAGGGTGTCCAGGAAATCGCGTCCGTCGACGACGTTGCCCATCGGCTATGCCCCGATCTTGTCCAGCTCGGCGTTGAGGATGGCCAGCTCATCGGCGAGCTGTTCCTGGAGTGCGGCCAGCAGGGTGCGGGCCTGCTCCGGCGTGGCTATACCGAACTCGTCGTGCAGTGCCTGCCGGGCACGCTGCGCCTGGGCCTGCGCGGCGTCGCGGGCATGTTCGGCGCGGATGCGGTCGCGTTGCGCGGCGGCGATGCGCTCGCGGAGGGCGTTGACCCTGGTTTCGAAGTCGGCGGTCACTGGCGGGCCTCCTCGGCGGCGCGGCGCAGACCCAGGCCGAGTGAGTCGGCCTCGGGTGCGTAACGGGGGCAGGCGTGGCGGACCTCGCACCAGGTACAGCCGGCGGTGCCGGACTTGCAGGTGATGGCGTCGGTGCGGATCTCTTCGACCATGCGTTGGATGCGGGCCCACATCTGGCGGCGGTCCTCGTCGGTGATGGTGATGCCGAGCATCTGCTGGGGACACATGGGCTGGATGAGTCCGACGGCCCGGGTGGGTTCGCCGAAGAGGCCGAGCACGGCCAGGTCGTAGAAGGTGAGCTGGCCGGCGACCCGCCGCCAGTACTGGTCGTCGGCGGTGGCTTTGAGGTCGAGTACGACGTAGCCGGGTTGGTGGTGGACCAGGATGTCCATCTCGCCGACGAGCAGGACGGTGCTGCCGGCGACGACGACGGGCACTTCGAAGCGGTACGGGGCGCGGAAGTGGTAGGGCAGGACGTGGCGGGCGAGCAGTGGTTCGAGCCGGTCGACGAGGTCGAGGCAGAACTGGCGCAACTGGGCGCGGTCGTCGGGGTTGCGCCAGCGCACCATGCCGTCGCCGGAACTACGGGCCTCGGTGAGGCCGTCGACGATGGCGGCGTCGACCATGGTGGTCATCTGCCCGGGGCGCCGCTGCGGGTCGGCGAGCCACTGCTGCATGACGGAGTCCACGACCATGCCGTGGTAGTAGTTGCGCAGATCCTTGACCGGGCTGCGTTTGCCTTCGCGGATCAGGCGGGCTTTCATGCCGCACTCGTCGTGGGTGCGTAGCGCGCTCCAGGAGATCCGGATGGGTTTCATACCGGGGCCAGCTGGTAGCGGGGGTTCAGGCAGAGTGTGGGGACTCCGGCGGCTTCGATGGCGGCTGCGGTCTCGGCCCAGTCTTCGAGGAAGAGCAGGGGTGCGTAGCCAGTGGCGCGGATCTCGTCGAGGTAGGCGAGTTTGATGTCGCCGTCGAACGGGCTGTCGTCGGGGCGCATCCGCAGCACTTCGTAGGCCACGCAGTGGGTCCGCAGCCACCGTTCGGTCAGGGCGCGGGAGCACTCGGGCCGGTTGGTGACGATGTGCACGCCGTAGCCGGCGGCGTGGAACATCCGCAGGGCGGCGATGGGTCCGAGCATCGGGGCGTCGTTGGAGCAGGCCATCGCGTAGGCGGACCAGGTCCGTGCCGCGTCCACGGTGGGGCACAGATGCCGGCGTTGGCGCGTGTCGGCCAGCGTGGAGTCCAGGTCGGTGAGGATGACCTCCATCCGGGTGCCGGCGACGGTGCGGTAGAGCGGGTTCACGCGCTGGCCTCTTCCAACAGGGCGGCGATGAGGCGTTCGAGTTCCTCGCCGAGGTGCAGGGTGCGCACGTGGGCCAGGACCGCCTCGATGGAGGTGATTTCGAGCCGGGCCTGGCCGACGGAGTCGAGGAACCGGTCGAGTTCGACCTGGGCGGTGCGGGCCTGCTTTGCCTCGACGAGGCGGAAGACCTCTTCGGCCGGCTTGTGGGGAAGGTCGAGCAGCGCGAAGGTGCCGGTGTCGGCGCTCCAGGCGGCGATCTGGACCGGGCGGGTGAGGTTGTGTTCGTGCAGGGAACCGCGGGAGAGGGCTCCGGCGTTGCAGAAGGTCACTCCGCCGACCTGGTGGATGCCGTGCGGCTCGTGGACGTGTCCGTAGTAGACGCTGCCGTGTCCGCCCATCGCCCACGCCCACTTGCCGGCGGGGTAGTTCTCGTAGGCGAGTTCTCTACCTACCGGGTAGAGCGGGGCGTGGGTGACGCACAGCGCGGCGGCACCTTCGGGGTTGAGGTGGCGCCAGTCGGCGAAAGCGGACTCGACCGCGTCGTCAGTGAAACGCATCAGCCAGGGCACGCCGTAGACCAGGTCGCCGCCGCTGTTCATCCAGCCGTTGAGCAGGCGCAGGGCGCCGGAGGCGATGACCACGCCGAGGGGTTGGGTGTTGTCGATGCTGTCGAGCCGGTCGTGCAGCATGTCGTGGTTGCCGGGCACGACGTAGGTCGGGCAGGGGTAGTCGAAGAGCAGCGCGATCAGGTCGATGACGGTGCGGTGGCTGGTCCGCCCGGGGGTCTTGTGGTGGAACACGTCACCGGCCCAGATGACGCCCGCGGACCTGCGATCGGCGGCGATGGTGCCGACGTGGCGCAACAGGTCGAAGATGTCGTCCTGGTAGCTGTCGGTGCAGCTCGACGGGGGCCGGTCGGAGAGGTGGATGTCGCCCATCAGCAGGTACTCAGACATCAGCCTGTACCGCCTGCCACTTGGCCAGGTCGGTGAACCGGAAGTCGCCGGGGCTGCCGTAGACGGCCAGGTTCAGACCGGCGGCCTGGAGGAGCTTGAAGCACCAGTGGCAGGGTTCGCGGGTGACATAGATGATGCCGCCGGTGTAGAGCGCCCGGTCGGAGTTGAGGATGGCGTTGGCCTCGGCGTGCACCGAGATGCAGTCGTCGTAAGCGCTGAGCGGGGGCTGCTCGGCGGCGGACTTGAGGCCGCGGGGGCAGGCACCGGCCAGGCAGCCGGGTCGCCCAGGAACGGTGCCGGGGTAGCCGGATCCGACGATGCGGTGACGCTGGTCGACCAGGACGGCACCCACTTTTGCCCGGCGGCAGTCAGTGCGCTCAGCGACCTGGTGGGCGATCGCCAGAAAGTAGTCCGTCCAATGTGGTCGCGGCACCGCACCTCCATGCAGAGAGTCCCCAGGAGGCGTGCCTCCTGGGGACTTCTACACGGCGCGGGCCGTCGTTTACGCGCGCTGGCGGCGGTGCCGGCCGATCCGGCGGGTCGCCATGACGAGCCCGGATCCGGCGACGACGAGGAGCAGTCCGAAGCCGACCATCGCGCCGGTCCCGGGCAGGGAGTCGGTGCGGGGCAGCTCCAGCGGCGGTGTGGTGGTGCTGGTCGAGGTGGACGGCTGCGGCGAGGTGGACGGGGTCCCCGGCGCCGAGCTGCTCGACGACGCTGACGGGCTGGTCGACGGGCTCGGCGAAGCGCTGGCGGACGGGCTCTTCGACGGGCTCGGCGAGGGGCTGGTGGACGGGCTCTTGCTGGGGCAGGGCTGGCCGTAGCCGTGCGGCCCGCACCGTCCCTGGACGATGTCGCTGACGCTGACCGGCGCGAAGGAAGCTGCGTTGAAGCCGCCCCCGGCACCAATGATGGTGTGGCTCATACCGCTCATAACTGGCATCTCCAGCTTTTAGTTACGTATGGGTTGTTGACAGGTGGGGCAGGTACCGGCCTCGACGAGCAGGGCGTGCAGCTGCTGCTCCAGCACCGCGGTAGCGGTTGAGGTCCGGTACTTCGCCTGCGCGGCTTCCGCCTCGGCTTTGGCGGCGGAAGCGCATTCGCGCAGGAGTTGATGGAGGGTGGTGAGCCGCCCGTGGGCGGCTAGAGCGGCCGTCTCGGACGGGACGGGCGGCAGCTGTTCGGCTCGGGCCAGGACACCTTCCGCGATCTCCAGGGCATCCGTGGCGGCCGTCAACCGGCGGATCTGGTCTTTGAGGTGGGCGGCGCGGGCGGCGGCCAGCTCGGCGCGGTCGCATGCGGCGAGGCGGACTTTGAGGTCGGCGAAGCGGGCTGCCTCGGTCACCAGCCGTTCGAGGTCGGCGCGGCGGGTCTTCAAGGTGCCGGCGGCGGCTGCCCGCACACGGTTGGCTTCCCGGACCGCCGCGTAGATGGTGTCCACATTGGTCAGCTCGCCCAGCTCGCGGGCGACGGTGGCGCCGGACTCGGTGAGCAGGTACGGCCGGTCGAACTGGCCGGCGAAGTTGATCGAGGTGCCGGTGGTGGGGACGGGGGCGATGCGCAGCGTCTGGGTGACCGCCTCGGGGACGGACCGGTTGAGCTTGGTGTAGTCCTTTTCCCCGTCGGGTCCGACCAGCCGGTAGCGCCAGGCCCCGCGGCTGTACTCCAGGGTCACCGCGGCCTCGCCGGTGCGCACGGTGATGGCGGCGGCGTCGGCGCCACGGGTGATTGCCGAGGTTCCGGAGATGTTGGAGGCGACGGCGCGGAAGGCTCGCATCAGGGCGGACTTGCCCGATGAGGACTGGCCGACGATGACGGTGAAGCGGCCGAGGTCGAGGTCGACCCTGCGCAGGCTCTGGAAGCTGCGGATGGCGACGTGCTCGATCACACGTTCACCCGCCGCCAGAGCGACTCAGGCACCTGCACGGCCAGCTGGTGGCGTTCACCGTGCACCTGATGCAGGTGCTCGTGCAGGTCCACGATGTGCTGCAACAGGTCCGCGGCGATGGCGTGGGCACGGTCGGCTTCCCGGCGCAGGGCACGAAGATCCGCCTGCATCCGCGCCTTTGATTCGCTCATGTCCCTTCCCGGCTTTCCAGGCCGACGGCTGCACGCAGCTCGTCAACGTCGCGGACGAGTTCACCGGTTGAGTCTGGTGTGGACTCCATCAGGTCGGCCACCGCGTCGGCGATGGCGTTGAGCTTGCGGTGAACGGCCCGGCTGTCCCGGGCCTGGGTGTTCTGGATCAGCGCGACCAGGAGGAAGGTGATGATGGTGGTCGGTGTGTTGATCAACAGCTGCCAGGTGTCGATGTCGCGGACCAGCAGGATTGTCGGTCCCCAGGCGACGACCAGGGCCACACATGCTGCGAAGAACCAGCCGCGGGCAACCCAGCCGGCGACGGCGGTGGCGAAGCGGTCGAACCTATTGGGCGGGGTCGCCTGCGAGGGCTTCATCGCGTTCGGTCGCAAAGTCGTAGACATAGCCGTCTCCGGTGGTGGCGATCAGGTGGCGGATCCACAGGGCTGTCAGGATGTCGGCCCCGGTTGCTCGCAGGGCACGGATGCGCCGCGTCATGTCCAGGGTCGCCTCGGGACCCCGACCGAGTTCCGACCGGAGGAACGGCTCAGGCATGCCGTTGGTGGCGGTAGCAGCGGTAGTCGTAGATCTGCCCGCGCAGGCACCACCGTGCCGTGCACAGCCTCAGATACGGCCACCGGGCGTTGAACCAGCTTTTGATCGAACTCACCTTGCCCTCTGTGAACAGACAGGACGGGGCGGCCAGGAACCTGGCCGCCCCGTCATCGAGGCGGGGATGGGATTTGAACCCATGGCCTGCGGATTATGAGCCCGCTGCGCTACCGAACTGCGCCACCCCGCGTCGGAGGCTGGTATGCCCACCCACTTCTACCGCGACCGTACGACAGTTTCCGCGCCCGGCGCTCAGCCGGCTTCGGAGAAGAAGGTCCAACCGGTCATCTCAGCCGTCCACTGGTGCCCGCAGCCAGGACATGTGTGCGCGGCCCGAGGGGGGTCGACGATGTCCTCGACGGATATCGAGTCATCGACGAACACCCCCTCGAACATGAGCGCGCACTGTGGACAGTCGAGGTTCTCGGTGAACCGGAGACCTTCCTCGCCCCTGGCCACCGCATCGGAGTCGAACTGTCGCGGCACTACCGTCTCCGGATGTCCAGTGGTAGACGTGAATCTCCACCGCGGTTGCCTCGACGGCGTCGACGGTCCAGGTCGGCGAACTGGGCGTCCAGGTAGCGCTGCATCCCGAGCTGGAAGGTGTCCAGCGCGGCAGAGATCTCCTCAGCGAAGATGCTTCGGAGTCGTTCCTCTGTGACTCCCGTCGACGATTCCAACGGCGCTGTTGGCTGCGGCTCCGGCATAGACTCTTCCTCCTCCGGAGTGGTCGGCGGGTCTTCCGCTTTTCCCGGGCTCAGAGTTGTCGGTCTGGCCTTGATCTGTTCCAGCATCTTTGGCCGTATCCGCACCATTCGCCTGCCCAGAAGCCCGTCGTCGCGGACCTCCAGGTACTTCTTGGTCATCGAGTAGACCGCCTGGTTGACCAGTGCCACCTGCCCGCTTCGGATCTGCTGGTCGACGTCAAGTTCCTGGTGCGTGCGGGGTCCTTCGCGGCTGAGCCTGCTCTGCTCCTTGGTTTGGTAGTGGCGCAGCGCCCGTCCCGGCATCACCCGGTTGGCCGCCCTCGCCTTGACGTCGTCCAAGGGTTGCCACTGGCCGTCGAGAAGCAGCTTGAGCAGGTCCCTGCTCTCGCTGGACAGCGGACTTCCCACTGGCCTACTCCCCGTCCAGCTTGGGCAGCGCGTTCATGGCAGCGCGGATGACATCCAGCTTGCGGTCAAGCTCGTCGAGCCGTTGCTCGATCAGCTCCCGGTCGTGTCTGGTGACGATCTGGCGGACCAGATCCTCCGGCTTGACTCCGAGCACCTTACCGATGCCCGCGGCAAGTGCCGACTTCGGCGAGTGCAGCCGCGGGTGCTTGCCCTGCGCGTGCTTGACGGGCCGACGCTCGACCGCCCGCACCTTTGCCGCCTTGGCGACGAATTCCAGCCGGGCGCCCTCGGAGTTGAGGCCGCGCAGGGCGCGGGTGACCTCGCGGATCTCGTCCGTGGTCATTCCGGTCGAGGTGGCGAGCTTGGCCAGGGCGAAGAAAACGGCGTCGTCCTTGACCGCGACGAGCGCCACCTTGCTCGACGCCGGCAGGTCGAGGAATCCACCGAGCTTCAGGCCGCGGGCGCGCTGGTCGGCATCCTGGACCGTGCGAGCGCTGCGGAGCTGGGCCGGTGACAGGCCGGCAGCCTCCGCGGCCTGGGCGTCGCTCCAGCCCATGGCCGACAGTCCGAACGCCTGCTGGATCCGCCAGGCCAGCTCGGGGGTGACCCCGTGGCGGGCGTTGGCCTCGACCGTCAGCAGGTGGATGACCTCGCTCGGGGTTTCCTCCGACAGCACGATGCCGTTGATGGTGTCGACGCCGACCCGGGCGGCCGACGCCTGCCGGTTGTTCCCGTCGACAATCACCAGCTTGCCGCCGTTGGGGTAGACCACGATCGGGGGGAAGGCCACCCCGGCGCGCATGGCCGTGCAGAACCGGTCCACGCTTTCGGCGACGATCGGATCGCGGCGGGCCTGGTTGGTCCGTGATGCTTTCACGTCGATGAGGCTCATCGGGATCGGTGCCGGCGGCGCGTACTGGACGCCGTGGGACTGCAACCAGCTCTCCACCTCGACGGTGGCGGCGACCTCGGCGGTCACCGGCTGCACGGGTCCTTCGCCGATCCGGCGGACCTGGCTGCGGAGCCAGTCGGTCCCGGACCGGGACCTGCGGCCGACTGCGGTTGACATTTTCGTTGTTCTCCTAGTCATTTGGGGTTGCGCTACCTTCTACTACCGTCACAGGCTCGCTACTTTCCGCGACATCTGCCTGGAGGAGTCGATTGCCGAGGGCGTCGTAGTGCGCGTCGAGGCGTTTCCGCAGCTCGGAGAGGTCGGCGGCCTGGTTGGAGCGCTGGCGGCGCCGGCAGCGGGCGCGGGCGTTGTCGCTGAGGCCGTGTTCACAGCCGCGGTGGTCCATGGGAGAGGTGTCGGCCAGAGCGCGTTCCAACGCTTCGATGTCGTCGTAGAGCTTGTCCAGCTCCGGGTCGCCGGTGGAGAGCGGCTGCTGGTCGCGCCAGCCGTCGACGGCGTCCCACACCTCGGGTTCGTACCTGTCGCGGTCGGCCGCGGTGCTTCGGTAGTCCGCCGTGCCGGCCGGGAGGGCGTAACGGTGGCTGTCGTAGCCCTCGTAGCTGGCGTAGTCCGCGGGCCAACCGGTGTTCACCCCCGACGTGGTCTTGTCCAGCGTGACGCCGGTCTTTCCCGACGCGGGCGGCCTGCTGTGCCAGTACTCCCGCCGGTGCCGGGGGGTCGACAGCCCGGCCATCACCACCGACCACATCCGGTTGTAGACGGCGTGCAGCTCGTCGTCCTCGTACCGGTCGGTGGTCGGCTTGAACTTGAGGTAGTCGATCTCCATGGTCATCGCGGCCACGGCGAACGCGAACGCCTCGGGCGTGCAGTAGGCCCGGTACTCGTAGTCCTTGTCCGGGGTGTGGATCGTGGGTCCGAGCTTGCCGCGCATGTACTGCGCGCGCAGGGTGTCCAGGTCGCGGGCGCGACGGGCGCGGATCTGCATGGTGCGCAGGTCGCCCGGCCGGACGGTCTTGGGTGGACGGATCGCCGGCATGAGGATGCCGAAGCTCGAACAGATCCACATGAAGATCTCCCTGAGTGAGGTCGTCGTCACCGACTGCTGCCGGCGCTAGTACCTACAGCTGAGGAGATGAACTTTTCGCTCTAACCCGTCATTCAGGCTGAATGACTTTCCCCCGACCTCTCGCTCCCCTCATGAAGAGCGGCCGGTACCTGTCAGGTACCGGCCGCTTCGTGCTTATTCAGTTCGACGTACCAGGCTCACCCGGACCTGACCGGCCCGGCATCCTCAGCGCTTGGGCGGTGCCCGCCAAGACGCTCGTACTGCACCCCGAAGAACACCCCCTCAACCCAGGCGTTGGTCATCAGCTCCAACAGCTTCTGCCGTAAGCCTGACGGAAAGTCCGACGGGATGTTCATCCCCATCCGGTTGGCGCCGAGGTAGGACACGGTGTAGACGTCGACGACAGCCTCGTAGACCTGCCTGGCGTCAGCACCTTCAGCTTTCAGGCGCTCGACCATCTCGACGACCTCCAGGAGCCGCTGCATATCCGGGTGGTCGGGGCGCAACGGCCACTGCTCGGCGAACTGACGCTCGAAGTCGCTTGCCATGATTCTCCTGTTACTTGTCGGGGGAGCCAGCTTGCGTGAGCCGGGTCTTGATCCTGTCGATGAGGCGCTGCACGGCGTCGGGCCAGTCAAGTCCGTAGACGCCGCCTTCGCCGGCCCGGTAGCCGTGCCCGCCGTCGTGCCAGACCAACGCGAGATAGATGTAGCCGGGGCCGGGGTTCTGCTCGACGACGACGGCGTACTGGTGCGGACGGGGGTCGCGATTGTCGACCGGAAGCTTGAACGCGGCAACGACACGTAGACCATCGATCCGTTGCGGAACGGGGAAGGTCTCCCCCGGCCAAGGCTGTGTCACGAGCCGACCTCTTCCGGGAAGACCAACAACGGGGTCGGGTTCAGCGCTGCCCGCCTGGCGCCGGCCGCGGAGGTGAGCCGAGCCAGGTAGACCCACACCGACGCGATCCAACGCTGGGGCAGGGACTTGTCGAACTGCCGGGCGGTGTCATCGACCGCCCAGTCACCGACGACGGTGAGCTTGTGGCAGAACATGACGACCTGCTGATCGGTCCAGGCGGTGAGCCACCGATCCTCGGCTGGCAAACCAGCCTCAACGAGCGTCTGGGTTACCAGCGGCGCCCGGTCTAGGCAGTCACCGTCGAACACCTCAGCAAGCGGCTGAAGGCCGCTGAGGGCTTCGAGAATCCGGTCCTGTGTCGCCACAGTGGGCCAAGGCTGAGTCACGATTCCACCTCGGGCACCCTCTTGAACGTGCTCGGCAGAGCTTTCGCCTTGGCCGAAGCCAAGGTTCGGGCTGCGGCCTCGTTGGCGGTCGGGTACCGCCTCACCTTTGGCTCGAAGCCTGGCCGGGTCATGGTCACCACCACGAACCGGGCATCGACGGCGAACGTCATCCGCACGCCCTTGTCGTTCTCCCAGGCGCTCACAGCGGCTGGTCCGGCGGATAGACCGTCAGCGACTTGTCCGCGGGGTACGGCGTCTGCGACCCGTCGTCGAAGACCAGGGTCAGGTATCCGGGCTGCGGGCCGTCCCACACCCGATCAACGAGCTTGCGGAGCGACCCGCCCTCAGAGGTCCAGACCGGCTGTACCGAGCCCATTGGGACATCGCGCGCCTTGAAGGGTCGCATGACCCGCTGCCCGGCGTGTGGCTCCATCCGGGCCACGATCCTCGTCCACTGGTAGCCGCCGGACCGGTCGAAGTCCGTGCCCCAGCCAACTCTGAGGCGGACGACTTCGGTGATCACCTCGTTGCCGTTCGGGTCCTCGACGACGACCTCGACCGGCACGTCAGCCGGCATCGCCCGAAGCAGCTCGATCAGCTCAGCTGAATCAAGCTCCCGGTACTCCTTGTGCGGCGCGGGCTCGCTCATCATGCCGCCCGGATCGCCTGGTCGATGGCCCGATGAAGATCCGAAGCTCTGACGGAAACGACGGTGTCGTCCCCGAGGCCCCTCAAGCCGGCGATGACGAACTCACAGATCAACGCGCTCGGGGTGATGCCGCGTCGGGTGGCTTCGGCCTCCAGTGCCTCGGAGTACTGCACCGGGATTCTGGCGGCGTGTACGACTTTCGCTTGTCGCGAACGCTCAACATCTGCGCCGGACGGGTCAAGCTCGGGCTGCTTCACTGGGCAAGTGTAAACCTTCGTAAACGCTGACGGGTCCCCCGACCGGCTAGTGATCGACCACGTCGAGCGGCTCGCCCGGCCGCCGGTCGAATGCGACGAGGAGGGCTGCGTAGCCGCGGTGCATGGCGGCCTGACGCGCTAGGTTCCGGAAGGACCGTGCGTGCCGCTCGTCGTTGGCGATCAACGGCACGAGACCAAGACTCGGTGATTGGACCGTGATCACACCCTCGGCCCCATCCTGGTTCCGGCTCATCCAGCCGTACAAGGTGGCGGTGTCGGGCGTTCCACCGCTGTGCCCCGCGCTAGCCATCGACCCCTCCCTATGCGAGCGCGTACTCTCAGAGAGATGAACGGTACCGCGAGTGACCCCGGGGAGGGTAGCTGGCCTCTACCCGAAGACTGGCTCCTGGTCGACGTCACGTCGATGCCCTTCCACGAGCTAATGACGAGCACAGACCCGCGCCTTGTCGCGTCCGTGGACCGGGTGGTGGAGATGGTGCTCAGGGAGGACCCGGCGGACGGCTGCTGTTAGGGCTGACGCAGATCCGGCGGCGTTTGGTGGCCGGCGTATTGAAGCCGGATCCGAACTGTCTCACCGAGCAGAGATCGGCCAGCCGCAAAGCAAAGCGTGCACATCGGGTGGTTACCCGTCATGCGACTAATGTCGAGGCTGCTGGGGCCGATCCAGATCTGGCTGTCACAGAACCGGCAGTCGACCTTGGTGTGATGACGGGTCGGCACGAACGGGAACTTCATGCCGGGGACGCGGATGTCGGTGCCATCGACCCGTCCGCCGAGGATGACCGCCTCGAAGGCGCTCATGTGGTCGACGATCTTGCGGGCCTGAATGTCAGTCAGGACGTGGATCGGCAGGCTATCCATGGCGGCAGAGCCCCTGGGGACAGTCTCGGCAGCTCATCGTCAGCGCCTCCCACCGAAGCCGGCGAAGCAACACCAGGCCATGCCTGGCATTGAGGTGTCGGCACACCGCGCACGCTGCTGGGTACGGCACACCAACCTCAACGAGCGGATCGTCCCCCGGACACGCGAGCCGGCGAGGACTCGAACCTCGCAAACACCACCTGTACGGCAGCGCCGCACCCCGTGCGGTTCCGGCCCCAACCCGGATGGCCGTCCGGGAGAAACAGTGTGCGCCTGCCGGACGAACCACGCAACGCGACGCGACCACTTCCGCGTGTGTCTATTTGCACTATCCGAAGGGTCACTCCGGAGAGGGATCGCCGCCGCGATCTTCAGCCCGTAAGGTCACTGCCGGCGCGGGCGCCAGCGTCGCCACCTGGATCAAGCGCCTGGGTCCGACGCCTTCGGCGTGATACCCCAGTGCCGGTTGATCTCAACCGTTGACATCCCGGCCGCCGTCATCTCCACGATGATCTCGTCTCGGGCGTCATAGAGCGGCTTGAGCTGCCGCTCGAACTGGCCCTCACACTCTTCGATCGACCGTCGGACGTCGCGCAGCCGGTCCCACCCCGTGAATGTGCTCACCCTTCGACCTCTTTGTAATGAAGCGGAGCCGCGCTGACCGTCTCGGCGAGCTGGGCGAGCAACGCCAACGCCGAATCAGGCGAGTCGAGATGGTACGAGGTCTGCTTGGCCGGACCGGTATCGGTGTGGTGCCACCAGGACCAGAGCAGCGTGGCGTCGTAGACCTCCAGCACCATCCCGTCGCCGGACGTGGTTCGAAACTCTCGCCGCGCACGACCGTCCACCATCGCCACCTCTGGGTTTGACGGATGAAGTCTCAGACGATACTCGGGGGCTCTCCTACCGGCTGTCCACATTCAGCAGTGGCTATCCGATTCGCGCAAACCCCTGTGCATACACACAGGTCAGCACGGCCTTCGTCGAGAGCGACACACCAGTCGTGCTGCCCTTTAGTGCAGGCCCGGCACAACTCAGACATCCGGCGGCCCCTGCTCCTCGACCCGGCCGTCGGGGTAGGTGATCCGGGTCAGCACACGGATCCCGAGCGCGCCGTAGCCGGGACAGATAACGGCGCCCGGTCCGTCGACGACGATGCGCGACAGCGGGTCACTGCCCTCCGGCAGGCCCTCCTGGAAGAACTCGACCACGAAGGGGAAGTCCGACGCCGGCAGATTGAAGAAGGGTGGCGGAGCCTCGACGGTCACGGTCCGAACTCCGCGATCGAATCGCTGGCGAGCTGGCGGACCGCCTGGTTGACCCAGCCCAGCGAGTTCATGACCCACTGCGCATCGGCCAGGGCGTGGTGCCGGCGGGATACCTGGTCCGGCGGGCTGAGCCTGTCGCCCAGCTCGTGCAGGATCTGCCGCAGGTCGTTGGTCCAGCCTGGAACGCCGTCAGGCTTGCCCGTCATGGTTCCAACCAGCTGCATCAACGCGACGTGGTCGTAGGCGCCGTACCACGCCCACAGCTCGGGCCGGTGGCATCGCAGGATGAACTGGATGACCTTGCGCCTCAGCATGGCCCGGTCAACAACCCGTACGAAGTCGGGGTGGTCGCCGTCCCAGAAGAGGTCGTCGTGAAAGTACTTCAGCTCGTACTCGTCGCGGTACTCCTGCTTGATCCGCTTGAGCGGCAGGTAGGGCACGACGTTGGCCATCAGCCACTCGTGGCGGGCGAGCCGGTGGAGATCGATCTCATTGCTGATGAGGTACAGCTCGTCGCCGTTCTCGCTGACCATCCCGATCGAGATCAGGTCGATGGTCCGACCGTGCTCAAGGAACTCGGTGTCGTAGCAGATAACCGTCACGCCAGGCTTCTACAGCCTGGCGCACGCGGTTACCGGGCTCACGGCTTGCGGGTGATGGTGACCTTCCCGGTGGCCGGGTCCGTGGTGATGACAACCCCGTTGGCCGCCATGCAGGCGTCATAGGCGGACAGCCGTCCCTCGGCGATGACGACACACCGGTCGGAGATGACGTCGGCATCCGCGACGATGCCGATGATCCGCTGCTGGTTCGCCCGGGACTCAAGCGCGCACTTGCCCGCGGGATCCAGGCAGTCGTTGATCTGGCGAGCGAGCCGGAGCTGGTCCATCCGCTGCTGCGTCGCAGCCGCGCTCCGGGCGGACGAGTCCTGGACCTGCTTGACCAGCATGGCACCGATGAGAACGGTACCGAGAAGCAGAATCACGATCAGGATCGTCTGCTTGCGGTCCTGCCTGCGACGGAGTTCGTTCTCTTCCTTGACCTCACCGGCAAGCAGACGCGCCTGGTCGGCCATCTCGCCGACCGCCGTGGCGACCCGCTCCAGGGACACTTCAGGCATCACTGTCTCCTCCGGGCATTTGCTGCGCAGACAATTCAACCAAAGCTGCGATCTCTTCCATCTCAGAGGCGACGGCAGCAAGGCGCTTTGAAATCTCCAGCACCCTCGCTCGGACGGCTTCGATGCTTTCGCGCTCAATCTGGGTCATCGTCGTCCCGCTCCTTCTCGACCTGGTCCCGGAGGGCGACCACCAGGCTCTTCAACTCGTCGGCCGCGTCGGAAAGGTTTCGGGAGATACGCTCCAGTCGGCGCTCAGGCGTTTCTTCCACGATTATCCCTCTCGTCGCGCATCCGGCGCCGTGCCTCCGCCTCAACATCACGCTCACGCTTCATCTCCTCAATGAGTCGCTGGGCGTCAACGATGGCCTCGGTGGCTTTGGTCAGGGCAGGAACCATCTGGTCGGTCATCAGACTGTTGATCCGCCGGTTGTCTTCTTCAATTCGGTCGGCCCTTGTCTGCTCCCGCTGAATGAGGCTCCTCGCAATGTAGAACAGAACGATATTGACAACGCCGACCACACCGAGCTGAAGAAACGGACTGAGAAGGTTCGCTGGGTTGTCGGCCGTAGCTGCCAGGTAATCCACTAGGCATCCTCGACCCTCATCTGTTCGATGAGCCGAGCGCGAACCTGTCCGAGCCGACGCTCGTATTCAATGACGTTGTCGTCGAGAATTTCGATGCTCACACCGACCAGGTACCGCTGCCCTCCGGCTCTGATCGGAATCTTGGTGCTGACGAACTTCCGCCAGTTCCGGCTCCGCTCGTCGAACATCTGCTCCGGCGTGACCACGAAGGTGTCTGCCGCCATTGAAAGGGAATCAGCTGCCTCCCAGGTGCGGGACGCCTCTTCGCCGTGCAGTTCGCGGTTGGTCTTCCCGATCACCTGCTCTCGGGAATGGGGCAGGTACTTCCCATAGGCATCGTTTACCCAGACGTAGCGTCCGGAATCGTCGCGAACGTAGATGATTGCCTTCGGATCTGAGACAATCCGTTCAATGTGGACGAAGTCCGGGGTCCCGGCCTCCGAGCGCGGCAGCTCCAGGGTCACAACCGGCGGGGGACGCCGGAAAGCTCGGCTGAGCCAGGAGAGGAGCGGTCGAGGCAGCGCCAACACGGCTAACCCACGCCCTGGACAACACGCTCACCCGCCACCCTGGGCTTATCGGTGCGGTCCGCAGTGAACCGGGGGCGTGAGGGGATCGCGGCCCGGGTCGTGTTTCATGGGGGATGAAGCTCCCCGTCCAGGGTTCTCCCGCCTGCGACGACAGGCACCCGAGTCTCAGGGTCGCGAGGGCAACGCACAAACCCCCGACAACCCCCGGGCCTGACACCATCGCCTCGGGCCGCGATCATGGCGTTCAACGAGCCGTTCCAGCAACCGGTGACGGCCTTCTTCGTTGGCTCCTACATGGACACCGAGCCCGCCGAAGTCCGCAGCACCCAGATCCCCGCCACCGACGGACCCTTTGCCGGTTGGGAATTCCAGGTCGAGCTGATCGGCCCCGACACCCCGGGAACCGACCACGCCGCCTTCCTGATCTTCGACGACACCGAGGCGGGCGCCCGCGAGCAGGCCGTCGAGCTGGCCCAGCGCCAAGGCAAGAGCGTCGTTACATTCCGGACCGGCAGCAAGCCGGGGACCTTCTTCGGGCTGATCGGGCGCCTATAACGGGTGGCGTCCGGGTTAACAATTGAACCCCGGCTGACCTGCGTGAATGAAGGTTCCAGCTCAGGATTCTCACGCCCATGCTGGGGCCATGATGCGAAAAACCCGCAGAGACCTCAACCGGCTACAAAGGATCGTCGCCTGGGCGCTGATGCTGGCCGGCGCCGCAACGGCCTTCAACGAGCCCGCAGCCGGCGTCATCGGCGTCGCCCTGGGCGTCCTGCTGCTTCGGGCCAAACTGGTCTAGCGCGGGCGCTTGCCGCCCCGGAAGACCGCGATGAAATCCGGACTGCCGTTGGCCGCCCTGGAGTAGACGTAGGACGGCTGAAGCAACCGGTGCCGGCGCCGCCAGATCCGCTTGTTGCGGTGGACCTTCTCGTTGCCGACCAGGATGTAGCTCTGGCAGTTGTCGATGACGAAGTCCTCGTCGACGCCATCATGCTTGCTGTCGATCTCGTCCAGCTTGGTCGGGTCCCAGCGCTGGGTCACCCAGCAGGCGATGACGACGTCGGGTTGGTATTGCCGGACCGCGTCGCTGGCCTCCAGCGCAATGACGTGATCGCCGTAGCGCACCGGCGGCTGGTTGGACTGCAACGCCAGCAGCATCTTGTACTCGGGGCGCTCCTGCTCCCGGGTGTCGGTCCCGGGGATCCCCAGGGCCTGGCAGAGCGCGCCGTGGCCCGCGCCGATCTCAATGGCCGACCGGTCCCCGATGACCGCGCGCATATGGTCGACCAGCTCGGGGGTGGGGAACGAGTAGAGCCCGTTGCGCTGACCGAAGAGCAGCCGCTCCATCCCCGTCGTCCCCGCCCAGAACGCCGCCGGCAGGACTTTGAGCCGGCGATCAGCGTCAAGCGCCTCCGGCGAGAGATCCCGGATTTCGCGCGGGTCGACGACATAGGTAGAAGAAGGCACGCACGCCCAACGATCGCGCTGGCGGAGCGGCGATCACCCTCAAGGTGGACAGCCCGCCCCCAAAGATCTTGGCTGCCCTGGCTCATACATCCGCCCCTCCCCCGCTCTAAGCCAGGAGGGAAGGAACTCAAAAGATCTTGAACGAACCGGCCAACGCCAAGCCCCTTCCCCGGACCTGAAGAGCGAGGGAAGGAGCAAAGCCATGGAGGAGATCCCCGAACCGGGCACCGTCGACGCCGAGCTGTTCGAGGTTGAGATCGCCAACGACCTCCGCCAGCTCGTAGCGGCGCTCTACGAGCGCGGATACAGCCGGGAAGAGGTCATCCTGATGGCCTGCGGAGTCAACGTAGATCAACTAGGCCGGATCTATACCGAGAGTCACGAGGAGGGGAACTAAACCCGGGCCCAAATATGTTTTCCGTTACTGTCCGTGTAGGTGGTTCATAGATCGCCATCAGCTGGCAATGGACTATGTGGACGGGATACCTGCCCATAGTGGACAGGAGCCGGGGATGCACAAGTTGGAGCCCCGGATTTGTATTTTCCCCCGGGTTGAAGCCCTGGAAATAGTGGTCATCCCTGGACAGCGCTAGACATTATGGAGTGAGTTGATCTAGAGAATCTTCGATGAATAGGCAGCTATTAAGTGATCTTGGACCGGTGACCAATTTGGAGTGGTTAAAGCGCTAGTTGATCTTGACTGCCTGCCATTCCGCTGTAGGTGAGCTAATAGAAGTTGATCTTGCGGTCGGGAATTGCTTGTAGTGGTGTCCAGTAGAAGTTGATCTTGGAGTCTCTGAATTGGCTGGTGGGGTGCTACCGCGCAGCGGCTCGCGCTGAGGGGGTCTAAGGACATGTCCTTAGACCCCCATCCGGCCCTCTGTGCTGGCCGCTAAGCGCCTAACGGGCGCGCCTGGTAGGTGAGTGCTAGGCCGCTCCGTCCGTGCGCGTAGCGGCTCCACATGAGCCAAGGTTGAGATAGCGCCGATCGGTCACTGTGAAGTGCTGTGCGAATGCCGCCTCAGTGGGTAGCGGCGTGCCGCATCCGCTACAGAGCTGCACGCCATCCATGAATGGCGTGCGTTCCAGCTGGGCCCGCTCATGCGTGTGCAGGGCATCCCACTTAGTGATGGGGCCCGATGGCAACTCACGCGCACGCGTCTCCCGGTAGTCCATTAACAGGCGCTCTATCAGGGCATCCGGCCCGTTCGTGGTCACAAGGGCATCGATGATGGTTGACAGTTGCTCTCCGGTGTAGGTGCGCATGGCTCACAAACCCCCAAGCAGAGAGGCGCCGAGCGACCGGGCGATGCGCTCCGCACCGGCCGCAGTGTTGCCGTGCACGTCGGCAATCAATCGATAGGTGAGCGCGTCCCGCTTGCCGCCCGTTTCCAGGTGGTTCAAGTCGCACAGCTTGCGCAGCATGCCGTCGGAAACGCTTGCCAGCACGTCCCACGCGCGCTGTGCGTCGGGCGATTGCTGAAGCCGGTCGTTGATGCTGTCGAGGCTCATTGCTGCGCTCCCATCGCTCCGGCCGTTAGGGCGGCCTACCAGGGACAACGCTACCTTAGCGCTAGGCACACGCGTAGCCCGATCGGTCGAATCTCTCCGGCCGATCGGGCACACGATAATCCCCATTATCGAGCGGCCTAGCTGACGAATTCGACGCGTCCCGAATCGGTCACGTACAGCATCGCGGACCCGTAGGGGTGCGCCATGTCGGTGAGCCATTGCCCACGCTCGCCTAGACCGCGGTCCCAAAAACCCGCGCCGTACCGGTTGCGCGTGAGCCAAAAGTCATGACCGATCTGTCCGGGCTCCATACCGTCGAAGATCTCCGGCCGCTCCGCGAGGCATCCGGCGACGAAATCTTGCAGCTCACTGGCCATCGCCGTGAGCGCGTCGGCCGTGACGTCGGACTGGTCAAACCGCTGGTCAAGCGGCATGCCGGCATCGTCAAGCTCACTCCACAGTGCGCACTCCACATAGCCGAGGATCACCTCTGCCATGTCAACCGTGATCTCCATTGCCTACCCCCTACCCGTGCGGCCGGTCGGCGCCATGAGCAGCACCAGCGCCAACCATGCGCTAGGCACAGTGCTATCCCCAAGGGATATGCAGGGTTGCACCCAACTTGCTCCTAAAGCGCTAAGGGTGCCGTGTGGGGAACGGGACAGTAGACATGCCGGTACCGGCCTATGGATGGCCCCTGGGGGGCTGTAAAGCGTGTGAGCCGACGTACCGGCTCTTGGGGGTTAGAGCCTCAGCTAGGCCGCTAGGTGCCTGTTAGGGCCAGTGACAGCTAGATAGCCCTCATATCCGCTTGTGGGTTCGTAGGGGACAGATATGAAGGGGCGCCTGGTGATTTGGGGATCACCAGGCGCGGGGGAAAAGTCTTGGACTTTTGGCGTGACGTGCGGTTGAGCGGCTAGGCCGCGCGGGGATAGAGCCGATCCAGGTACTCACGCGCGATGCGTGCGCGATGCAGGCGCTCCCGGCGGATCATGTCCAGCGCGGACTCAATCTCCCAATCCTCGAATCCGTACGGGTGAGCCGCGACGCTGACCGTGATGCCCGTCCGGTAATCCGGCTCTTCCGCCTCACCGTAGAGCACGGAGTAGTGGTTGCCGTAGTTGTCGATGTCGAGGCAGTTGACACGCTCGGAGAGACGATCGGCCAGCCAACGGCGCCGGTCGCCATCCTGCGATGCCTCGAACATGTCCGGGCGCACGTGATCGCGGTTCTCGTGTACGGTCTCGCGGCTCCAACGGGGGTCGATCCAGCCGGACTCCATGTAGGCGCCGGTACCGGGCTCGCACCCGTCGCCGTAGACACCCGTGTCGGATCCGTCCGGGATGATCACGTCGGCCGTGTAGTACACGCCGGACTTGCGCAGTGATACGCGGTGGGTGTAGTCGATGGCGGCCTTGCACATGAGGGGGGCTCCAATCGCGTGGGGTAAGGGGCCAGCGTGCGCTAGCGCTGTGCCTAGCGTCAAGTTGCAAGTTGGTTGCCGAATCAATGGGGGCGGCGGGGAAAGTCTGAGACATTCGCCCCGCCGCGCCATCGCGTGAGGGCCCGCTAGCGGCCTAGCTTGCCCGCGCATACCGGCCCGATTTGTGCCTCAATTGATGCCTCAGCCGTCAAAACGGCGCCGCACTCGCAGCAAACGCCGAATTGCGCGCCGTATTCCTTTGCCATTTCGAGGGTCATGCGCATGTCCGGAGTCAAACGCGAAACAATCGCGGCGCCGCTGTATTTGAATTCGGCGGTAATGAGCTTTTCCTTACCGCGAACCATTTTGGTGTACGGGTCGACCTTTACCAGGACCTTGGCGTAGAGCTTGCCCGACTCGCGCCCGCGCTGGACTTTATAGACGGTCCCATCCAGCAAATACGCACCAACATCAATCGGTTTCGCCAGCGAGGCAGGCGCACCCGTACGGGTCGGCCGAGAGGTAGCCTCGCACGGTTTCCAGGGCTTATCCGTGAGCTGATCAATCAAGTGGCGGGCCAGTGCGAACGGCACGTAACCCGGGAGCGGCGCAAACGTGTGCTGCTTGCCCGCGTAGAGCTTGTGCAGGTAGGCGAGCATGGGCGCCGTTGCCTCACGCTCCCAGGGCCCTGGGGGGCGCTCAGGCATGCCGGGTAGCACCGGGCATGCTTCGAGCCGGTCTATGAGGTCTGAGGCACCGCGGAGCGACATCCGTTCGATCACCTCAGAGCCGGGCAGGCGGACAAGCTTGGACGTGTCGCGCGTGGCCATCATCCAGCGAATTCGGTTCAGCTGACCGCGTGAGATCTCCCGGACAATGCCGTAACCAGAGCGGGCGCCGGGCGTGGCGTAGCGCGTGCGCTCCGGTGCGACGTTCTCACCGTTGCGGCCGTCCGCGTACCTCTGGGAATCAATCCCGAAGGTCGAATAGACGTGACAATCCATGTCCGCCAAGAGGCACGGCACACACGTGCACTCTTCTGGGTGGTCGGTCGGCGGCCTGGCAATCGCGAGGGTCATGGTTGCGTCTCCCTTCCCAAACGCGCGGGAGCTGCACGCGCGTGGGTGAAACGATGCGCTAGGCGTGTGCCTAGCGCATCGTCCGATCGGAGGAGAGGTCAGGTGCGAATCAGTTGCAGGTCAGTCCGGCCGGCAACCGTGCCGTGTCTGGCCCGTGATGGCGCACACAGCCGTCAGGTACCCGTGCGCGAATCGCGCGGCATCCCGCGGTGAGGCGCCGATAACCGACGTGGAACGGTTCAGGTCGGGCGCACTGACGTAGGCGACCCAATAGGCCGTGCCGTCCGTGCACAGCTCAAGCCGCGTCGACTCGCGCAAGAAACCAGCCTCACGCATGTGAGTCTCCGCCGCACCGAGCATGCGCGTGGCGGCCTGCGCGTGCGTCTCTCGTTTGCGGCTCATGACTTGCGCTCCCCGAAGGTGATCGATTGCATCTGCCCTTGGCTGTTTTCGTCATTCGCCGTGACCTCTATGCGAACCCTGATGGGCCCACGCTCGCGAGCCAAGATCTCACGGCGGATCGCGCGGCGCGCCTTGGCTCGAATGCGTCGGATCTCGCCGCGCAAGTGAGCCGGCCCGTACCCGGGCGCGGGGAACGTGATCCGAGCGTGCCAGGCGCCGAAAGCGTCCGCCCACGTGTGGACCGTTTCGCCGTTCATCCGAAGCTACCGCCGGAAACGGTGGCGACGATGGAGCCGATCGTCTCGCGCTGGACGTACCCGCACGCCGTGAGCCAGTCTGGGTCGGTCGGCGCAACGCTGGACGTGGTCACGTCGGTACCGGTGCGCTCTACCCGGTAGATCTGTCCATCGGCTCTGTCATACGTCACGGGCGCCCGGTCGGGCGCCAGCGTGTACAGCACCCCCGATACCGGCTCGGCCGCCACCGTCAGCATGAGGGGTGCGACATGCTCCGGCAACGCGTCGGCGATCACCGGTGAAACCGCCTCGAACATCGTGCGCATGCCGGGCGTGTTGGGCTCGGCGCCCAGGAGGTATGCGATCACACGGGTGAGCGTGGAAAGGCTGTCTGAGTGCGTCTCGCCGGCTCGCACCATCACTGCACGGGCGCCGAGTGCTTCCCTGACGATCGCGCGGAAGGCCGTTGTGTCGATCATGCCTGCGCTCCGTTCTCGGCCGGTACCTGCGTCAGGGTCACGGACAGAGCCGAGACCTTGAGGTGATAGGCGACGCGGCAGGATGCGAACCACGTGCCGTAGTCGATCGTCTCGCCGTTGTCCGGCCTGGTGGCGCCGTTGGGGTTGGTCGGGTAGGGCTGCAAGAACATGGCGCCTGGGTGGGCGGTGGGGTTCCATCCGGCGACGTAGTGCGGGACCACGGTCTTACCGTCGTCCACCAGGAAAACGGCGCGGTGCAGGTCGGCGAGGCGGCCCGCGGAAAGCTCGCTGAAGTCGTCGCGCCAGATGGCCAGGCCGCGCCGCGTGTCGTCACCCTGGATCGAGTACCGGACCGCGTACCCGTAGGCCCATGCCCGCGTGACGTCGTGCGCGTCGAGTGCGGCCGAGAACGTGAGAATGCGCGGTGCGCGGTCGGCCGGCAGGGTGGTCGCGTACGCCTGGCGATCGGCGAGGATTTCGGCTGTTCGTGGCATCGCTTGGTACCTCCTAGCGTGGGGTTACCTAGCGATACTTTCACGGCGATATGGCTGCGCGTAGCGCTAGTCGGGTGCAGCTTGGGTGCAAAGCGAACGGGCCGCCCGACCGGGCGGCCCGTTGCGCGTGTGGTGGGTCAGAGCCGACGCATGACTGCGTCTAGGTCGCCTTCCGCGACTCCGGCGGCCTTGAAGCCGTGCGGATCGTCCGCGATCAGCCGTGCATTGAGATCGCGGTACCGCCTCGGGTCCTCGCCGCGCAGGTAGGCCGCGACGCGGTTCTGTACGGCATCGGCATAGCGCCAGCCGGCCGTCACGTTGGTCATGATGGTTGCCTCTGCGACGATGCCCGCGCGTGCCTCCGGGCACTCGACAGCGCGCAGGTAACCCGCCGCGCGGGCATCGCCAAGGCTTGACCCTGCCTCGGCTGCGCCCAGATCTGCGTCTGTGTAGGTGGTGGGTTCCATGGTGTTGCCTCCTAACGAGCGATCCGCCAGAGCTTGGCATGCGCCTAGCGCTGGCGGATCGGCCGAAGGGTCAGGAAGTCCGCTCGTATCCGTCGTTTCGGGGCGTCGGCTCTACTCCGGTCGGCCGTCCCTCTCGTTCCAGGATGCGATTCGCAACGGTGCTGATAGCTTTCGCCAATTCGGCAACGTGGGGAGCGTGCCCGCCCAACGTGACAGCCGTCTTTAGTTCGGCGCTCCAATCAGCGAGTCGGCCAGCATCGCAAGCCAGGTCCGCCTCAGTGTAACGAGTCATGCCGGCTCGCCTTCCGCGTCGGCTTCACTGTCATCGTCTTCGGTCTCGTCCGTGTCGATGTCGTCGAGAATGGCGGAGATCAGACGCGCGGCGATCTGGTACAGCGCGACGCCGGCCGCGTCCGTCAGGTCCGACGGCCATTCACCGCAGTCCGGCTCTTCCTGGTAGGCCGCGAGATCCACGAACTCCGCCCAGCGCGTGACGGTGTACACGTCGGGCGCACCATCGGCGATCTCGTGCCGCGAGTCGTCGCGCAGGGTGCCGTCGGGCTCGATCGTGTCGGCGACGGCGTCCCGCACCGATTCCAGGAACGCGGCGCCTGGACTGGTCATGGAATCCGGCGACGCGCAATCGGCGAGCTTGACCAGCTGATTGACGGAGAGTCCGCGGATGTCGGCGATGTTCATTGCTCTGTACCTCGGGTTTCGTTGCGGTGGTTCCGAAGCGCTAGGCGCACGCCTAGCTTGGCAGACGCCTAGCGCCTCGGTACATCAGACGTTCGGGTGAGTCTCGGCAGCTAGACCGCGACAGGGACACATGCCGGGTCCCGATCCTCCGGCGGCCCCCAATGGATTCCGGTCACATGGTCAGGGTTGATGAAGTGGAGCACGCCGCCGGGCGCCTCATACGAGAGCAAGCCCTCGGACTCGTCAAACTCGAACCGGTCCGACGTGGCGTATCCCCCGGTTACGAGGTAGAGGGTTGCGGCAAGGCCGTCACTGCACCAGGCCGCTAGCTGACGAGCGAGCCCGATTCCTGCGCTCATTGCATCATCCTTTCAGCGGCCGTAGCGGCGGATGAGGCGTGCGGAGTTGTCCGGGCCGACCTGGGTCACGATGCGGAAGGTCATGGTGTCGTGCGACGCGTCCGTGCGCTTGTTGGTGCGGACCACAATCAGACGTAGTTCGTCACAGTGGAAACCAACGCCGCGAACGTTGTCGTTGTTGTTGTCTGCGACCCATTCAAGCCGCAAGCGGTCGCCTGCGCGCAGGAGCCCCGCTATTGTCTGCCAAGGCTTGTCGTACTTGGCGGCAAACCCATAGTGGAACGCGCTTGCGCCCGGCGCGCTTTCCAGGTTCCAACTCTCGAAGCCGTTCTGGCTGTATCCGTACATGGTGACGTCGCAGGTGATTTCGCGATGCCTGTCGTTGCTGTCACGCTCGGACTGAAAGAGGCGCTGCTCTCGCGCCGTAAAGATCCGCTCCCCCGAGGTGTTGTCTAGGTGTGCGCGGATGAAACTCCGGCCCTCGTAGTGGTGGAAGGTGACCGAGTCGGCGAGCTTGAAGGCTGCGATGTCGTCAGCCGTCAAGGCCATTGCCTGGTTAGTCACGATCGGCGCGGCCATCGTCTCAGCCCTGCGCGATGCGGTCGGCGAGCTTGGCAGCGGCCCGCATCAGGGCGTCGCGGCGCTGGTAACGGAGCTTGCGCGTCTCGGCGCGGCGGCGGCGGCGGGCGGCGGCGTTCTTGTAGCTCATGGGGTGTACCTCCGTGGGTTGGTGCAATGACACTCCCATAGCGCTATGGCTGTGCATAGCACTGCGACGGGTGCAGGTTGGTTGCAAAAGCGAAGGCCCGGACCTGCGACAGGTCCGGGCCCTTGCGGGTGGTGCGCCCTACGCGCCTTCAATCGCCCAGCGCGCGGCGTTCTCTTCGAGGCGGTTCGCCTCCCTGGTGAGGTTTTCCGCCTCGGCTCGCAGGCTACGCAGGCACGCGGCGATCGATCGGCGGTCCTCGTCGCTCTTGCCCGCTCCGGCCATGGCCGGCAGGTTGCGCGCGAACCGAATCGGCGGGAGCTGGCCGAGCGCGACATACGCGGCCACGATGTCCCACGTCATATCCATGCCTCCGCCGGTCAGGGCTAGGCCGTAGTTCTCCTCGACCTGGACCACGCAGAGCGAGAGGTTGTGGATCTTGGCAGCGGCCGTGATCTCGTCTCCTCCGATGGCCGCGCAGTCGTACCACACGGCCATCATGGGACCTTCCACGCTCGACAGGAACGGCTCCACCTCGAAGAGCGCTTCGAACTCGTCGGCTGTAAGCGCGTCCGGGAACAGGTCGCCATCCTCGTACGTGCGGGACTCGGCATACTCGTCGAACTCGTGCCGCTCGTAGTAGCGCAGGTCGTCTTCCACCCAGAGCGCGGCCACCACGCCGCTACCGTCGATCAGGATGTGCTCGCGGCCGTGGTCGTCGGTGTGGGTGAACGACTGCCAGTAGGACCACTGCTCGTCGCCGAGCTGTTCCCGGTCCCAGTCGTTGCCGTGCACTCCGGCGTCCAGCGATCCGAAACTCAGATCCCGGGCGGAGGCTGCGTATGGGTCTAGCTGCGGGTCGTTGTTCGTCATGGTTGGTCTGCTCCTGCGGTGGGGTGATGTGCCTGTGTAGCGTGCCCTGGCCGTCGTTCGCGGCGCATCCTACGTCCGGGTGATACTAGGCGTGTGCGTAGCGCTCTGCCTTTGCGGCATCGATGGCGGCGGCGACCATGTCATGGTCGTCAACCGTCCACAGCAGATCTGCGTCGCCGCTGGCGTACACACCGCCGAGCGAGTCATAGCCGGTCTGTCCGTCGCGGGTGGCGCGAACGGTCACGTCGTAGGGCGTGATGTGCGCCTCCCGCTCCGCCGCCTGCATGGATTCCCGGATCGCCTCGGGGACCCTGGAGCTGGGCATGCCGGCCTTGCGCAGGTCCGCGGGCGTGGGAAGGATCGACGGCTCCGGGCGGAAGTACTTGTACGAGCCGTACGAGCCGTTGGAGTTGGGCACCGCGTCGGTCGGGTCGTCAGTCCAGGTACCCAACCACGACAGATCGGCGTCTTCGTCCGGTTCGGCCATGATGCGGATGTCCCAGCCGTCCACCGTGCCGACGTAGTCGTCTCCGACCTGGTCGAAGCTGGCAGCCCATGCCGGCGCCTCACGACGCCTGAGTATGGCAAGCGCGTGACTCGCCGGCAGTCCTGGGTACTCCCGCCGGACCCTACGGTATGCGGTGTATGTGGTGCTCATTGTCATCCTCCTGCGCTAGGCACACGAACAGTCTCTAGGCTGCATTGTCCCTGCGTATCAGCCGTTTGGCTGGAGATCCCGGTACATTTGGTGCTAGTGCTGTGCTTAGCGCTAGAGGAGTGTGGGGGCATGAAAACGCGCAGCCCGGAGCGAATTGAATTTCTCAATGACCTGCTCGAAACCGCCATGTCCCACGCCGGCTACGGCTTCTTCCACGTGGTGCGCTCCGACGACACGGACAAGACCAACCCGACCGTCGTCATCGAGGACAAGGACGACGAAAGCGAAACCCACACGGTTACGTTCGACACCTTGACAAAGGGCCTCGGTGTCATCCGGGCGGCCGTGCTCCAGGAAGTCACGGACCACGACGGCACGCACAGCGTGTACCACAACAAGAAGACGGGTCAACGGCTGTACATGTCCGCGTCGATGCGGGACAACATCCTGCGCGCCAACCGCACCAACGGGTACGAGGGCGACCTGGACGTGCTTGACGCGCTCGCGGTGCTGGAGTGCGGACTGTTCGGCGCGGTGGTGTACGCATGAGGGTTGAGCTTGTCGATCTTAGTGGTCCGCGGTTCGACGATGGTGATCGACGGCGCGTCGGCCAAGGGCTGTGCGCGTATCAGACCGGGTACGGCCTGCCGCACATGACATTCTGCGAGACCCGCCTGTCCGACGCCGAGCGCCGACGCGGCTCCTTCTGGTGCAGAGAGCACGAGCGTGACGCCGTGGATGACGGTCGGCCTGCGCTTAGGCTGCGCTTGGGGATCGGGCTGTTCGGCAGGGTCGTATACGCGTGATCGGGTGGTGGTTGTTGCTGCTACTCGTGTTCACCATGGCAGGCCACTACGTCCGCAGCCAAGCGAAGCCGTACATCGAACCAACGACCAAATCGGCACGCCCCGCTTCCGTGCGAAGTCGGGGCGGACCCGCGCGCTCAGGAGGATGAAGTGAAGGCGATACCCGTTCGACTCGCGGAAGAGGGGCTGATGTGCGTGCACCGGGCCGGTGTCAGCCGCGGGTCGGCCCCCGGCGGGTGCGGTGTGTTCGCGGACTTCGTGGTGCTGATCAACCCGCCGATGAACATGCCGCCGGTCTGCGAAGCGCACCTCGCGTACGAGGTCAGCTCTGCTCTGGAAGAGGGGTAGCCAAGAATCATGCATCCGAATCTCCACGAGTGGGACCTGATCGTCATCAACGACTCGGGCGGCAAAGACTCTGGCGCCATGGTTGATGAGGTGGTCCGCCTCTGTGACGCGGCCGGCGTTGATCGCTCCGTCATCCTGGTCATCTACAACGACCTGGGCAAGATCGCGTGGCCGGGCACCAAGGCGCTCGTCAAGGCGCGTGCCGCGCGTTACGGGCTCAACCTCGTGGTCGCGACCAAGGACGGGGCCAACCTGCTCGAAGACATGCGCACCCGTCGCAAGCGCGACGGTTCGCTGCGCGGTTGGGCGGACTTCCGGATCCGCTACTGCACGAGTGACCACAAGCGCCAGCCGGCATACCGTGTCGTCGCGGCCTTCTGCAAGGCATGGCTGTCCGGGCTGGGGCGGCGTGCCAGGGTGCTGTACTGCCTCGGGTTCCGCGCGCAGGAGAGCACCGGGCGCGCGCTTCGACCGGCTCTGGCGCCCAACGCTCGCTCATCAACCAAGACCACCCGTGAGGTCTGGGACTGGCTTCCCATTCACCACTGGACCGAAGACCAGGTTTGGCAGCGGCACCGCGACGTCAGCCTGCCCTGGCATTGGGCTTACGGCCAGGGGATGAGCCGGCTATCCTGCTCGTTCTGCATCATGGCCAGCAAGGCGGACCTGTGTACGGCGGCGCGCCTCAGGCCGGATCTTGCCGCCGAGTACCTGGCCGTCGAAGCCGAGCTTGGCATGCCGTTCCAGCCTGGGCGGCCTCTCGAAACAACGCTGGCCGGCGGACTCGTGAGTACCGGTAGTCTGGTCTGACCAATGTGTCCAATAGTGGACGGTAAGGAGAGCGACGTGGCGACGACGTCACTGAAAGTCGACTGGCCAGAGCCGGTCATCCAGGCGGTCTGGGACGCGTTGGTCGACCAGCCTGATCTGCGCGAAGCGTCGGGGCTGGAGCTGTACCTCGGGGTGTCCGAGGCCACCATCAAGATGAGCCTGACGCCGGCCCAGCTCGACCTGTTAGAGGCCGAGCTTGACAGGCATTCGGACTCGGAGCACGTGGCGACCGCGCTGCGCGACATCCGGGGGTACCGCGAGGCGGTTGCGGCCGTTAAGGCGCAGGAGAGCGTATGAACCCGGACCCGGAGCGCGAGCTGGCCGCCCAGCTCGGCTACGAGGTGGACTTCGCGGCGTTGAGCAAGGCGGGAATCTCGGAACCTGCCGTCGCCGCGTTCGTGACTTGCGCGGCGAACATGGCCTACGCGCGGTCGACGGTGACGAACGAGGATTCCGCCCTGGGCGAAGCGATGGACGCAGCTGGCGACCCAGCGGCCGAACGGTGGGCCAGTGTCCACCTTGGACTTGCTGCCGACTTCGAGGCTCGGGCCGCAGCCGCCGTCGAAGCAGCCCAGCCACTGGTGTCGCGCCTGGTTGAGCTGGGCATCCTAGTCGCCAGGTAAGCGCCCCGATCGACGCCTGACCGCTTAGGTGGTCCAGATGTACGAGACGCCGTCGCCGTTGGTGGCGGCGTCGACGTATATCAGGTTGGTGTTGCTGACGTTGAGTGTGACCTCTCCGCCTGGGCTGAGGTCGTATCCGTTGGCGGCGGTCACGCCGCTGCCGCCGACGTAGATCAGGCCGGTGTTGCCCGGCTTGGCGCGCACGATGACAACCGACGCGGCATTGGCGCCCAGCTGCACGCGGGTGCCCGCGGTGGTGACGGTCGCCTTGTTGGTGTTGACGGTGCCGAAGCCGGCGGGAGCGACGGAGAGGACTCCGGCGGTGCTGGACAGCAGCCGGCGGTAGTTGGTGCCGTCCCATCCCATGATGCCGGACGCCAGGACGCCGGTACCGGTGGTGCCGGTCGCCCCGGTCGCTGAACGCTGCCGCTCGAAGTTCGAGCCGTTGTACATCCACGGCGCCATCGGGGTGAGCAGCACACCGGACTGGGAGTCGGTGACGCCGTTCGCGGCCCGCTGGCGGACCCAGGTGGCGCCCGAGCTGTCCCAGATTAGGTTGGCCGCACCCAGAGTCGGAGCGGTGGGGTTGTTGATCGCGTCCGACAGCGCAGCGGCGGTCGGCATCCCGGCGTCGACAACCAGGTATGGGGCGATGGCGTTGGGGTGCGCGGTGATGTTGGCGGTGACGGTCCCGGATGTGTACGCGGTGATCCGCAGCCGGATGTAGCGGGTGGTGACCGGGGCGTAGTAGGTGTTGCTGGTGCTGTTGGCGGTGGGCCGGCGTATCCCACCGGGCGAGGGAAGTTGTCCGCGGGCTGCTGGAGGATGACGGGCAGGAGCAGCCAGTTGGTGTTGTCGTTCGACCCTTGCAGCGACACGGTGGCGGAGAAGGTGCCCGACAGCCGGAAGCTGATCATGCTGTAGGCGGCGACGTCCGTGCTGGCGATGACGTCGGTGTTGTTCGCGCCCGCGGAGCCGGAGTTGTTGAGGGCGGCGTGGGGCACGAGTGCGCCGGTGCCGTCGGTCTTGATGCGCCGGTAGGCGGAGGTGCCGTCCCATCCCATAAGGCCGGAGGCGGGGACGCCGGTACCTGAGGTGTTGTCGGCGGTGTTGGCGGTCCGGACCCGGTCCCAGGTGGAGCCGTTGAAGACCTCGTTGGCCGCAGCCACGATCGACGTGGTCGGGTTGGCGGTGGAATCCGCCAGGGCTGCGGCGCTGGCCATCTCGGTGTCGGCGGAGACCGAGGTGATAGTCTGCCCGGCCGGCATCGACAGGAACTCGATGACTCCGGCGGTGGTACCGCTGGCGATGCCGGTGACGTTGAGGCGGAAGTGCCGGTACGTGATGGGGCCGGTGAAGATGCCAGCGGAGCCGGTCGAGAAGACGATGGTGCCGGTCGATGTAGTGGCCATGACCGGGACGCTGACCCAGGTGGAGCCGTCGTTGCTGCCCTGGAAGTTGACGGTGGAGCTGCCGCCCTGCCCGGTGATCTGGACGCTGACCCAGCGGTAGTTGGACACATCAGTGGCGGCCACGGCTTGGACCGTGGTGGTCGAGAACGCCACTTCCAGCCGGGAACTGGCAACCAGTTGCGCGGACTGGCCGGTGTCCCCGGTGATGATGCTTCCCGAGGACCCTGATCCCCCGCCGGAGACCACGGCAACCGGGAGCGGGTTGGCGGTGTCCACCGTGTCGCCGTTGGACGAGATGGTGACCTCGCCGCCTCCTCCTCCGCCGGAGACGATCGCTACCGGCAGAGGGTCGGCGGTGCTGACCGTGGATCCGTCAGCGGTGATGGACACGGGCAGTGCGGAGGCTGTGGTGACGGCAACGGTGGCACCGGAGGCAAGGTCGACTTCGGCCCCCGCCGCGAGCGCAACCGGGAGCGGGTTGGTGTCGTCGACCGTGTCCCCGTTTGCGGATAGCGCGACTTCGGAGGCGACACCTCCGCCGCCGGAGATGACCGCGACTGGCAGCGGGTGGGCGTCATCGACAGTGTCACCGTTCGCCGAGAGCGCAACCTCGCTGGCCACACCTCCGCCGCCGGAGATGACGGTGACCGGGAAGGGGTTGGCCTCCGAGACCGGGTCGCCGTCGTGCTCCAGCTCCAGTGGCCCGGCGATCGAGACACCTTCGGAGAAGGTGACCGGGAGCGGGTCCTCGCCGTTGCCGATCTGGACAGACAGCGGTGTAGCGGCGGTGACGGCGACGCTGGTACCCGGGGCGAGGGCGACCGTCGTTCCGGCCTCCAGGGCGACCGTGGTGCCCTCTTCGAGGGCGATCTCGGCAGGCGGGGTGAGCGCGGTGATGGTGCCCGCGGCCAGTGCGACGGTGCCGGACACCGTGACCGCATGTGGGCCGGCGCCGATGTTGACGTCGACCGGGGTGCTGTCGTCCACCGTGACGGGCAGCGGCAGCGTGGCCGGGTCGATCGCGACGGTAGCGCCCGCGGCGAGGTCCACAGTGGCACCGGCAGCGAGGTCGACCTCGGTGCCGGACGCCAGAGCAACCGTGGTGCCCTCTTCGAGTCCTACGGTGGAGCCGTCAAGGGTGATGGTGGCGCCCTCGGCCAGCTCGATCACAGTGCCCTCGGACAGGACGACCGGTAGCGGGTAGGTGGCGGTGACCGCGACGGTGGTGCCGTCCGCCAGCGAGACCTCGGCAGGTGCCGCGAGGGCGGTGATGGTGGCCGAGTCGAGGGCGACCTCGGTGGGCGGGGTGAGCGCGGTAATGGTGGCCGAGTTGAGCGCGACGGTGCCGCTGACGGCGACGGTGTTGCTGACCGAGACGGAGGCGCCGGAGGCGAGGGTGACGGTGGGGTTGCCGGACCAGGTGACGGTGATCGGGGCGGCGATGGTGACGGGCAGGGAGGCGTTGGCAACGGTCACGACGGTGCCGTCTGCCAGGGCGACCTCGGTGCCCTCGGCCAGCTCCACTGTGGTGCCCTCAGCGAGGGTGAGAGGGGCCGCGACGCTGACCGGGACTGTCCCGCTGATCGAAACCGTTGCGCCGTCCGCCAGGGAGACCTCGGAGGACGAGCCGAGAGCCGTCAACGTGGCCGAGTCCAGCCCCACCACAGTGCCGGCGGCCAGCTCGACCGTGGTCCCGGCTTCGAGGGAGACGGTCGACCCGTCAATCGTGATCGAGGCGCCCTCGGGCAGCTCGATGGTGGCGCCACCGGCGATGGCGACGGGGAGCGGGTCGTCGGCCGAGACGTGGTACGCCTCGCCGGGTGCACCGAATTCGATCTTGGTGAGCGTGTGACGGACGCCGTCGACCTCGTCGGCGACACCCCGCGGTCCGCCGCCGCCGTAGATTGCCATCTCGGACACTGTGGCTATCCCCCACCCTTACGGATCATGCGGTGGTCGAGTCGGTGATCAGGCCGAGCGTGGCCAGGGCAGTAAGCAGCGAGGTGAGCGCAGTTCCATCCGTGCGTGAGCCGGTGACGGTCGGCTTGGCGGCGGGCGTCGTGCCGTAGAAGCCGACGTTGCCGGCGATGGACAGCGCGTCATCGGTCTTGAGAACGTTCGCGGCGCTGCGGTAGAGGTTGGTGTCTGCTGCCGCGGTGCCGTCGCCGAACTCAAGCCGGCCGGAGCCGAGAACCGCGAAGCGGGCGTTGGCGTCGCCAACCACACCGAAACTGCCTGCCGTGGTGCCGGTACCGCCGCCACGGGCAATTAGCCCGTTGCCTGTTGCGTTTGCGTTGGTTGCTGTCAGCGCAAACAGGGCGGCCTGGCTAGGTGCGACCCAGAGCATGTCGTCGGTCTTGAGGTTGTCGGCTGCGGACCGGTATAGGTTGGTGTCGGCGGCGTTGGCGCCGTCGCTGAGCAGGATCTGTCCGCTGTCGGTCAGCCGGATCCGGTGGAAGGCTTCGCCTTCCTTGAGGATCCTGACCCCGTCGCTGCCAGCTGCTGGGCGGAGATCTGCGGCGATGGAGGGACCAACCTGGGCTCGCAGAGCCGGGGAGGCTCCGCCGGAATAGACCAGGAGTCCGCCAGTGCCGTCTCCGACTGCATTGTTGATCCGGACAGTTCCGATGCCCTTGGCTTGCAGGGACATGGTCTGGTCGGTGTCCGAGCCGACCAGTTTGATCCCGGCGTTTGTGATCTGGGTTGCCTTGGTGCCGCCGTCGAACGCGGTGATGGCGGCAGCAGCCGAGAAGGCGTCGTCCGTCTTAAGCGTGTCCGCTGCGCTGCGGTAGAGGTTAGTGTCTGCACCGAACAGGATGCCGGAGTTGGCGACCTTGACCGAACCGACCCCCTTCGGTGTGAGGACCAGGTGGTGGTTGGCCGACGAGCCCTCAGCGGCGATCTGCGGGTCGGTCCCGTTGTTGTTGAGTTTCAAGTAGCTGGCAGCCGGACCGACCTCCAAACTGTCATCGGTTTTCAGCAGATCTACGCCACCGCGATAGAGGTTTGTGTCTCCGGCGACAGCGCCGGATCCCCAGGTGACCTTGCCGGAACCGTCGATGAAGTACCGGTAAAACGCGTCGCCGGATACCGTGGCTCCGAAACAATTCCCGGCGGCGGCTCCGACCGATACCGCGACGCCATGTCCAGTGGCGCTGGTGTTGGTGACGGTGTGCGCCCATACGTTGGCTTGGCTGGTCGAGACGATAAACGCGTCGTCGGTGCGCAGCAGATCGGCTGCCGAACGGTAGAGGTTGGTGTCCATGGCGGTGGCTCCGCCGGCACCCCAGTCCATTCGCCCGCTGTTGCGGAGCTGGAAGCGGCGGTTGGCCTCCCCGGTGACCTTGGTGTACAGCAATACGTTGCCACTGGAGGACACGTCGAGATCCTCGGCGATGATGCCACCGGGGTTCGTGCTGGTGAATTTGAGGGCGGCTCCGACCCCTCCGAGGTGGAATGAGTCGTCGGTCTTCAGAGTGTCGGCGGCACTGCGGTAAAGGATGGTGTCGCAGGCCGCGAGGCCAGTGCCCCATTCCAGCTGGCCGCTAGGCCGAACCACGAACCGACTGGTGGTATCTCCAACAACCGCGGAACCCAGCAGGTAGCCGGAGGATCCGACCGCTGTGGCGGTGGAGAGAATGCTGCCGTTTGCATCGCGGTTGTCGATGTACAGGCTAGCGCCGGAGGCGGTTCGCAGGACGGAAAGTCTGTCGTCGGTCGTAAGGGTGTCTGCCGCGGACCGGTAGAGGTTGGTGTCGCTTGCCCAAACGATCTTGACGGCTGACCCCATGCTGAGGTCGCCGGACATGGTGTCGCCGGCCTTGAGGACCCGCAGGTTGTCGGCGGTGGCCTGGGCGGTGGAGACCGGCTTGCCGGCGTCGGTGGTGTTGTCCACGTTGGACAGGCCGACGTCGGACTTGGTCAGGACCACGTCTCCGGTCCGGCCGGCAACGCTGTCGACGGCTCCGCCTCCCCCGCCAGCGGAGGCGTAGAAGCCGAGCATCTCCTCGGGTTCGGCCACGGGAAGCCCCTTACGACCAGAACTTGACGTTGTAGACCGGGGCGCCGGGCGAGCGCATGCGGACCTCGGCGATGCCGTCGGTACGGTCGCGTGGCAGACGGATGACAATGAAACCAATGACTGCGGGGATCAGTTCACAGTCGTCCCAGGGCGGTTCGGGATCGACGCCGTCGCCGCGGACGTAGATCTCCGCGGCCCCGTCCACATTGAGGACCCGGGCTTGACGGTAAGAGGCGTCAGGCTCAACAACCTCGACCGTGTCGGGCGTGAGCGTGCCGTTGAAGATGCGCTTGGCCACCATCGTGTGCCGCCTCCCTCCGACCTGATCTATCGGTTGGAGGGCATGCCGCCAGGGTGGTCAGCGGAAGCGGTCGAGTGCCGCCTTCCATGCGTCGGCGGAGGCGGTGTCGATGAGTCGGTAGTCCTGTCCGGCCGAGCCGGTACTGTGCCACCAGTTGACGGCTGCGACGTTGCGGCTGGCCAGGTAGTCGACGCAACCGGTGATCCAGGCGGCGCGGCCGGCCCCGGTGGTGTCGCTGCCGATGCGCAGGGATCCCAGCTCAGGAACGACGAGCGTGGCGCCGAGCTGGTGGGCGGCGCCGATGGGGATGGCGAAGAACTGCTCGGGCGGCTCGTACTGAGCTGCGGTGGTCTCCAGGTAGCAGTCCCAGCCGATGTAGTCGCCGATGTAGCGTCCGGCGGCGTCCTGGGGTGCCCATTGCTGCCATACGCCGATCCAGTCCGTCCAGTCGGTGCTGTAACGGTCGCTGGCCTTGTGCCGGGACGGGTAGAGGGTGTGGATAGGGACGAGCTTCACCCGCTCGGCGTTGTCGTGGTACCGGACGGTCTTGGCCAGTAGCGTCCAGCGGCGGCGGTATTCCCGGCTGAGCAGATCGCCTTCGGGCTCGTGGTGGTAGGTGAGCCAGGCTTGCGGGACGTCTGTCGGCATGGTGTCGAGCCAGATGTTGATGGCTGCGGTGGCGGTGGTGTCGTTGGCCCAGTCCTTGAACGACAGCCACGGGATCACACCGGCCTTGCGGAGCAGGTTGACCGCAGTGGAGGTCCAACCGGGGATACCCTTGCCGGGCGCACCGAAGACTCGGCTGGTGCCGACCTGCGGGTACGTCTGGAGTGCGATGGCCAGCTCGGCAGGTGAGGCGTTGATCCCGACCTTCATGCCAGTTACATCGGCTGCGTGAATGAACCTGGACAGTTGTAGTCGTCAGGTCTACCCTGAGTGAACCTCTGGTGCCTCGCGTCACCGGTGCGTTGGGGTAAGGCCCGTCCCGTGGGCAAGCACGGACGGGAAGGCGCCGTCCTTTTGTGCATGGCGAGGGGACGGCGCTGGCCCACGTGCCCCGGGTGGGAGTCGAACCCACAACGCGCCAATTTTAAGGTGGCCGCTCTTCCGGTTGAGCTACCCGAGGCTCACTCAGATCAACGAGCTAGCCCGCTACGGGTTACAACAACGGTCGGATCACGGTCTGCGGTTGGTGGCTGAGGGCATCGACGAGTGCCTCCGCGTTGAGCATCGCGGCCTGAAAGGCAGTGGTGGCGGACCTCTCTCGCCAGAACCGGGTCACGACGACGACCCGAGAGCCGTAGCGCTCGACGAGTCGGTAGGGATAGCGGGTGAGATCGAGGTCGATGCTGATGAGGTCGCCGAGGTCGTCGAACCAGACGGTGGATGAGCGCACCGCTGTATCTACAGATTCGGCAAAGCTCCGTTCGCCGAGTTGTCGAGGATCACCTCGCCATCGCCGAGCATCACACCGAGGTCGTGGGATCCGCCGGCCAGGAAGCTGACACCGGACCCGCGCAGAGCGTCGGTGGCGACGACCCGGTGGGGTCGGACGATCACCTCACCAACGATGAACTGGTGGGTCCGGTCACTGCCGTAGCGCAGCGGGTGTGCGAGGTCGGGCACCTTGCTCGCGCCGACGAACAGCACGGTCCCGTCGCCCTGATGCTGGACGTAGAGCCAGGCCGGCACGTGGACTGCGTACCGGCCGAAGAGGATGCGGGCGTAGTCAACGTCGTCGGGCATGAGGTCTCCTCGGGTGTGGGGAGCCCAAGGGTACCTGCCACTAGGCGTATGCCAAGCGCCTGCAACTGACCTGCACCCAGAACGCCGCGACGGAGGTCGAGGCCCCTTCCCTCGACCTCCGCCCACTGCGGCTGGACCGACGGCCCAGCCTTCACCCGCCGACAGGTCCGCGGGTTGGCCGCTGCAATCCGCACAGGTATGGACCCTGCGAGATAGCGGTCTGTGCCCGCGATCTGTGGGGAGGCCACGCGCCTTCTTCTGGGGAGGTGCGCCTTGGCAGGTGACCGGTCAATCCATCATGACTGAACCTGGACGTTGTGGACAGGCGACAGCCGTTGTTTCACTCAGTCGTGTGGCATGAGCCGGCGGCAGGCTTCGCACCGGCTCGCTGCGGCGTGGGACAGGTCGCCGCCCATCTGGAGCAGGTTGTCGACGTGTGCCGGGTCCAGCTCGCCGTCGTTGGCGACCTCGGTGATCGCGGCGACGACGCTGTACATGGTGAGCTGCCCGCCGGCCTCGACCATGTTGCTGATGATCCGGCTCCGCTCCGGGAGCGGGACCCGGTAGTGGGTGAAGACGTCGCGGAGGACGTCGTTGGCTTCACCTTCGATGGGGATGTCGACGAGGCCCTGGACGGCGTCGAGGGCGGGCTCCAGGCCGCCGAGAACCTCGTCGACGGTGGCGCGGGCCCACTCGTAGACGTCCTCTTCGCGGCCGGCTCCGCGGCGGGTCCAGGCGCCGGTGGCCGAGCGGGTGTCGGTGGCGCCGTTGGTGCACCACCACCGGAACAGGTATCCGTCGATGGTGGTCTTCTCGGTGCCGGTGAGGCTGTTCTTGACCTGGAGTCCGACCGACCAGGTGTCGTCGTCGGTTCCGGAGCCGGCGATGGTGCGCATGTACTCGGGCACGATCAGCCGCAGGTGGGTGCGGCGCAGGGTGTGGACGAACTTGTAGTCGGCGAGGATCTCGCCAGCGCCGTAGCGGGCTTCGATGCCGTTGAGTGCCTGCTCCAGGAGGCGCAGGTTGGAGAAGGGCTGGATGGAGGCGCGGGTGATGGCGGCGCCGGTGCCGGCCGCGACGAGGAGCTGGAAGTCCTTGGTGCCCGACCGGCGTTCGGCGATGCCGCCGCGGAACCAGTAGTTCAGGGCTGGCTCGACGAGCTGGGCGGGGGCCTTGGCGGTGTAGGTCTTGGTCAGGCCGCAGGCTGAGGTGGCTTCGAGGAGGGCGTCCTTGGTGAGCCGGTACTCGGTGGCCGCCGCGCCGGTGCCGATGTGGATGGCGGCGTCGATCGGTTCGGTGCCGGCCTTGGCGTCCAGTCCGTGTTCCCAACCGGGGTCGACGGAGAAGCGGACGTCGTCGCCGACGCTGAACTCGTGGGTGGACAGAGGTTCGGTGGAGGCGAGGACTTCACGAACAGCGTCGAGGCTGAGAAGCTTCGGCTTCATCGCCTCGACGGTGATGGACTGTCGGGTCATGCCGACTTCTACCGGTGGAACATGCAAGGTTCCCCGGTAGAAGTCGGGCGGTCTAGTCGGAAGCTGGAGCCTGACCGCGTAGCCAGCTGACGAGCCTGCCCATCCCGTCGTTGACGCCAGCCTGGTAGGCGAGAATCGCTACCGCGACGGACAACGCGAGCATGCCGAAGACGATCTGGGTCATGCCCACACCCATGTGCAGCCGGGTGAAGTTGTCGGCTGCCAGGTAGATCAGCCGGCCTGCCATCAACGGCAGTGCCGCCACCAATGCCGTCCGAATCAGAGTCCATCGCATAGCGCGTGAAACGAGCCGCGGACAGCTCGGGTTACGGGAGTGATCCAACGACACCTATCAACCTTTCGGCCGAGTGAACTGATCAGAGGTTCGGTCGTAGGCTGGTCAACGGTTCGAAACCGCGGGTTCACTGACTGATCCGCGCCACGCAGGGTCACCCACGGCCATGGGTGACCCTGCCATTGGAGGAAGCTCACCCGCTCCGAGCACCATTCGGAGCGGGTGAACCAGCGGAGCAGCCCACCGCGGTAGTGGTTTGCCAGGGGGGTTGGCGATGCCGCCCCGCTTACTCCACAGGATGCGGGTGAGCGCCGCGAATCGCCAGGTTCATTCATCCGGCCGGGTGTCATTCACGTTGACCTTGTAGTCGCGCCGGGTAGCGCTGCTACGGTCACCTGGCGTCGGCGGATCTGCCGGGCTTAGGCACCTTCCGCGCGCCCCCAAAATGGGCGCCCCGTTGGTCCTCCCTGGGGACATCAGGTCCGCCGACGCGCTCGTGGAGCGGGTCACGGCTTCTCCGAGGGGAGCCGGCGCGCGAACAGATCCATGTGCTCGACCGCGGTGAACCTGTCGTGGACGGCCTTTTCCAGGTCGATGCCAGCGAGGTTGCAGGTGGCCTGGAGGCTGAGGAAGACGTCGCCGACCTCGATGTACAGCTCGCGCATCCATTCGTCCCTGGTGCCGCGCTGGCCTGAGTCGGCCTTGACGATGCACCTGCACACCTCGCCAACCTCCTCGGCGAGCACGAGGCCCCGCCAGAGCAGGTTGTCACCGGGGAAGTTCCGCGCGAGCCAGACCGCAACCCGGTCGGAGTAGTCGTTGAGGCTCATGCTGCCCGCTCCGCCCAGTCACGGGCGACCGAGTCGACGAACCAGGCTCCGCAGTCGCACTCGTGGTCTGCGCCGAATCGGCCGTCGGCGTGGTCGGCTCGCAGCTTGCAGACGCAGGTCTCGCCGCCGGTTTTCCAGATCGGCCCGGACCACTTGCGGCAGGGCGCGCTCACTCCTTCTCCCCCATCAGTTCGGTGTTCTCGCCGAAGGCGTCGACCGGCTCGCCCTCGGGCAGCTGGGTGTCGCCGCTGGCCTCGACGACCTCGATGGCGTGCTTGATGACGGCGTCGCGCCACTCGGGATGCTCATCGCCGAAGCGCAGGACGGCGGCCTCGCCTTGGATGTTGGGGCGGCCGGTGCTGGAGCGGGCCATCTTGGCGTGGACGAGTGCGGGGACCCTCTTCTCGTCGAAGTAGTGATACCCACCAGCTCCGACGACGATCTTCCGGTACGCGGTGAGGACGCGCAGAGCGCTCCACAGGTTGTCGAAGCCGGTGCCGAAGCGGACGCGCACGACGGCTTCGCGGAACGGGCTGCCGAGCTTGTTCTTGGTGACTTTGATCTTGGTGTCGACCGCGACGACCTGGTCCACTGTCTCGCCGGTGAGGGCGTCGATGGCGCGGGCCTTGATCGGCTTGATCTGCTTGTAGCTCATCCGGAGCGAGGCGAAGTACTTCAGCGCCTTGCCGCCGGGGGTGGTCTCGGCAGGCGGCATGCCGGGGCGACCGCCGCCCATGTCGACGGCTTCCATGAGGTGGTTGAGGAAGACCGCGGCGCAACGGTGCTGGTGGATGAGCGGCGTCATCCGGATGAGCAGCTCCTTGATCTGGCGGGCGCGCTCCATCGCTCCGGTGCGCCGGTCGAAGTCGGCTTCGAGGATGGACTTCGGGGTCATCTCGGCGACGCTGTCCCAGATGGACAGTCGGACCTTGCCGGATTCGATGATCTTGCGGGATGCTTCGGCGCCCTGCTCCAGCCAGTAGGGCTGGGCGAGAAGGAAGGTGGGGTGCTCCACGTCCAGGCCGAGGCTCATGGCGTAGTCCTCGTCGAGGGCGTGCTCGAAGTCGAGGTAGAGGATGTGCTCGTCACGGCCCTCGGCGATGATGCGCCGCTGTAGCTCGACCGCGGTCTGGAGTGCGGTGGTGGTCTTGCCGGAGCTTGGCTGGCCGTACAGCTCGGTGATCCGACCGATGGGCAACCCGCCGATGCCGGTGTTGTAGTCGATGGCCAGGTTGCCGGTGGTCAGTGCCTCGGTGGGTGGGACCACTGCCGACATCGGGCCGACCGACACGTCGTACTTCTTGCTGATCTCGCGGAGGAGATCGTCCATCGAGGGGTTGGGGTCTTTCGGCACGGGGCTGGCTCCTCAAACAGGAACGCCCACTCATCCCGAGATCGCCAAACCAGGGTGAGTGGGCGTACCTGTGTTTCTTGCGAAACCCCCGGTCGGAATTGTATTCAGCCGGGTGTTCTCTTTTCAACCGGCTGCTTCTTTCTCGACCGGGTTGCTCCATACCTTGCGGTGCCGGTGACGTCGAATGTTCCGAGTTCGTTGAAGCGGTCGATCATCCACTTGGCGATGAGATAGGCGGCGCAATAGTCGGATGCGACCTTGCGGGCGATTGCCTTGTCTCCAGCGCGGAGGATCCGGTGGGACAGGTCCGGTGCGGTGTAGCCGAGGGCCTCCGCGACCGGGACCACCGCAGCGGCTCCGGTGCCGCGCTCCAGTCCGGTGTACACACGGCGCCATTCGATGGGGGCGGCGAATAGCACCGAGCTGAGTGATCCGAGGTAGTCCATCCGCTCGACGATGCGGCCCTGGAGCCGGCAGACGGCCTTGGTGGTCGTCATGTACGACACGCCGTGCGGGAGGTCTTCAACGACCATCAAGTCGGGAGGGTTGGTCTGCATCCACGGACTGGTGATGAGGTCGAGGAACTGCTTCTCGGTGCGGCCCCAGGAGTCGTTCTGCTCGTAAACACGCCCGGCGTCGTCCATGACGCAGGATGCGGAGTATTTGGCCGCCAGGTCGACAGCGAGGATCTTCACACGCGCGCCTGGCACGTGGTGCAGGGGTAGGCGGCGCAGACCTCGTGGTCGCCTTTGACGGACCGGAAGATCGGCGGGTCGATCGCGTCGATGACGGCGAAGGCGAGTCTGATGTGGGTGATCGGGTCGCAGGCGTCGGTGTGCCGCCGGTAGCTTCCGGGGACGTACGCGCAGTCCGGATCAACCAGCATCGCTGTCCGCCTCGTCGAGGATCTCGTCGAACTCCTGACCGCGTTCCCAGCGGGCGAGGTCGCGCAGGATGCCGCGGGCGGCGGCACGCCAGGCGGTCTGAACCCGGTCGGGGACGTCGTCCCAGTTGGGAAGAGGTTCGCCGTGGACGCTGCGCCACTCGGTGTTGTGGGCGTACGCCTCGAAGGCCGTGCGCCCCAGCTCGTCCAGGACGGCTTCGAAGTTCGCGGTCACAGTTGCTTCTACTCGCACGAGGTTCGGTTGTGCGGTCAGGTGACCGGGATGGCCCAGGCGGCGTTCCAGGTGATCGGGCCGATCTCACCGTCGGCGCCGAGGCGCTTCTCGGTCTGGAAGGCGAGGACGACCCGCTTGGTGTCCGGCCCGTACACGCCATCGACGGTGATCCGCCATCCGCGGCGGCTCATCTGGCTCTGCCAGACCTTGAGGTTGGCGTCGTACTTGTCGGGGTTGTACTTGATGACGTAGCCGGGGTAGGCGGGGAAGCCCTTCGGCGGGGCCGGAGTAGGTACCGAGCCGGCGTCGCGCCACATGTAGGTGCGCTCGTTGGCCCGGGAGCGCCACCAAGAGATGTGGCTCCAATGGTCGTGGCCGGAGCCGGTGTAGACCTTCAGGTTGGAGATGCCGTTCCACCGCGCCCAGTAGTAGACGGGTTTGTCCGCCCAGGGCTTTCCGATGAATTCGCAGAGCTGTGAGAGTTCGCCGCGCATGAGCCGGGCGAGCAGCTGGGCGTGCTTGGCGCGCAGGGCGGGGTTGTTGCGGTGCGAGAAGTCGCCTGCGCACGCCCAGTTCATGTTGAACGGCTTGCCCGGTTCGTGCCGGCGCGAGTAGTCCGATATGGACAGCTTGTAAGCCGGGACGTGGAAGCCGTAGGTGTGCGCGGCGTTGCCGCAGCAGCCTGAGTTGGCGCCGCCGATCGCGACCCAGTCGACCATCTCCGCGGTAACCGCGGCACCGCATTCGCACGCCATACCTACATAAGCGGCAAGATCAGCTGCTGCACCCGGTCCGCTCCCCGGCAGGGATGGTGATGTGAGCGCTGTCAACGGTACTGTCTGCTACCAGGACTAGGCGATACGGCGGTGTGAACTTTGGGAAGAGATGTCGTGGCGATCCTTGACGCCATCAAAGAATTGGCCGGGCGGATCACCGAAGGAGAGTCGGCACTGTTGCGGCTCTACTCGCAGTACGCCGAGCTAGTCGACGAGGCGCTTGCGACCAACCGGACCAACATGGTGGGCATCTCCTTGTACTGCGAGGAGCCTGGCGGGACGACCTCTGCTCGATACCGCGCGGAGCTGGTCCGGCGGGCAAGCGCGAGGAAGCAGCCGGCGAAGCGGGGCGGGGCACGTCGCCGTCCGGCTAGGAAGGCGGACCCGAGCGACACCCAACTCGTGACGTCGTCTGAGATCGCGCGGATGGCGGGGGTGAGCCGAGCGTCAGTGGCCAACTGGAAGAACCGGTACGCCGACTTCCCGAACCCGGATCCGGGCGTGGACTCCTCGGCCAAGCTGTATCGGCGGCCCGAGGTGCGTGATTGGCTGATCGCGAACGGGAAAATCGCCGGGTAATCAACGAGGGCCGTCCGCACCCCACAGGCGGACGGCCCTCAGTCGTTGGAGGTCGATCCTGATGCACGGGGGCACACCAGGATCGACCAGTTACCAGGTTAGCTAATCCCGTCGAGGATCAAGCCGAAGTCGTAGGTCTGAGCGTCGGACTTTGCGGCAGCAGGCGCGGGCTGGGTCTGCTCCGCGGGCGGCGGCGTGCCGGTGCCCAGCAGGTCGCCGAAGTCCGGCGGGCCGGCCGGTGACGCGGGCTGTGCCGGGCCGGCGGTTGCCGGTGCCTGCTCTGCGGTGGGCACAACGTCTGGGCTGGGGCTGGTCCCGAGCAGGACGTTCATGTCGACGGCCGGTTGCGCGGTCAGGGTGGTGGTCCCGCTGCTGCCGAGCAGGTCGGCCAGGCCCTCGGTGAGGGCGGCGGCGCCGGCCATCTCGGTGCCGTCGGTCTCTCCGCGGGCGATGCGCCACCGTTCGGCGATGGAGTCCAGATCCTTGAGCAGCCAGGCGGTCTGGACCTTCCGGCCGCAGGCCCGTTCCAGCTCGGGGATGCGGTTCTGCTGGTAGGTGGCGACAACCGTTGTCTTGATGGCGTCGTTGGCCTGCCAGAGACTCTGTGCGCCGGCCTGGATCTCGAACTTCTGGAAGCCCTCGTTGGTGCATGGGCCGAGCAGGAGGTCCCGGCCGACCAGGGCGCCGTGCTCCTCGGCGATGTCGATGAGGCGGTTGTAGACGCCCTCGGTGAAGTCCCAGACCACGTTGGCGCAGGTGAAGGGCTGGACCAGCTTGCCGTCACGGGTCATGCCGTACTTGACGACGTTCATGGCGAAGCGCCGGTCGGGGGCGAAGACCTCGTCGGTCTGGGTGGACCGCTTGCAGGCTGGGCAGTTGGCGGGGTCAACACCCTTGTCGGTCAGGATGCCGTAGTCGCCGAGACAGTGGGGGCGGCCGACGAAGTCCATGTCGTAGTCGACGTAGGTGCCGCCCTTGCGGCTCTCCTTCTCGACCTTGACCGCGACGCCGTTGACAATCTTGGGTGCGCGCAGGGTGTGGACGAAGGCGAAGGTGGGCTTTTCAAGCAGTACGATGCGGGCCTTCTCGTCCTTCTTCAACTTCAGTCGGTCGAATTCGAGGGCGCCGGTGGAGACTCGCTTGTGAACTGGGTCGAAATCGATCTCGGGCATGGCCGTCTCCTGATTTCAAGGGGCGGGCGGGACGCGACCGCGCAAAAGGTTCTGACGGCTTTACCTACAGATTCGACTTCGACCAATTCACAAAGACGATCTGTCCATGGTCGACAATGGGGACACTCATTCCTCGGCGGATGAGTCGGCAAACAGGGTCTTGCTGTCTTCGAGCTGGTTGGCGATGGCACGCAGGTCGCCGACCATGTCGGTGATTACGCGCACCGAGTCGCAGCCCACCGGTGCGGCGGCGAGCTTGTATCCGAAGGCGGCGAAGATGGCCTCCAGCTTGGACAAGGGAGGGATCCGGTCGCCGCGCTCGTACGCGCCGACGACGACTGCCGGGATCCCGGATCGCGCCTGGAACTGCGACAGGCTCCAGCCGGCTGCGTTTCGCAGTTCGCGAATGAGCAGGCACAACGGATGTGGCTTTCCTGAACGGTATCCGGTCGATTCAGCCATTTCGGCCTCTTCATTTCGGACTTCGGTTTCGCTGAGCACGACGCTCCTCACCTGAGGTTTTCTACGTCCTCTACTACCTGCTCACGCCAGTCCGATTCGCCCGGCGCTTGGTAGCCGGGGTCTGTTTCGCGCGCCATTTCTATTTCGGCCATTACGGCGGCTGTGTGTAGCGCGTCGTGGACGCCCCGGATTCCGTCGCGGTTGTGGACGGCGGCAGCGTCCAGGCCGTGGGCGTAGGTCAGGTGCGCTCGGAGCTGGTAGATCTCCAGCGGGAGGTGGTGCTTGTGTGGGTAGGGGCCGGCGTGGGTGTCGGCCCAGTACGCCTCCAGGACGGTGGCGTCACCGACGCCTTTGCCGATGCGCCGGGCGATGGTGCGCAGCTTGTCGAGCCGTTCGGTGAGGTAGGCGGTGCCCTGTTGGCGGGCCTGATCGGCGGTGAGGCCCAGCGCCTCGAACTCCTCTCGGGACAGCACCAGGGCGCCGATCTCGTAGGCGGTGGGGACGCCGTAGAGGACCCGGCCGGTGACGGCGTCGCCGCGGGCTTCGCGTTTGCGGATCACCCAGAAGCATTTGTGGTGGTAGCCGCGGACCATGCGACCGGTGGCCTTGGACAGCGGGCCGTCGGGCATCATGTAACCGAAGATCTTGACCGTGGAGTCCGGCTGGGCGTACTCGACAATCATCTTGGTGGCGGCGGCTCCGGCCGCGATGTTGTTTTTGCAGACATAGCAACGGATCCCGTTCACCGCCCCCGGCGGTAGACGTATCGCTGCTGGGCGCTGAGTGCTTCCTGGACACACTGCGCCGGGTCGAAGCCGAGGTCGTCAGCCCACCGGACCGCGGAGACGATGAGGTTGCCCAGTTCCCGGGCGACGCCTTCATCTGAGCCGGCGCCTTCGATCGCGTCGCGGGCGATGCGGGCGATGTCGCCCGCTACGACAGCTGCGCACGCGGCGACGTGGGTCAGGCTCATGGGGTCCGAGCCCCAGATCTCGCGGCCGGCGCGCAGGATGTCGTTGGTGCCCCAGCCGGGGTCGGATCCGGCGGAGTCCGGGTCCAGCTGGGACGGGCGGGGGACGAAGACCAGCTCGGGGGCGACCGCTCCCGGCGGGACGGGCGAGTAGGCATCGCTGGTGACGTAGACGTTGAGCCCGGGTGGGTCCCACGAGGACACCATCGAGGTGACATTGAGGTGCTCCGGCACCCGCAGCGCCCGGCGCAGATCTTCAGCACGGATGAACAGTCGACGACGGCGTGCCGTGTCGGGCATCAACGGCTTCTACCTCTCCAGGTGGGACTCGAACTGCATGAGGCGGAGCACTGCGAGGGTGTCCTGGCGGACGCTGTCCAGGCCGCGGTGCAGGGTGCGCAGGACGTCGACCGCCTCGTCGCAGTGCGACGCTGCGTCCTGGGCTGCGCGGACGGCCCTGCGGGCTTCGATGGTGGCGAGGTTGGCCTCGGCGGCACGTTCGCGGGCAGAGGAGTACTCATCTCCGCGACGGACCGGGGCGGAGCGGACCCGCAGGATGGCGTCATCCCACGCCTCTTCTGCGTCGGCGGTGCTGCGGGCTACGCCGCGGTGGGCCATGGCGCGCACGCGAAGGCCCAGGGCGAGCAGGTGTTCGACGCGGTCGAGCCGGCGGCGGACGTCGAGCAGGTGCTCATGTACCTCGTGTGGGGCGGCCTGTGTGCCGGGCATCGGCGGCAGCTCGCCGCGCAGCAGGATCGCCTCGGTGAGGTGGGTGTTGAGCCGGTCCGCGAGGTCGCTCACTGGCTGGCCCGGAGTAGGCGGTCGCGGATGGCGTTCTTCTGCTGGTCAAGCTCACCGATCTTGGCTGCGCCCTCGACCGGGTTGTAGCCGTGGCGGGTCACGAGCTTGGCCATGACGAGCCGTTCGCATTCCAGTTCGAGGAGCTGGTAGGCGACGGCGGTGGTCAGGCCGGGCAGGTCCCGGTAGCCGGGGCCGAGGATGCGGCGGAGGTCTTCCTCCTCCAACGTGATGTCGATCTTGGCCCACACGTTGGGTTGCACTTCGCCGGACCAGCCATGACGTACCAGCACATGTACATCTACCTGCGGAACTGGCTCTATTACAGGGTGATCCCGTCGAGCAACGTGCTTGAGTCGACGTCGGCGGCGTCGAAGTAGAGCTTCGCCTCACCGAGCAGCAGGTATACCTGCGCCAAGTCCTTGGTACCGAGACTGGTACCGACCCCTAGCGACAGGGGCAGCTCTCCGTCCGGGGTGCGCAGGGTGAGCTGGTGCGGGCCGGGGAGGCTGTCGAGGAGTTCGAGGAACCTCTCGTAGCCGGCTGCGGTGGGCATGTCGAGGAGTTCGAGGATGAGCTGACGGCCCTCCTCTGTGGAGGGTTGCGCCGGCGCGTGCGGCTCGGCCTCGGAAGTGCGTTGTTGCGGCACGACAGGCGGCGGCGCCGGCTCCGGGTCGCGGCCGAGGGCCTGGCGCAGGACGTCGTAGTCGATCTCAGGGAAGACCTCGACCTCTTCCCCGGTGTCCTCGTCCTCCTCAATGGACGGCTTGAGTTCGTACTCGACCTCACCCTTGACGATGAATCGGTTGTCCTCGGTGACCTCGATCTCGTAGGGGCTGCCCCACTTGCGGCCGAAGTGCCAGTCGGCCTTCATGGCGGGCCATCCGTCGACAGGAAAGATGACCGCCGGCTGGAGGATGCGGATGACGTCCTGCGGCAGCAAGGTGCGGTGGACATAGAACTCCAGCGCATCGTGGACGTTCATGACCAGGTGGACCCGGTCGGCGATGCCGGCCGCGCGCAGGGCGCGTTGGGCCCGGACCATGGCGATCTTGACGAAGTCTCCGGTGGCGGAGCCCTGGATCGGGTAGTTGACGCAGGCCCGGTCACCCTTCTGCCGGATCCAGCGCTTCTCCGAGCGGTACTCCCAGATGGGAAGCTTGCGGCCGAACCGCGAGGTGACGTAGCCGTAGGTGCGGCCCAGCTCGACCTGCTTGGCGGCCCACGCGGCGATGCGGGAGTAGACCGAGAAGTACTTCTCGTACAGCTCCTTGGCTTCCTCGATCGGGATGCCGAGCCGGTCGGCGAGACTCTTCTCGCGCATGCCGTAGAGCAGTGCGAAGTTCATCGTCTTGCCGATGTCACGCTGGTCTTTGGTGACGTCCTCGACGGAGACCTTGAGCATCAGGGCCGCGGTCAGGGTGTGGACATCGGTTCCATCCGCGAACGCCTTGAGCAGCGCCGGCTCCTGGGCTTCACCGGCAATGGCGCGAAGCTCGGCCTGGCTCAGGTCGAAGCCGAGGATGTAGTGGTCGGGCGGGGCGACGATGACGTCGCGGAAGTTGAACTTGAAGCAGGTGTCCGGCGGCGGCGGGAACTCGTCGCAGGTGCACTTTGGACCGTGGGCCTGCGCATGCTGGGCGTGTGCCTCGCGGGCCGGCTCCAGGTCGTAGTGGTACACCTTCGGCGACTGCTGGTACGGCGGATCCCCGACTGCGAAGCGGCCGGTGACGACGACCGCGGACATGTGGTTGGGGTGGGTCCGGCCGTCCGCGGCGTAGGCGTAGAGACCCTCGTACTTCTCCAGGTAGGTGCCGAGGAGCCGGGTCATCTCCTTCCAGTCGCGGATCTTCTGCACGACCGGGTGCTTCTTCGCGAGGCCGGCGAGGGCGATCTTGCCGGTGGACATCTTGCGTTCCTCGGGAGGCAGGTCCCGGGTCTTGGCGGTGTAGACGGTGGTGCGGAAGCCGAGCTGCTCGAACAACAGCTTGGACAGCTGCGGCGGGGAGGCGATGTTTATGGCGACAGGCTGTCCGACCATGTCGGACAGCTCGCGCATGATCTCGGCGTTGTACCGGTCCCGGAAGGACCGCAGGGCTTCGGCAGTGCGTCGCATGAGGAGCCAGTCGTAGCGGACGCCGAAGTCCTCCATCGGAGGGATGCACTCCTCGACGATGCCCATCTCTACCGGGTAGAGCGGCTTCTCCCGCACGTATTCGTGGTAGCGCTGGTGCAGCAGCAGCGAACCGACGCTGTCCTCGCAGGCGTAGTTGAAAACTCGGGGCTCACGGGGGTCGAGGGTGTTGAACCGCAGGTACTTCCGCTTGTTCTTGGCCAGCCCGGGAAACAGCTCGTGCAGCTCGGTCATCTTGATGCCGAAGATCTCCCAGGCCAGGTACTTCAGACCGAACTGCGGGTGCTCCGCGGCAAGGTAGGACTCAACCTGGGTGTCGCTTCGGACCGGGAAGTAGCCATCACTGGCGCGCACCTGCTCGCCGAAGTCCGGGTCATCGCTAAGGAGATCCCGGAACCACCTGGCAAGATGCCTTAGCTCGAACGGGGCATTGTGTGCGACGCCGCGTCCGGTGTTGAGCAGGGGCCAGAGCAGCCGGGAGGCGTCGAGGTTGTCCAGGTTGGGGTAATCATCGTGGCCGAGTGGGGCGTAGCGCGCCCAGTCGGCTGAGACGGTGAAGCTGATCCCGGCGACGAGAGCGGTCTCGGGGTGCAGCGAAAACTTCTCCCGCTCCACCCCGAGGTAGCCGGTCTCGATGTCGAAGGCGATCGCGTCGTCGCCCTGGGACAGGCGGTCGCAGAACCGGGCCAGCTCGTCGATCGAGTTGATCAGCCCGTAGTTGCGCGTCACACAGGCTTCTACCGGCTCGACGCAGCCGATTGAAGGCTGTGGCTAGCTGTGCAGTCCCGGGTCGGCCAGGTGTTCCTCGACGGCCCGCACGGACCTGTCGTTGGCGTCGGCCTTGGCTGTCAGCAGGTCGTAGTAGGCCCGCGGCACGACAACAGCGGCAGGCTTGCCGCGGACGGAGATGCCGATGGCCTCACCGGTCACGACAAGGCCCAGCAGCTCGTCGAAGCGACGTTCGAACTCTTCGACGGAGTAGTTCCTCATGAGGTCCGCTCATCGCGGCGGGCCTGGATCCGGTCGCGAGCGGCCTGGAACCTTGCACGCCACCGCTGAATGCCCTCGTCAGTGATCGCGAAACCCGCTTCTTCGAGCTGACGTCGGCCGGTAATCCGGTAGGTCTCAGCGTCAAAGTCGGTAGCGGGGCGATCGTCCTCAGTCTGCAAGCGGCACCTCCTATTAGCTAAAGGGTCCCTGGGTCACGTCCAGGATGGGCCAGTCATCCCCGAGCACCCGCCGGGCGACGTCGGGCTCAGTGGTCGCGAACTGAGCATTGAACCGGGTGGCGAGCAGCACCTCGTGTGCGAGGGCGACTTCGATGCCGAAATCGCGGGCGATGTTGCCGACCGGCAGCACCTGTTCGAGCGCCATCTCGACGACGAGAAAGTCGGATCCGTCGGAAGTGAACCACTCCAGCAGCGCGAGCCCGAAGGAGCCGCGGTCTGGACCTTGGACGGCAATCGCCTGCGCCAGCGAGACCGCAGAGATGGCGACCTGCCGACCTTCGTCTCGAACCTCACTGATCAGCTCGGCGACAGCCAAGCCCTCAACCGGACCACGGGCGTATTGCCTGAGCGCAGAGGCCGCCAGGACGACAGCGACCTGGTTCACCCTTGGGGAATTCCGTACTTCTCCCGGAACATCCGGCTGCGTTCCAGCGCTGCGCGGCCGAGCGGCTGAGCGAGCCGGTCACGCCAGGCCGACTTGCCCGCTTCAGTGATCTCATACCCGACCGCGCGAAGCATCTCTTCGAGGCGGCTGGGGTTCATCCGGGCGCGGACCGCAGCAGCGACGTACGCAGACACGTTGGGCTGTCCTGCGAGATGGTCAGCCACATCGTCAGGGAGACTGATGGCGATCTTCTTGGTCATACCGCCATCATACCGGGCGGGGCTTGCCCGGCAATGGCTACTTGAAGATCGCCATGACCTTCGACGCGACCGACTGGAAGACGCCGATCATCTTCCACGGTCCGCCCTCGGCGACGGCCTTGACCTCGGCCGGTAGCTCCTTGAGCGCGGTCAGCAGCTTGAGTACGTACTCCCGCACGTCCGGGTCCGGGATCGCGGCGACGATCTCCTCCGGGTCGAGGTCGCCGTCCTTGAGCGCGAGCTTGATGCTGCCGACGGACTCGAAGACCTCGTCGAGGAGGTAGGCAAGGTTCGGGTACTCGCTCTCGAACGACATGCAGTCTCTATCGGCTGGACCTCAGGCGCCGCGCCAGGTCCGCTCCAGCCGGGCATAGGTGCGCTCGGAGACGACGGCGCGGACGGCTTCGCGTTCCGCCGGGGTGCGCAGGTTGAACGGGTAGCGGTCACCTTTGACGCTGTTGCACAACGTGTGGGTGAAGGTCTTGTTGGCCTTGCCGCGCCGGCCGCCCTTGGACATCGGAACCTGGTGGTCGAAGTTGAACGGCTGCCAAGCTCGAACGGCCTCGCCGCAGATGGCGCAGGTCATGCCGGGGAACCACTTGCGTGGGCTCTGGGCGCCGTGGGCGCGGGGCTTCGGTTCACCCGTGACGACGGCCAGCCGGCGGGGGCGGCGGATCCTGATGCGACGGGACGGGGCTGGCACCTCTCCCCCACCCTCCGAGGGAATCAGTGCCAGCCCCGTGTCTGAGTCCGGGTCGGGACTCGGGTCAGCAGCAGCCGTAGAAGTTGACGCTGAAGACATTGACCAGAACGTTCAGAAGCCCGTACATGTGGATCCCTTCGGGTTTGCATTCACAGCGCGCTGACACTTCGGTTGAGCCTGGGGCCCCCGCCGGTCAGACGGTGGCGGCTGCCGCACGGGGGCTCCTGTTTCATCGGCTCGACAACTCATCGAGAGTGCAGGGCGGGACTGGTCTTCCCCCGTCCCGAGTTGATGGTCGACCAACCCGGGACTACCGATCCCGCCCTACACCCCCAACTCCGCGGCTCGGTGGCGGAGCCAGGGGGCCGGGGCGTGGCGCCCCTGGGGGGGAGCGCGCCGCACATCCAGGGAAGACGCTTGCGGCTACCACGACCCGGCCCAGTTTGTGGAGGGTGCCAGCCGCAGGAGGTACTGGCACCCACCCTGTTCTACCGACGAGGACGGGGGTTTTCCGCGCTAGAGGATGAAGCCGGCTGGTGCGGTCGGCACCGCCAGCTCGGGTCGGGCGTCGTCCCAACGGGCCTTGTGCGAGATGTGCATCCGCCGGCCGGAGGGCTTGTTGGTGCACGGCATCTGCGGGCCAGCACCACACCCGCGGCATCTACGGGCTCGAACGACCTGCTCCGCTGGGTCGGTTACCCGTCCCACATCTCGCCTCCGTGGATCATCGTTGGTCCCCTGTGGACCTTTTTCATTCATGCCTCACGACCGAGGACGAGGACGACCGCAGGGCCATCGCCCTCGTCCAGCAACAGGCCGCGCACCTGATCCGGGTAGCCATGTCCCACGGGGTCGCGCTGACCCGGGACGAGGAGCCGGAGAATCCCCGCGTTCTGGTGCTGCACTACACACCGCCCGATGAGGACTGGCCGCCGATCACCCTGACCCGCAACTCCCCCACCTGGACCGTGGGCGAGGTGGAAGGCTTCAACGATCCGCCCCGGTTCTGGGTGTATAGAGCTGTCTCGACGACCGGCTTCATCCGGATCACCTCCGCCATCGCTGTCTGGCGTGGCAACCCGCGAGGCGAACCGGAGGGGTGGTTGCGGACCTGGGACGGCCGCTACGACGTCTCCCGGCTCAGACCCTGACGACCACCTGGCGGGGACCGGCCCAGATCGCTGCATCACGACTACCGGCGATCGGGACCCGGTCCTCGCACCGGCAGTCCAGCGGGTGGTTGTAGACGGTCACCAGCCGATAGCAGTCGGGTCTGCCGTTGACGTTCGGGTGACACAGCCGCTCGCCGTTGATCCCGCTGTAGCCAGCGTCAGGGGTGCCCACGTCCCGGCGTCCACAATGGGCGCACGTGCCGGTCTGGCGGTCTAGGCGCACAACCACGGTCTGCGCTCCCTGTCGAGGCGGGGGAAGAACCTGGACGGGCGGAAGGCGGCGGCGACGATGCGACCCCACGCCTCTCCACGGTCTTGTTGATCTTGAACGTATTGCAGGAGCCGGCGCGCCGTCGGATCGATCCGGCGCAGGGCCGGATGTCGAGACTCGGCGACCTTGACCCCGCCCGCCCGGAACAGCTCGCCGGTGCGATGTTCGGCATCCAGGGCGCGAAGCACGCCCACCGAGTAGCCGAGCCGGATCAGGACGTGGGCGACCAGGCAGGACGGCTGTCCGAAGTCGACATAGCGAACCGGACGCTCGTCGGTCACGCGGCGGTCCTGGCGCCACGGGTAGTCCCGGGCGATCTCCTCCAGGACTTCGCGAACCGCCGTGACAGTGATCCGGCGGCGGGTCTTTACAGCGGTGGTCAACACGCAAGGCTTCCTTTCAACGCTGAAGTACGACTCCAAGCGCGGCTGGACTCTTCTTGCTGCAACAACGCGGTGGTGAATTGGGCCAGCCGGCGCGTTAAGCGCCACCCCCTGCGGGCTCGCGGGCGCACTGACACCGGGGGTCCGGGCATGTTCGCCCGTCCTCGCAGGGGCAGTCGAATCCGCCGCAGGTGAACGGGCGCACCAGCACATCATCGGCCGGGGGCGGGAGACGCTCGTCCGGGTCGGTCACGTGAACGTCCTGTCGAAGACGATGAGCTGGTCGACCAGGCGCATGGCACGGGCCCAGGTGAGGGTACGCACCAGCAGGTGATACTTGCCGTCTGCCTCCCAGTGCAGGACCAGCCATGGTTGCCTGCCCGGGGCAATGCGGTCGCGGACAATGCGCCACGGTCGGGGACATGAGCACCGGCCCCAGTCGTCACTCCACAGTGGGCAGCCGGCGTAGTGCAGGGTCACACCTGCTTCTACCGGCTCGGCAACGTCAGAACTGCGCCATGACCAGCCCGACCAGAATGAGCGCTAGCCCGCCCCAGAAGGAGTACCGGGAGCAGACCGGAAGGCCGGCTAGGAAGATCAGCCAGCCGACCGTCTCACGCAGGTACCGGCTGCGGGTCACCGAAGCGAACCCAGTTGTGTAGCTCGGCGATGTACCGGGCGGTCCGCTCGTCGATGAAGTCGGCGATGACCTGGTCGGTACGAGCCGGCGGTGCGTCCTGCGCGGTGACGCACCAGCTGCCGATCAGGTCGTTCTCGTGCGCATACCAGCGCAGATCCAGCAGGTCGGACGTCATGCCATCACCAGCTGGGTGATCCCGGCGAACGGATCCGCGGTGCAATTGAAGGTGCGATGCGCAATGAGGATCGCGAGCACCTCGCTCCTGTTCCTGCCGTCGGAGGCATCCACCGGGCGCTTGCAGCGCTGGCAGTGGTAGTAGTTCGCCCGGGTGGCGTGCACGAGCCAGTCCTTCATGTCGTCCATCGCGGATGATCCAGTTCCTGTTACCTGTCTGCCGAGACCATGTTGTCCGGGCAGGAGCATTGGGCCTTGCCGGGCCGCACGACCTGGAGGTCGCACCCTGGCCGGCATGGAAACCAGACGTTGCCATGCCCGTCGTCGACGACAGGGGGCATGGGGAGCGGCGCCGATGTCGGGGCCAGCCGCGCAACCTGGAGCGCAACCCACAGGTCTTTCGCGAAGGACCCCGGTTCGACATCGGTGGAGTCGATGGTGCAGGTCCGGTTCTGACCCCACGCCGAGATCCGCAGCCGCGGACCGTAGAACTCGACCCGGAAGCCGGTGTTGGTGACCGGGCGACCGACGAACCACACCGCGCCCCGGCGCAGGTGCGCCGGCAACAGGCCGGACTCGCGGGGATAGAACTTGGGTCCGACCACAATCCTCGGCTCGCCGAGCCCGAGCGCCGGGATGATGGCGTCGACGACTTCAACAAGCGGTCTCTGGGTGGCTATCCAGTCCTTGATCTGGTCCGCAGTGGCGCGCCGCGAAGACGGAGCGCAGTTGTCATACATCGAATGTCACCCCCGTCACCTGCGTGATGCGAGCCTTGAACTCCTCGACCGTCGGGTGCTCGCCGCGGTCGTTCTCCATGTACATGAACAGGTCGTCAGCCTGGCCAGGGTCCAGGTCGAGCAGCGCCATGGCGCGCTGGAAGACGTCGTGGAAACCCTCACGGAGCAGCCGGCGAACGTCCAGCCCGGCCAGGTGGCAGACCCACCCGGCCAGGCAGTACGTCGATCCGCATTCGCCCAGGTAGCTGTTCTGATCCCAGCGTCTCGGATCAAACTCGATAGCCTCGACTGCCGCCCGCAGCCGCAGGGCGTCCACCTTGTGCATGACGGCGGTGCTCACACCAGCTCCTGGACGCCGACGGTGACCAGGAACCGGCGCGGATGGGTCCCGGCCAGGGTGGTCACCTCGAACAGCTGCGGCATCACCGGGTCCGGGGAGATACGGTACTGACCGATGTCTTCCAGGTCGGTGCTGCCGTTCAGGCCGAACCAGACGGCATCCACGGCCCAGCGAGCGACCGCCTTGGGCGTCACCCGCCGGGTCGTCATGGCCACCTTCCCCCGCACCCGCGCGACGTGGGCGGCGGCCAGCCGCTCGCGCAACGTGGCCGCCGGCCCCGGCAGGAACGCAAGCTCTTCCTCAAGCGCCCGCAGTGTTTCTGTATCGGCGCGAGACAACGCCACGAACGCCGCGTCGTAGTCGGGCGCACGTGTCAACCGATCGCGGACTTCGGCCAGCCTGGCGTCGAGCGGGCTGTCCAGCGCGCTAGCTGGCACCGACAAGCTCCCGACGCTCCCCGAGTTCCACCTGGGACACCATCTCCTGGTAATGGCGGGTGATGGCTGCCTCGACGAGGCCCTGTTGTGGCGGCAGCACGGGGGCCGCGGTGAGGGCGAGCTGGCCGCCGGGGGTGTAGACGATGCCGGTCACCGCGGCGACCTGGGCGCACAGCTCGGCGAAGTTTGGCTCGCGTGGCTGCTCGGTCTCCGCGTCGATGACGGACATGAAGTAGAAGATCCGGGCGGCCTGGTCGGCGGTGAAGCCGAGGTGGCGGACGACCTCGACGATCTGCATGGCGTTGTCGTCGGCGTCGACCATCGGGCGTCCGGTCGCCAGGAGGTGCGCCGTGCCGGCGAAGCAGGCCGTGGTGCCGCAATCGGTCCGGCGGTTCCAGCCGAGCTGGCTCCACCCGTCAGGGTCGGCCTCGATATGAGCCAGGGTCGCGCGGACCAGCGGTGCGTTGGTAGCCGGCGCGGGGTCGTACTTCAACAGAGCCTCCAGGTGTATGGCCGCGTGGACCTGCGACGCGACCACGGCTTCGGGGTAGGGCACCGGGCCGCGGGCGGTCTGGACGGGCGGCCTGGTGACGACGACGATCATGCGGCGATCTCCTTGGGTTGGGGGCGGATGTCCGCGTCTGGGCAGGACATCGAACGGGAACGGTGGCCGGGGCAGCCGAGCGGGTTGACCCGGCAGATGAAGCCAGCGCCGAGCGCAGGCTCCCTATTGGCAACAACGACGAGGCGGCGTCGGTGACGCAGGGCGCGGCCGACGATGTCGAAGTCGGGCGGTGCGACGCTCACGGCTGGACCCCCACCGGCTCGGGCTCGGGCAGCGGCTCCTGGTGCGAAGGCGGGTCAGGTGCAGCTTCCGGCGGCGGACCGGCGTCGTCGAAGAGCGGATGCAGCCGGACATCGGACGGGTACTGGTGGTTGTCCGGCCGGACGCCGCGCTGCCGGGCCACGAACAGCGCCGGGCCGTAGGTGTAGTCCCCGCCGGTGACGTTGCCGACCACCTGGAGGGCGTCCTGGTAGGCCGGCAGGTTCTTCGGCGTCAGCGGCTCCGCGTCCGGGCTGAACATGCTGCCGGTCTCGACGAAGAACTCGATCGGCGGCTTGTCCTCCTCGGTGTTCGCCGTCCACGTGACCCAGTCCTGCACGCCAGCCTGAGCACTGCTGGCGAGAACGCCGATGATGTACTCGGTGAATTTCATCCCCGTGCCTTCCTCCACTGTGGAGAGAGGGGCACCGGACCAGGCGCCGGTATTGGGCCGGCAGCCCTAGAGCGCTGGGAATCCGCTGGTCCAGGCGGAGCGCCTCGGCGCCCCTCTCACGGCAAGAGCGTAACCAGGGCAAATCACGCTACGCAATCAAATCCGCACAATGCGTGTCAGATCCCACGAACGGGTGAGTCTTGCCGCGGGCTCTTGCTATTCCAGCAGCACACCGGACCGGGCCAGCGCGGACGCGCCAACCCGGCCGGGTGATACTGACGCTGCGCATCAACGAGCCGCGAGCCAGCCATCGATGAACGCCCGCAGGTATGCAGCCCGCTCCTCGGGCAGGTCGGCTGTCCGAGCCTTGAGCCCGTCGTACTCCAACTCGGTCACGCGCCAACCACGCAGGAACGACCGGCGCATGACAAATTCACGGACATCCTCATAGGGATACTCAGCACTCGGCGGCGACGCTTTCATTGCCCCCGCCGGATCTTTTCTAGCTCAGCTCGCAAGGCATCCATCGAGGAGTAGACAACGAGGTTGGCATTCAGCACCTCGGCCTTCATTCGGGACCACGCTCGGTCCAGAGGGTCAGGCGCATGCTCCGCGTTGAGCGTCTGCATCCGCGCCTGCCGTCGCGTCCGGGAGACCAAATCCTTGTCCTGGATCAGGAGCCCCTCGGTGACTCGACCATCAAATCCGTCGGGGTAGTGATGGCTCACCCACCATTCACCGTCCGCACGGTGTGCATAGGTGATGACCTCGCGATGCTCCATCGCCAGGTCGCGCGCCAACGTCGCCGCGGTACTCGCACCGCTGTCCATACCGAGTGCGGCAGCAATCTCCCAGAGCCTGAAGTCTTGCCCGGTTCGACTGGGGTCCCTCAACCAATTCAGAATCATCGACGCCCGACGGTGCGTCGCGGAGGGCTCAGCCGCCGGGTCCCTAGGCGTCTCAATCGGCGCGCTCACTGCGACTCCCCTCTCAGCCATGCGGCCAACGCCTCATCCGAGAACCCGTCGCCCTTGATCAACGCTGCGACCCAATCCGCTCCAGACCTCAGCCGGCCAGCGGCCATCAACACGATCTCTTGGCTGCCCTGGCTCAGCGACGTCTCACCGGCGGCGAGTTTGCTGGCAGCCTGCTCCACGATCTTGACGGCAGCTATGAGCCGGTCAACCAGGTCGTTCGCGACCTGACCCCGACGGGCAGCGATCTCGCTCTCCGTCGGCTCGGGCCGCACGAGCGGCCGGGCGCGGGCGCGCACCCCAGCAACGGCGTCCTTGACGGCCTCCGGTCCCCCGGCAAGGGTCTTTTTCTGTTCGTCAGCCGGCAACTTCGCGATATCGGCAGCCGCTCGAACGGTTACCTCTCCTCGCGCGACCGAATCTGCCAGCTCTGACGCGCCACGGTTGAGTACCGAACGCGCTCGCTCCGCCCGACTGCGGCTGACTCCTACCTTCTCCGCAGCATCAGCGAGAGAAATACCGCCAGTGGCGGCATTTTCCGAGGACGGCCGACCGCGCCCCAGCTGCGCCAGGCGGGCAGCAGCCAAGGCGCGCTGATCTGGGTTGAGGTCCCGCCGTTCCAGGTTCTCGTCGGCAACGAACTGGAGCGCGTCATCCCAGGTACCGGCGAAGTCGACAAAGTCTCTCGGCTGGGTCTCGTAGCCGGCGACCTTGGCCGCCCGGTACCGGTTCCGGCCGTCGAGGATGGCGCCCTCAAAGAGCACGATCGGATGCCGAAGACCGTTCACAGCGATCGAGTCGGCGAGCGATCGCAGCCGGTCTTCAGGGAAGAGCGGGAACACCTCGGCGATCTCGTGGAACTTGAGCGCGGGCACTACGGCCCGCCGGGGGTTGACGTCATGCTTGTACCTACAGATCCGGGCCGGCTCCTTTCACCCGGACGGGTGAGGACATCGTGGTCACGGGGCGCGGGATCGGGACTGCGCTAGGTTGCCGACGTGCTCAACTCAAGCCGTCTCATGAGCTGGTTCAGGCGCCAGCCGCTCGTCCGAATCGCGCTCTGGATAGCCCGCACGATCTGGCGGATGCTCCGCTGGGAAGATTCGCGGCGGACGCTGCTGCTTTTCGCCACCTGGGGTGGCGGCTGGATGCTGCTCGTATCCGGCTACATTGCCGGGCAGCTCCGCGGCGGCTGGACCTGGCTGGTCGCGATCGGCGGCGCAGTAACGATCGCCGCCATGATCTCCTTGATGAAGGCGTACGTCATCGCCCGCCAGATCCCGGCCTGCCAGATCTTCCTGACGAGGACCGACCCCGCCGACCGGGGATTCTGGGTCTCGATCGTCCGCGACGAGACCCAGATAAGCCGTCCCGACCTCGTGTTTGCATTGGTCGGCGCCTTCCCGGAGCTGGCGCTTGCCGAGGTCGAGGGCGGCAACACCTGCGACGTCTGCACCCACCTGATCGTGAAGCATTCCCTCGCGAGGCTGGAGACAGCCGGGCAGGTCGCGCTCGTGCCGGCATGTACCGAGTGCCTCAGCGGGTTCTGTACCAAGGTGTGATCGAAGAAGGGCCTGACCGGATGGTCAGGCCCTTCTTCTACGGCTGGATCAGCAGCCGCTGTCGAAGCTGCCGCCCGACGAGCCGCCGGAGTCGTGGCTCGAATAGCTGGAGTTCGACGAGCCGGTGTCATGGCTTGGCGCACTCGGAGCCGGGCTGTCACATCCACCCCCGGCCGGCGAGCTGTCGCTGAGGGCCGGCGCGGTGAAAGTGGTAACCGTCGAAGCCGGGTCCCAGAAGTTCAAGTTATACGGCGAGCCGTGCGCCGCCCGGGACCGCGCCTTGCAGGTGTTGCAGTCCGGGAGCCGGTGGTCCTTGCAGATCAGGTTGCTCATGTCCTGAGGGTCACACACCGGACTACCCCCGTATGGGGGATCTCCGTAGACCCAATACCGAACCTTGAGGTTTCTCCAGACAACGCCGGAGGGTCGGGACTCCCGACCCTCCGGCTGGCCTCGATCAGGCCCTGCACCGCGAGATCGATCCAGATTCGAACTCTCCTTCAATGGAGCCCCGCCACGGCGGGGAAGGCCCCCCATAGGTGCGGGGCGAAGGGCGGCACATCAACCATGCTTCCGGCTGCTCTGCGTGATCGCAATCCCCTGACCGGGGTCCGCCGCGAAGGAGAAATTTTCCTGCCGGTGGGCCAGTGATCCGGCGTCAAGGGGGCCAGGGAGGGGAAGTGGATCTTCTTTTTGCGAATGTACAGGTTGCCCTTAGATTCCCCGCTCACACAAACAGTTGTTTATAACCGGTTGATCTTGCAGTTATTCACCTGTTTTAAGAATCTGTATATCTGGATGTCCTGCCACACTGGGTAGCGGTCAATCGGAGGCGGCAGGATCCGGCGGAGCCGGGTAGCCGGCGAGGACCATCGCGTACGGCTCGTGCCCGGACGGGCAACCGAGTCCGCGGTGCCGACTGTCCGGGTCGTAGAGCCCACAGATCTCGCAGTGTCCGCAGTTTGGGCAGCAGGCCATCCTGCCGTGCTGAACGTGCCGCAGCGTGTCGTATAGCTCCTTGCGCACCGCGTCGTTCCGGTCAGAGTCCAACCCGGCAACAATCGAGGCGGCGTCCAGGCCCTTGCCACGGAGCCGGATGACCACGAAGTCTCCATCACGGCTGATCTGCATCGTTAACTCCTACTTGTCGAACCATGACTCGTCCACAGCTCGGAACGCAAAAGATGGTCACATGCTGCGGAGTTGGACAATCATGGTCCCACGTCGAGTCGCCACATTGCGGATCGTGGCAGCCGTAGAACTCGCCCCATCTACCTTTCGGGGCAGAAGTTGCCACGATCGAGTGAGGGCCGGGGGCGCGGCAGACGGGGCAGCTGTCGACGAACGCCTTCACTCCGGCGCCCGGAGCTTGTCTAGCGCCCGGTCCAGGGCCGCCAGGGTGGCCGTCTTAGCCTGCGCGCTAGCATCCGGGTCGCGCCCGACCGTGTCCCGGAACTCGTACTCGCCGGCAAGTGCAGCTCCGAACAGCGCCTCGGCCTCCTTGGCGGTCAGCCGAAGCACCAGCTCTCGCCGTGGCGTACTCAATAGGTCCAGCCTTTCAACGCGTCGGGCGGCGACGGCTTTCGTGGGGCCGTGATAACCGGCACCAGCCACACCGTGCCGTACAGGCCGGGGAACTCCCACCACTCACCCTGGACGAGCCAGCCGGCGGCCTCCAGCCGGATCCTGGCGGCTTCCGGTACCTCGGCCGCATTGGTAGCCCGGACGGCATCGCCGAAGAACTCGTGCCCGTCGGAATCCCGGTGAACGGTCAACTGGAACGTCGGCCGCTTGTCGACCGGCTTGCGTCTGCGGCGCTGAGTTTTGCCGAAGACGTGCGGGGGCTCCTCCGCCGGGTGGAAGCTGAAGGCGGTCGCATGCCATCCGGTGGAGAACATCTCGCGCCTGGCCCTCCTCTTCTATGAAGATCAGTATGGCCACGATGACCCGTATGACCATAGTCCGCTGGTCGTTGAAACTCATTCGTCGGCGTACAGCTCGCCGAGTCGCAGCCCCGGCTCCCGGTGCAGCGCATTACGCGCCCGGTCATAGCGGCGGGTGGTCCGGGGATCGGCGTGGCCCATCGCGTCCTGGACGTCTTCCAGGGCAATGCCTGCGTCCCGTGCGTTGGTCGCGAAGGCGTGCCGCAGGACGTGAGGGGAATACCGGTCAGCGGCCGGCATCTGTCCGATCGCCGCGAGCCGGCGTACCAGGCGGAAAACGCAAGCGGCGTCGATCCGGCCGTACGCATCGCCACGGCTGCGGGTCACGAACAACGCGCCGGGGATATCCGGGCGCAGTTCGAGGTACTCGTCGAGAGCTTCCAGCAGGTGCGCCGGCATCGCCCTCTCGCGGAGCTTGGCGCCCTTTCCGGTGTAGCGCAGGGTCCGGTAACCACGGTTGTGGGTCATGTGCTCACGGTCGAGCTGGACGACCTCGTCAACCCGCATTCCCATGTCCGCCAGGCAGCGGACCACAGCGCGATCCCGGTGGGCAGTCAGCCGTCGCCACGATGACCATTCAGCCGCCGCCACGGCGATCTGATCTGCGACCACCAGGAGCTGCTTGACCTCCGAGACGGTCATGCCCAGCGTTGTCGAGGCGTCCCGGTCGACATTCGGTCGGCGGACCGCCGCAAGCGGATTGGAATCGACCGCTCCGTTGGTGTGCAGGTACCGGTACCAGCTTGACAGCGAGGAGAGTCGGCGGTTAACCGAGGAGGCTGCGCCGGTCAGGGTCGCCTTGTACCGGTCGACATCAACCGGCCGAGCCAGGAGCGGATCAAGGCCGTCCAGTTGGCACCAGGCGAGATACCGGGCGAGGTCGGTGAAGTACGCCTTGCGGGTGTGCCGCGAGGTGAGCTGGGCGATCCAGGCCGCGGTCAGACCGCGGGCTCCGTACCGGTCGTGCGCGTTATCTACGGGGAGCACGGGTAAGGCGCCCACCGCGTCGGCGATCTCTATCTGCTGGCTCTCGATCACCCGACCAAGGGTACGGGGCGCTAGGCGCTTGCACAGTGGTTGGTCGGGTGCAGAACAGTTGCTAGTTGGAGGCTGTGACGTCCGCCCGGTGCTGATCTTCGACGTCGGTGATGTAGTCGCGGACCATGGTCGTCAACGTGTGCGTCGGGAGCCCTACCTTGGCGCGCCAGGCAATCAAGGCGTGGGTGTCGCCGTCCGAGTGGATCTCGATTCGGAAGACGGATGGCAGGACGAGAGGATCGCCATCGCTTCTCTCGACCCGGATCATCTTGGGCCGGGCGAACCTCGCGGTGATCACCAGCGTGCCGAGGCCGATACCCACTACCAGTGCAAGAGGCACCGCGAACGGGCCTATGAAGACCTGGACGGTCGAGAAAACGACCATGACGGAGAAGATCGTAGGTACTGGGCGGCGCAGGATCAGCATGACCACCCAGGCCGCCTGCCGCCCGAGGAATCTCTTCAGAGCTTGAACAGAACTCCGCGCGCCCATGTCAGTTTCCTCCGGCTCGACGGTGACGGACAGCATAACGAGCGTCACCCACGCGAGGTAATCACAACGACGGACGTAACCGGATGGTGCGAGTTCCCGTTGGCCTTCTTGTCCGGCGGGTGCGTCCTGTACACCCGCGCCCGCCGGCCTGACCCCGGGCTGTCCGGATCGGCCTGTGGGAGCCCGGGGTCGCTAGATTTGCCCTCACAGGCGTCACAACCTGTAGCGATCGAGCGCCGCAACTAGCGATCCACGCGAATACAGCCTGCTCAGAGGCGCCACTCATAGATCACTGCCGAGGGGGCAGTTCGGGGTGGTTAACGAACATGAACTACGCTAAAGTACGCCCATGCCGCAACCCGAGATCTGGACCCCGCCGGCCGTCGAGCACCACCATCCAGGACCCTGTGAGTGCGAACCAACGATCGCCTACATTCGGGTGTCCATGGTCGGGGAACGCGACCCAGAGTCCTTGAAGTCACCAGATATCCAGCTCGAATCTTGTATTGCGGACGCGGTCCGGAAGAACAAGCGGATCGTCAAGGTGGTCCCTGACATCAACCGCACCGGCCGTACCTTCCGCAAGCGAAGTGTCGATGGCGTCATCGACGACATCAGGAGCGGGCTCGCCAAGAGCGTGACACTGTGGAAGTGGAGCCGGTGGGGTCGCAATGTCGAGTTCTCGCGCGTGTACCTTGGAAAGGTCAAACAAGCCGGCGGTAGGGTTGATTCGGCGACGGAGGACTTCGACCAGTCGACTGCAATAGGCCGGTTCAGTCAGGGCATGGTTATGCAGTTCGACGAGTTCCAGAGCGACATGATCGGCGAGGGCTGGCAAGCAGCTCACAAAAAGCGCAGGGACGCCGGACTCCCGCACAGTGGCCGGAAGCGTTTCGGGTACGACTACATTGACCAGCGGGCAATGAAGGCAGGTTCGCCTCACCCTGAATCCGAGGAATGTGCAGAGTGCCGCGAACGCAAGCCGCATTATGTTCTCAACCCAGTGGAAGCGCCAGAGCTGAGACGGCTTTACGATCAATATGTAGCAGGCGAATCGCTGCGCCAACTGGTCAAGATCCTGAACGAGACAGGATTCCGCACATCTTTGGCTGGGTTGTGGACTCCGCAATCCCTCGGTCAGATGCTCGACACCGGGTTTGGTGCGGGCCTGATTCGAGAACGCAGCGCGGAATTGTTGGCGCAGCGCAAGGCCAGTGGGAAGTCGGTGCGAAATAACCTGGCCAGCTACGACATCTGGCGAAACGGGGTACAGCCGACCGTTATCGAGGCGAACACCTGGGAGCGGTACCGCCGTCGTCGCGAGGACCAGGGAAATCTGCCGCCGCGGGCACGGAATGCGGTGCACGCACTCGGCGCGTTGCTCTACTGCGAGCTGTGCTCTCGCCGGCTGACGACGAAATACTCTGGGCGCAAACGGGAACACTCGTGGGTTTGTTGGTACCGGGCCAGCTTCCACCCAGATACGCACGTGTCGATAAGCAACGCCGCTGCACTTCAAATTGTGCGGGAGTGGCTGGCGAAGAACGCCGACCCGAAGACTGGGGAGTCGATTGACGAAATTGCGAGCCGGTTGCACAACACCGCCAACATGTCGGTGCGGACGACGGCTCAGGTTGAGGCAGAAATTGATGCGGAGCAGACCGCAATCACGCGCCTCTACGGCTTGTTTGCCCGAGGAAAGATGAGCGAGGACCAACTCGACAACACGAAAGCAGCGTTCGAGGAGAACCTCGACCGGTTGCGCGCCGAGCTTGGGGCGCTCGCAATGACAGCCTTGGGCGCCGAAGGCAGGCCAGGTTATGAGGCTTTCCGCTCGCTCGATGAGACATGGGACGAGGCGCTGAGCGGTGAACCTGGCCTGCTCAACGCACCGCTGCGGGAAGTGATTTCCTTCGTGGTCGTTTCTCCGGCGGCCGGACGTGGGCGTTGGGCTGATTCGTCCTGGCGGGTAGAAGTGGTGGGGAGCTGGGAAGAGTCGTCGAAACGGGACTGGCTGGAAGCGCGCCGCCGCAAGTTCGCAGCGTGAACGTGTGCCATTGCGGTCCAGAACCGGTCGCAACACTCCTGCTTCGTCATGCCCGTCACACCAGTGACTACCGCGAAGGCCGGCTAGTATCCACTCTGCGGCGAGGGATGGGGTGCACCGCTGTCGCCCTTGCTGCCCTGCCGAGAGCCCGTCACGGATGACGGGCTCTCGTGCCTTTCATGCCGTACATGCCCGGGGGATGGCAGTGGTCACGGATCACTCGATCGGGTGAACATCCCTTGATCGTGGTTAAGCGTTGGGCTAAGTGGGAAGCTTGCCCAGCCTGGATGGGCAACAGGAACGAGCAAGATCATGATCGTCCCAGACCCGAATGTCCAAACGTGACCATCATCGAGGATGCTCACGCCGACCAAGAACCATTGCCAGAAGTCCTGAGTAGCGACCCTCGGTTTGTGCCGGCGGTTGACTGCCCCGTTCGCTGTTCTGAGTGCACCGGAGCCTGCCTGGGCGGGCCGGTTCGCTACAAGAATGCGCACATGTGCGCGAACCTTCACCAGTGGGGCAGCCGGCAACCAGCCGGCATCGCGCCGTAGATGCCCGAAGTGGGACGCGGCCCAGACCCCGCCGCTTACCAACAGACCGCCGGCTTGGTTCATCACTGCGCAGGTTGAGTGAATCTCCCCGCGCGAAGATCGTCGAGGAAAGTCACCCAGACGGGGCACTCAACGGATATCACGCGTTCGCCATCGGTGATCCGGACTTCCCTATTGCCGCCGAGGTCGCGGCGAACCTTGACTCCCTTTCCTCGCCAAATATGATCTATCGCCATCGCTGCGGTCTCCCTGCTTCCAGGCTGGGGAGAATCACGCTAGCAAGATCATCGAAGTAGCGCAACGTGGTCGAGTGATCCACTCTCAGTTGTGCATCCCGGGCCGGTAGTTGGGGCTCCTCTTGAACAGCACGTCCACCTTCACCGGGCAACAATGGCTGCACATGACCCTGGCTTTGGGGTCGATTCGCGACTGGTCATCAATCCAACAGACCTCGCGGCACTCCTCGCAGGTGACCATCCTGCGGCGTTCAACAACGTCAGGCGGAAACCATGGGTGATCTCCAGTGTCGGCAACCCGCATCACGTAATGGATGCTGCCACCCGGGTAGTTCGCGAGTTCCTTGGCGAACTCGTCCTCCGTGACAACTCTGGCGGGAAGGCCGAACGGTCCGACCGCCTTGGGGTCGTAGAGGTAACCGCGCTTGGTCATCCGTCGACCTCCAGGTATTCCTCTAGCGGAGCTTCCAGGTTGGCGCGGCGCCAGGCGACGAAGTGCTCGTGTCCGGCTCTTGCCTCGTCCTGGGTGGAGTACTGCTGAACTTCCTGGATCGTCTGCGTTGGCTCGCCTTGCTTGAAGATCTCGCCGGTGCCGAACAGGTCCGGATCGTAGCGGACTAGCCTCGGATCCCGCTCGCCCACCATCGCCCGCAGGACTGGCGTCATCAGGTTGGTGTCGGAGAAGATGTCGGGAACGCGGAAGCCGAGCCAGCACGTCCGCACCAGGTGGCCAGGGCAGAGGGAAGTCTCGACGATCACCCGGTACTCCATGTCCTCGAACAGCCGGCCGTACTCGTCGATGCTGATGGGGTTGCCATCCTTGTCAAAGAACGCCTCCCCCAGGACGAACCTAGCCATCGGCCGTCTCCTTGTTCGGGCAGCGGTGGGGCACGACTGCGAATCTTGCTTTGTTCTGCGTCGCCGGCTGGTAATGGCTCAACGGGGCGAGCATCGTAACGGGCTTGCCGCGTTTGTCGGTCCAGGTTCCGGGAATCCAACCCTCGCGCTCGCCAAGCTCAGAGACCGGGACTGGCATGTGGTTGAACAGCAGCCGGCCGAGCTTGGTCGACATCCACTCGACATGCTGACGACAGTGGCGGCACCGGTAGATCATGGTTCGGCCAGCTCGTCCACCCCGGTAAGCACGGGCGAGTCGCAGGTGCAGCTGGCCGGATCGTCCATGCGGGCGATCATTCCCACGCATTGCATCTCGCCTGACAGCTCGACAGATCCGGTCGGCTGTAAGACGTCGGCTGCCCGGAAGATGCAGCCGAGGTTGTGCCGTCGGAGCAAGGCGGAGAATTCGTCTGGCAGCCAGCGTGGGTTGGTGCTGATGACCCCACCAGGCGATAGGTAGAGCCCGCGAGTCCAGCGTCTTCGTTTGAAGACACGGACCACATCTCGGACGATCGGCCAGCGCACCGGAAGGATCCTGGCGATGCACGTCCAGTCCCGGTCCAGCGCGGTATAGAGGGCCTGCGTCCCACAGCTGGCTCCCCATTCCCCGAGGTATATGACAGTGTCACCGTCATAGGCGGCCAAGGTGTCAGCGCCGACTGAGTTGTACTGCTCGGGCCAGGCGATGATAAGGGTCCGGTTCCGGCCGTGCCGGCGCACCGTATAAGGCGCGTGCCCGCGCCGGATCGGGACGTGCTGGATATCGCGCGGATAGAGGTCGTAGCTGAGCACGTCGACGCCGAGCTGCGCGAGGAGATAGGAGAGGTACCCGGTGCCGGCCATGGGGTCAATAGCGGCTGGGCCGACGTACCGGCTGATCACGTCCATGCTTTTCGGGTCGGGGATGGTAAGCGCGTAGCTCATGACCAGCTCAACCCGCTGCTGCATATCCATTGCCTGCTTGAACAGCTTCGCGACACCGGAGCGCATGCCCTTGGGCGCGCGCCAGTCTCCGAACTGGCGCATGTCGACATGGCAGCTGTCGCGCACGACGGCGTAGCCGCCGATCTCATGCTGGGTGATGCATCCCTTGACGGCGTCCCAGTAGGGGTTGATCACGTTCACGGGGCCCGCCCTGGAATCGAACCAGGGGCCTGCGGCTGATGGCCACCTACACAGGACCACAGCGTGCGCAAACTGTCGCCGAGACGCGGGCCGCAGGCTAAAGCGGGCCGAGGCCCTGGTGTTGCCGGCGTTCGTTCATCAGTGCCCACACAGCGAGGGCCTCCTGCCGCCTCGTGCCGGCCCACTCGGTCTCCTGGAAGCCCGACCCTTTGCAGCAGATGCAGTTGCCGTTGAGGTGGTTGATGCTGCCGAGGACCATTCGCATGTCGCACTCGGCGTGAATGGGTCGGAGCCGGGCGGTCCAGATTCGCTGTCGGCGCTTGAGCAGCGTGGTCCAGCCGGCCCAGTCGAGGAGGAAGCCGATCAATCCCCGGTAGGTCGCCGTGACAGAAGGATGGAACAGCCCGCGGTCGCCATGGAGGATCAGCTCCTCGCAGTACAGGCATTGCTCCCCGACCGGAACGGCTTTCTGGACGACGCGGCGGTCCTCCGTGTCGTCGAGCCTCGGTGCGTCCCACTTCTTGCCGAAGAACAGGGTGACGTGCTGATCGGTCATGTGCGGCGCGGGACCTCGTCAGTTTCAGGTCGTACCGGGACCGGCTGGACGTGGACGGGCTGCTCCTCGCTGCCGATGATCACCAGCCCGGCGCTCATGCAGAAGTAGCAGACGATCGGTATATCGCTTTCGGTGGACGTCTTGAGCTGTCCAGGGCCGACCCAGGTGTCCTCCCGGCAGGCATGACATTTGGTCAGCGTGTGCTCGATGCTGGGCATTGGAAGCGCCAAGCCCTCGGCCGTCTTGAACTTCTCCGGGTCGATGTAGCGCTGAAGGTCGGCGGGGATGCCGCCGATGATGCCGCCGTAGACCAGCATGTAGCCCACGGCTCGGGCCAGTGCGCGTCGGGATAGAGGCTTGATAGTCATCGGGGTGCCTAACGAGGCGCTCCGACCCTGGTAACGGCACAGCCCCCGCCGTGCGGACCGACTTCCGCGGCGGGGGCTGTGTCGGGCTGGGCGGTCTAGCTCAGCTCGCCCTCCTTGATCCGGTCGAGAAGGTCGCCGAACGCGGCAACGGAGACGACCAGTTGGGGTCCTGGGTTCTTGGAGTCGTCGATCGCGACGGTCCGGCAGTCCGGATCGGCATAGCCGGCCCGGACGCACGCGCCATCGGTGTTACTGCGCGTGCTCTTCTTCATCATTCTGTTCAGTGCCACCGTGTGCTCCCTAGGGTTCCTCGCTGTGCAACAGCCCCTCGATCATGCCAACGGACCTGGTCGGTGGTAAGGCCGCCGTGCGCAGCGCGTCGAAGTGAAGGAGGAAGCGTTCGACGCCATCGCCTTCAGCGTACAGATCACCCGAGAGTGACTCTACGTACGCAACTGGACCTCCTTCGTCGAAGTCCAGGATGCTGAACTCGCCGGCTGACTCGGCGAAGGTGCCGACGTCGAACGGCAGCACCTGGACGGTGATGTGCCGCAGCTTGGCCAGCTCGACGAGATGTTCAAGCTGGGCCTGCCAGACGGCGTCGCCGCCGACCCGGCGCTGTACGGCGGCCTCATCGAGCACGACGTGGAAGCGCAGCGGTTCCTCAGCTCGGGTGATGAGCCCCTGCCGCTGCATCCGAACCTCGACGCGCTGACTGATCACCGGGTCCGTGAGCGGAGGCTGCGCCGTCATCATGACGGCACGGGCGTACGCGGCGGTCTGCAACGGGCCGGGGATGACGATGCCGGCGAAGCTGCGGATCGCGACGGCGCTGTCCTCCAGGCCGATGTAGGTCTGGTAGCTCGGCTTGAGGGCGGAGCGGTAGCCGGACCACCAGCCGCGCTGCCGGCCCTCGGCACGGAGGCGTTCGAGGCGCGTCCGCACCTCCTGGTCGGTGATGCCGTACCGGTCGAGCAGCGCGGTCAGCTCGATCGCCTTGAGGCCGACTCCGCCGGACTCGATCCGGTACACAGTGGACACGCTCGCGCTGAGGACGTCGGCCGCGTCCTGCGGCGTCAGGCTGGAAGTTTCGCGCGCAGCCTTGAGTTCGCGGCCGAGCTGTCGTCTGCGCAGGGTCGGGCTCGCCTTGGTCGCCATGCCGGCAGTGTCCCCCGTTTGAGTTGCGCTCGGCAAACTGCTTCATCGATTCGATGAGGATACTTGCGAATGCAGATTTGGTGTGGGAGCCTCACTGCATGCCGGACACCGGCCACGGGTAGTGACAAGATCCGAGCTGTGGCTGACGGCAAATGGACGCGCACCGGTCGTTTCTGGGACGAAGCTCCCCGTCCTAGACGGCGGCCGACTCCGCCCCCTCGAAGCGGCCGGTGCGCCCCCCACACCCAGCTTCAGGAGTCACGGTCATGGATGAGATCGCCACGGGGACAGAGTTGTGGATCTGGCCCGAGCAATGGCGGCTCGCCCATCAGGCCGCCGGCTTCCCGCTGCGGGTGGTCGACCTGCTCGGGTTCGCCGACGAGGCCCGTACAGCGGTCCATATCCGGGGTGTCGTCCTCGACCCCTTCACCGGGATCCCGGTGCAGCAGCCGCCGTTCCTGGTGATGCGTGTACCGCTTGACCAGACCCGGGCCGCACGCCACCTGACGCCCCTTCACGCCAGGAGGATCACGGCGGAGCCCGGCCTGAAGCTGGTTCGGAACAGTTGATGGCCGTCATCCCGAACGACTCTGCACGGGACCTGTTCCGCACCGTGCTGCTGGTTCTGCATCTCCTGGCCCTCGCCGTGGGCCTGGTTGTGGGCGAGTGGATGTCGTCATGAGCGCACACCGTTACGAACGGCCGAACTGGACGTGTATGGACTGCGGGCATCCATGGCCATGTGACACCCGGCGGGCGCAACTCTTGGCGGAGTTCCCAGGCTCGGCCCGGATCACTTTGTTCCTCATGATGGGCTCGCTGTTCATCGAAGCCGTGCAAGACCTGCCGGCCGAGCCCTGCGGGGACATGTACTACCGGTTCCTGGGGTGGCTGCGCTGGCTAACCGAATCTTCGGCAGGCTTGAACTGAGCCTGCTCCACAGTAGACACATCGATGGGGAGGAACACGTGACATCGGATTCAATCCGCGAAGAGATCAAGGCGGAGGAGGCGAAGCCGGATGGGGAACGCGACGAGCAGCGCCTGAAGATCTTGTACACCGAGCTGGAGTGGACGGAGAAGGCAGAAGCGGAAGGACTTGAGGGCTGGACGCCGATGCCTGTCACCAACTGGGACGACTTGTGGCTCGTCGCCGGGCAGGCCCGCAGGCTCGGGTACGGCGGCTGGCGGATCAGCATCTCTCCGGCCAATGACCTGGATCCGGCCTGCGGCGGGCACTTCATCTTCCGGGCCGACAAGGAGTACCTCCTCACCGGGATCGCGGACCCCGACCGGAGCGACCGCGATGCGGGCATGCTAGCCCTGGAGTTCGAAGAGGTGGACCCTGATTTCGAAGAGGTGGACCCCGAACTGGCAACCTCGCCAGCCTAGGCCGGCTACGGTTCCTGCTTCTTGACGAAGGTCCCCCGCTTGGACCTTACGACGATGCCGGCGGCGACAAGCCGTCCCACGGCTTTTCCGACGGTCGACCTGGCGCACCCGCTCTCGAACATCAGCTCGGGTTCGGTCGGCAGCCTGCCTGTGTAGATACCTTCGTCGATCCGTCGCGCTAGTTCCCGCGCGATCTGCTCGACGAAGGTCATTGGGCTGTCGCGATCGATCACGTCGCCAAGTATACGTCTACGAACGTATGCAAGCGACACTCGTTAGTGGAATCACTGACAGTGGTAGCGGCACTGCGATACGTTCATGGGATGGACGCAGTGCCGCTACCCCTCATAGCGGCTGGAGATGCAATGTCACACCGGGACCGGTGGCTGCTCACCATTGTGCTGAGCTTCCTCGGACTGACGAGTGCCATCGTCGTGGGCGGACTGGTATACGACCACTTCAACCACGGGGTGACCGTGGGGATCGCCATGGTCCTGTTCGTGGCCGCCGTACTGAGCGACCTCAGCCGAAGGACAGCCAAGCGGCCGGCTGGAGAGCCGACGCTCATCACGACCGGCTCAACAGAAGACCCGATCCACGAGTACGTCATCAGGCTGCTGGAGGCCAACGGCGTCTACCACGATGCGCACGCCGCGAAGGTGGCCGAGCTGGAGGCCGCGGGTCGTCGGCTCATCGACGTCACCGAGGACCCGGACGAGCAATGGAAGATCACCGACTGGCGCACGGGGGCGCTCATCGCCGAAGGCGGCGGCACGAATGACGAGTACGACGCCATCGTTCAGCAGCTTGACCCGGATGGGCTCTGGCTCCACATCGACGGAGTCGAGCCCGAGGAGGTCGAGGTGGAGATACCCGACGGGCTCCCGCCCGGCCTTGCCATCGCGGTGCAGGAGTGGGTGAGCACACCAGGCGTCCCGACTGAAGAGGTGGCCGGGTACATCGGCTGGCCCGTTGAGAAGGTGGCAGCGCTCCGTGATTAGGCTTCTGAACAAGATCACGTTCTGGCTGCGGCCTACGGCCGCGGTGCTGCTGATCTACCTCGTCCTGCTCGCTGTGCTCCTGACGCTTCGCCACCGCCTGGGCGAGTTCAATACCGGTCTGGTGGTCGGAGCGCTGCTCACCCTGTTGTTCATCAAGGTCATCCAGCCCGTCGCCCGAGACTGGAACAAGGAACGCACAGCAGCCCGTCAGTCTGACCAGTCATGACTGCCCGCGGCTAGAAAGGTCCACTGTGGAACTGAAGATCATCGAGGCTGGCCACGGCCCCGGAAGGGGGAACTACGGCAAGTTCGGCGTCGGCCTGTACACCGACGCCGAGTGGACGGAGCCGGGCCTGTACCCGGGCAACGAGAGCAGCCAGCTCCTCCGCAGCCTTGGGTGGACTGCCGAGCATGTCTGGTTGTTTGACCTCCAGACCGGCGAAGGGGCGAAGTTCGTCCTCGGCGGGTTCGCCAGGGCCGACCTCAACAAGAAGCAGATCTGGGTCTGCCCGCTCTTCGAGCCGTTCCTCGGCTGGCTGTACCAGTTCTACCGGGACCACCCGTACGACTGGTGGGAGCGGCTGCCGCGCACCATCGACTTTCCCGCCGCGCCGTTCGCCATGTACGGCTACCGCCGGCCGGGCGACATCACCAGGATGACCGATCTCCAGCGGCGTCGGATCGGGCAGCTTGTGCACGCCGCGCTGGATCACCTGTGGTTCGACAGTCCCGACTCCAATCCCAACGACTTGCGGTTGGCGGGCTGCTGCCCGATCTGCTGTGAGCAGTGCAACGTCATCGGTGACCTGCTGGTGAATGGTGACCTGGAGACCTGGCTGCTGGGCTGGAGTACCGACCTGGACAGCACTTCGTGGTGGGACTCGGGCAAGAAGCGCGTCAACCGCCATTGGCTGATGCGTGCGTGGGCGAGGGCCCCGATGCTGAACTGCCACCCCACCGGCGAGCCTGCGGTTCCGATTGCCGATGACGAGGAACTACCGGCCTTCCTTTAGACCTGATCTCTGCGGGAACAAACGAGCGGCCCATCCCGATCGGGATGGGCCGCTCGCCTGTGGGTTGGAACCGTGTGTACTTCCGAGGCGTCTGCGACGTTACTGAGATCGGTCTGTTGTCCGCCGGTGAACTTTGTCCGATCCCCCGAATGGGTGAAGGTCACTTCCATTGAGTGATCATCTGACTACTGTGGGTGGAGTGGATCCGCTGCTCACGTCGTCGCATGTACTCACCGCTGTGCTGTTCCTGTTGCTGGGAGTTGTTCTGACCTGGGCGTACGGGGCCTGGAAGAGCTACTTCGGTGCGAGGAAGCTGCTGCCGGGGATGCGCCGGACGGCATGGCAGCGGACCAGGCGGGCGTTCAAGGTGGCGGTGGTGGTCATGGGCGTCTCGGTGGCGCTCTACCTGGGAGTGTCCTCGCGGGACGACCCCGCTCCGCAGGCGCCTGCCGGGGTACCGACGCGGCGCTGAACATGGACGAGCCCCGCGCGCTGACGGGGGGTCGATTCGCGCGGGGCTCTGCCAATGCAGCCGTTTGGAGGCGATCGTTGTGCTAGGTCATCGGCATGGCCCTTCTTCTCGGGGGTCCCGCTTCTGTTCCCGACATTACGGATCGGGCTGGCGCCGCAGGATCGCTTCGACCTGGTTCAGCTGTTCGGGCGACAGCAGGTCCATGACTTCGTCGAAGACCATCTTCAGGACGTCGATCTGTGCCTCCTGCCGGCGCACCAGGGCGAGTGCATCCTTGTACCGGTCGATCCAGATGGTGAGCGTCCTCATCCACTGTCGCTGGACTTCTTTTCCTTGCCACGGTTCCAGGTCTCGCTGCCCCGGGTCACTCGCCACCATGCGAACCAGCCTTTCCAGTCGGCCAAGGAGTAGAGGTTGCCCTGGCCGAGCTTCTTGACCGGCCTCGGGCAGTTGGTGCTCTCCCGCCGGTCGATCCAGCGCTTGAGCCGGTACATCCCGACGCCCAGCTCCTGGGCGACCTCCTGGAGGCCGACCATGTCGTCGATGATGTCCTGCACGGACGGGTACTCACTCATCGGAGAGACTCACGCCGGAAGTTTCTTGATGCTGTAGCTGCGCAGGTTGTGATCGATCGCCGAGTTGCGGGGAACGATCATCACGTCGTCCCAGCCCTGCTCGACGGCCCAGTCGAACGCGGCGGTGGCGTGCTTGAACTCGCCTTTGAGGACTGGCAGGCGCAGCAGCAGCCGTCCGCGGACGCCCGCAGTGCCCTCGTCGACCAGCTCGTAGCGGACGTCCTCATCCCGTACCCGGCCGGCGAACGTGGTCTCGAAGTGGGTCCGGCAGGCCGGGAGCAGATCGGCGTCCTGGTAACCGTTGTCGTTGACGGCCGCGGTGTACATGATGGTCCACTCGCGACGGTAGAGCCGGAACATGTCCATCTCGACGGTGTCCGTCGTGGTCACCATCACCGGCCGCGGTCGGGGTTCGGCGGCCAGCTGCTCGCGGCGGTCGACGACGGCGCGGCACGGGTCGGGCTGTTCAACAGTCATTGATAAGACCCCATCCATCGGTCATGACGAACGAGGCGAACACCAGCGATGCGATGCACAGCACCAACATGCCGAGCATCTGGTAGGTGTTGAACCGGTCACACCGGCACACACAGTCGCAGGTCTCGTCGTCGAGGTCAGAGCCGATTCCGTGGACCTCCCGGTGGTGCTCGATGGGGTCACCGGTGAACCGGCACCCGAACACACAGGACCAGTCACCGCCTTGGCTCACCACAGCGCCACCAATGCCTCCAGGACACCGACTCGCGCGCCACTTCGGTACGCCTCATCTACTACCGCTACGACACGTCGCGCATACACACAGCGGTTCGGGTCGTAATCGCGAGCCAGGTGCCGGTACTTCTTGGCCAGGAACACCGGCACCCCGCGCAGGTCCCGGACGCTCTGGGCGTGCCGGGAGGAGCGCCACAGCGCGCCGAGGATGTCCAGGCGGGCGGAGAGCAGGGTGATGGCCGCACCCTGCTCGCGGTCGGTCATCCGCGGCACGGCGAGCAGGGCCTCCGGCTTGTCGCCGGCAATCAGGGCGTCCACGAAGGACTGGCCGGGCTCCTGATCGCAGAGGGCGTCGATGGTGGCGGGCCCGGCGGTGCCGTCGAAGGCGGTGAGCTTGGTGCAGACGCTGGCTGCCACTGCGATGTTGCCGCCGACCCGGCGCAGCAGGTGGAAGGCCATCTCCTGGTCAAGCCGGGACCGGCGACGCACCCAGGCGATGGCGTCCTCCGGGCTGGGTTGCGAGCAGCGGACCACCTGCCCGATCCGGCGCCGGCTCTGGAGGGCCTCGATGTACGGCTTGTCCGGCACGTTGGTTTCGTTGCTGACGAACACGAGATGGCTGCCGGGCAGCTGCCGGGAGTGGTCCATCCACTCAGTCAGCGGTTCCCAGTTGCCGAGCTTCTCGGCGTCGCGGACGAGCAGGAGCCGGCTGGCGCCGGGGGTTAGCGGGTACTGCATGGCGGCAGCCCAGATGTCCCGGTCCGCTGTGTCCACGCAGGACAGGCTGGTGTAGTCCAGCTCGCCTGCGTTGACGTGCTCGCGGATGGTGTCGATCACCTCCTCGACGAGAACGTGCTGGTCGCCGCAGATCCAGACCACCCTGCGCAGGTCGCCCTTGTCGACGGCGGTGCGCCACTGGCTATAGGTCCCCACGTGGTTTCACCTCCCGGTGTCGTCGGGTGGGGCGGGGGCCGGGTGCGGCAACCTCCAGCACGAACGGGTGTGCGTTGACCCGGATCGCAGCGTGTACCGCGACCTCGCGCCGGCCGTACGTCATGGTGCCGAAGGACAGGCGTTGAAAGTTGCCGCTGATCCGCTCCCAGCTCCACCGCCCGGTGGGTATCTGGAAGACCTCGACGATGTCAGCCACCGAAGAAGTGCCCGGGGTTCCACATCCGCATGGCGGTGGACACGAAGGCGGCGTTGGCCACCGCCGACTGGGCGGCTACCGCGTTCGGGTCGCTGTTCAGGGTGTCGAGTTCCTCGGCGGTGGGCAGGCGCAGGGTCAGGCTGTCGTCGGTGATGACGAAGATGGCGAACTGCTGGCAGCCCCAGCAGATCGACACGTCGCCGTGCTTTGGTTCATGGCCCGCCTCGCCGGTGTGCAGTTCGTTGGGCCGCTCGCAGCTGGGGCACGGGGTCGGATCGGTCTCGGTGGTGGTGAAGTTGTTCACGTGCTGGCCTCTCGGCGGATCTCGGTGCGGGCTTGCTTTCGTTCACGTCGGCGCATGCGGCGTTTGATCGCAGCGACCTCGCCGGGCCGCCATTGCAGGCGGCGGTGGTGCTTGGTCGCGACGTCCCGCTCTTCAAGGCCCTTGGTCGCCCTCTTCATCGAGGCTCCATTCGACGGTGTCCACGGCCCAGCTACGCCATTCCGGGTTGGGCCGCGTGGGCGGCGCCCGGCGGGGCGGGGGTTGGCTGAATGCCAGAACGAGCAGGATGGCGGCGGTCACGAAGGCCGCCGCCATCAGTGCGACGAGAAATACGTCGTTCACTAGCCCGGAACGATCAGCCCCGACTTGCTGACTTTGCCCACCCGTTCAGCTGCGGCCTGGGTGAGCCGCTGCTGGCGGATCGCAGCCAGGCATTCGTTGAGGACGTCGGTCATCCGCTGCTCGAACCTCAGGTTGAAGGCGAGCTTCGAATCGGCGTCGAGGAGCATCTCCAGCAGGGTTTCGAGCCGTTCGACCATCACCCGTACCGGCGAGGGGACAGCGTCCTGAGCGGTCAGCGCCTGGTACTTGGCCGCGTTGGACTTGCGGACTTTCGCCAGCTCCTGTTCGAGCTTGCGGCGGGCGTCGGCGACGTTGGTGTCGGTGAGCTTGAGGAACTCCAGGCACACCAGGCAGTTCGCCTTGTCCGCCTCCGCGATCGGGACGGTCTCGCCGGGGCTGCCACATTGGGTCGCGCCGTAGGTGTCCGCGTCCAGCTCGACGTGGATTTCTGCTACTTCTTCTGCCACCGTAAAGTCCTCTCAGGTCAAGGAGTGTTGGGTCTGCCGGTCGGCGCTGACGACCATCGACCAGTTCTGTCCGCAGGAGATGCATTCGAAAATCTGCTCGTCGGGTCCGGCGTCGGCGTCCAGGGTGCTGGCGCAGCAGGGGCAGAGCAGGATTACCGGCTCGTGGTCAGACATCGGGGTCCGTCCAGAACCGGAAGTAGATGCCGCCGTTGATTGCCGGGGTGGTGTAGACCTTCAACCCGTGCGCCCTGGCGTAGCTGTAGAGCGTGTTGCGGAACCCGTCCAGGGAGATGAAGTAGTCCCGGTTGGGAAAGGCGACCCAGCCATCTCCGTTGGTCCACCGCTGCCAGGGGTAGGTTGCGCGCACGCGTTTGGCGGTTGCGGTCATGGGGTCTCCGTTCATGGGTAGCTGCCGATGGCGGGTTCCAGAGCGAGCACGGTGCGGCCACAGCGGCTGGACGTCTAGGTCGCGAGAAACGGTTCGAGCGCGACACGAACTCCTAATCGGGTATGTGCGGCGGGCAACGCGCTGAGCCGGTACACCATCTGGTGCAGCTGTTCGCGCCGGGTGTGCAGACCGCAGCCGTCAGCCGGGCCGAACAGGCTCCACTGGCCGGAGACGGCTTCGGTCACCCACCGCCAGAGCAGTTCCCGGCAGGGTTCCTCCCAGTCGCTGGTGAAGACCCGGTCGAACAGCTCGTGATCGTGGGTAGCCAGGGCGCGTAGCAGGGTGAGCACGGTGGTGCGGTACCGGTCGGTTTGCCCGCGGGCGGCGTACAGCGCGACGTCGACCTGACCCCGACCGAGGGCGCCGGCCCGCACGGCGGTCCCGGCGGGGACGCCCTGCGCGATGAGGATCTGCCGCAGCTCGGCGTCGGCGAGCAGACCGAGCTGGTAGATCTGGGCGCGGCTGAGCACGGTGGCCGGCAACGGGCCGGCGGCGGTGAGCACGAATCGTGCCGTGACCGGCGGCTCCTCCAGCACCTTGAGCAGCGCGTTGAACGCCGGCTCGCTGGCACCGTCGAGGGTGAGCACGCTGATCTTCCGCTTGCCGAACGGGGCGATGCCGACGAAGTCGATGATCGCCCGCACGGTCAGCACGCCGAGCGGTCCATCGTGGAGGAACCGGTCGACCCTGGCGATGCGGTGGTGTTCCACCAGGTGCATCGCCAGGGTCCACTTGCCGACGCTGCGGGGCCCGCGCAGCAGGGCAACCGGGGGCAGCTCGCGCTCCAGCTGCTGGCGGACAGTGGCGTGCCCGATCGGGATCACGCCTGCTTCACCAGCGGCGAGACGTCCCAGCCGAGCCCGGACAGCCGCTTGATGCTCTGGTCGACGGCGTGCCGGCCGCGCCCGCCCAGCGGGAGGTTGTCGAAGACGTCAACGCAGAACTGCTTCAGGTTCCCGGTCTCGCCGCCGAAGTAGGGCATCAGGTTGTGCAGAACGATGGCCGCCCCGGCTCCGGAGATGTGCCAGCGGCCGACCTTGGGCAGCACCGGGGTCACGTGCTGGTGCGGTTCCGGGCAGTGCTCCGCGCACCCGCGCCGGGACCGCACCTCCAGGATCTTCGCCTCGCTGTACTCGACCCGGGTCCCGGTGAGCTTGCAGAGCTGACGGGCGACGACCAGGTTGGAGGTCTCGACCTGGAGGATGTAGAGCGGGTTGCGCCGGCTGATGTGGATGACCCGCCGGGTGCGGCCTTTCATGTCGATCACCCCCGCCATCCAGGCGAGCTTCGGGATGGAGATGCCGGCCTTGACCGGCTCAGCCGGTGCCTCGACCCGTTCCAGTACGGCGGCGGTCATGACGCAGTCCTCGTGGTGGCGCGGACCCGCTTGGCGGGTAGTGGACGACCGAGTGCGGTGGCGATGTTGCTGCGCAGCCACCACAGCCACGAGTGGGCCGCGGTAGAGGAGATGGCGAAGTGCCGCTGCAACTCCGACACGTTCGGCTTCTCGTAGCCCTTCTCCCGGAGCTGGATCAGCACCTGCTCGAAGAGCTTGATCAGGTCGCAGGTGTCGAACCGGCTCCGCTTCGGAATGGTCGACAGGTAGGCGCGGACCTCGGCGATCCGCTCGCCCTCGGCCAGGCGGCCCAGGACGTCCTCGTCAGCGCCGGGCACGGTCTGGTAGCCGTCCATCCAGGAGGTGCCGTCCTCGATCTGCGGGCTGTCGACGAGCAGCAGCTCGCGGGTCATCTGCCGTAGCTGCTTGTCCCGGTGCCCACGGGCGTAGATGAGCACGAACCGGGAGAGGAAGCTCTTGAACCGGGCCGGACGGATCTCGCCTTGGTAGACGAAGGTCAGGGTCGGGTCGAACTCCTTCAGGAAGTCGCGTTCCATGAACCGGAGCATGATCTCGCTGGCGACGTCCTCCGCGTGCTGCGGATCAATTCCGACTTTCTTGACGAGCGTGATGACATATGAGCGGTACTGCCGAAAAAAGGCAGCGTAATCCGCCGGCGCGGAAACGTAGTCCACGCCGCCTTTGGCGATCTCCACCATTGCCCCTATTGGTCAGGAACGTAGTGTTCAGTTTTTGAGTTTGGGATTCGATTCGGAGGACTGGACCGACCGTCCCGATTGACTACCCGGCCCAGCCCTGGCTCAGTGGCTAATCCGAATCTGTAGCCCGCGGTTCGCGGTTCAGAATGTGCCGGCGACGCGAGGGCAGGGTGAGGCCGAGGTACATGTCGTGGATGCGTTTGAGCAGGACCCAGCCGACAACCTGCTCTTCACCGCTCTCCCGGTCGCGGATGACCCAGCCGTGGCGGCCCTGGCTGCCGAACTTGGTGACGTAGACCTGACCACGCGGCAGGTGGACTTCGCGGACGACGTCGAAGGTGCGGCCCTGGTACTCCTGATCGAGCCTGGCCAGCAGCGTCGCGCGGAGCCGTTCCCCCTGCTTGCTGCGGTCGGGACCGCGCTGGGCGACGTCTTCGCCCAGCTTCTGGTCAGTCATCACGCCCCCGTTGCTGTGCTCAGTCGGCGAGTATGTCCGGCTCGGGCAACCAGCGGATCGCATCGATGGACTGTTGTCGGTCCAGTTCTGCGAAGCGGAGTTGAAGCCGTTCGTCGCGCCGTTCCGCCCGTGCTTCAGGCGAGTCTTCGGTCCACTTGTATCTGAGGTACTCGGCTTCCGGGTGCAGGCATTTCTCTGGTTCACGCATGAACAGTGCCAGGTACTCGGGACAGTCAAGTACGTGCATTTTTACTTGTCGGGATGAGGCCGTATGTCCACATCCTGCACACCGCCCGGTAGCCATGTGCTGAACCCCCGGTGTTTTCGAATCCTAGAGGAGCCGCTTGGAGCCCGTCCACTGAACGTGGACTTCGCTTTCACCGATCCTCAAGAATTGGAGCGCACCCGCCCACAATTTGTGGGCGGGTTAGTCACAAATAGAGCATGGCGAATTTAACGGATTCCCCACTGATGCCCTTCCGCGCACATGTGGAAGCCTGGGTAGTTCGCGTGCCCGCCGAGGCAGCGGTGATCGCATCGTGAGCAGTACTCATCACAGTTGCACGGATCGCGGGTCGCCACGGGCTCAGCTCTGCGCTGACCCCTGGCGATCTCGTACCGTCTCCGCCGCTTGCTCACTGCGTCCCCCTCGTCACGTTACGTCATGAAGCGTACCGTTCGGGTGAATAGGGCGTGGCGGTTTCCGGAGATCGGGCCGACGTGTGCCCAGGGGCCGTGAGTCACCTGCACGAGTGAATGAATCGATGAAGGCCGTTACGTTGCGTCGAGTTGTTCGTTACGCTGCCCATCCACCTTCGAACGGAAGGACGCCCTCCCCGTGAATGATCCACATCACCACGCTGAACGCGTTGACCACACCGACACCTGCGAGATGATGCGGCTGGTCGTCGGTCTGGCCAACTCGCATCCCCGGCTGGTCGTCATCGGCCACGACAGCGGCCTGTTCGAGCTGGTCTCCACAATGGAGCCGCAGGAGACCGCGCGGGTGCTGCACGCGCTAGCTGAGGACGTGTCCCGCAATGGACGGACCCGGGTGCGGGTCAGCAGCCAGGAGATCGGCATGCGCGGCCACGTGAACTAGGACGCCTACGACTGGCCACGCCGGACGATGCTGGTCGGCTTGACGTACCACGTCGTCTGCCGACCAGCTCCGGTCTTCACCTTGTTGGCCTCCTCGACCACCCAGGGATCGTCGTCCCACAGCGCCACCCCGTCGGGGTAGAGCAGCAGGGCGTCGGAGATGACGCCGGCCTTGAGATGGGCCAGCTTGGTCCGGTCCTCCATCATCCGCATGATGAGCGGAAACTTCGGGAACCCGAACCTCTTCAGCCATTTGCGGGTGACCTCGCGCATGTCCTCACGCCGGCCGGTGAGGTAGGCGATGTCCCAGCCGGCGATCTCCAGGTTCTCCACCAGCTCGATGCCCTGCCGGAAGACGGTGTCCTGGCCGGCGAGAGAGAAGTAGGTCCCCCAGTCGCGGTGCACGGCGTAGTGGTCGCGGTGGGCGGTGTTCGCCAGGACCCCGTCGATGTCGACCAGGCCGAGCCGGTCCCCCATGTCAGTGCTCTCCTTCGGTGCTGTGGGCGGCGGCGCGCGCCTTCTTCGTGGCCACGGCCTCGTCCAGGACGTGTGAGGCGTAATAGGTCGGTGGGCTTCCCTCGACGATGTCCAGGGCGCACCAGCTGTGCCAGGGCCGCCAGAACCGCATGGCCGCCTTGTCGTCGCAGGCAAGCCCGACGATGGTGGTGACGGTGTCACCGACGTCGACGCGGTCCTTGTAGCTGTGGTGCAGATGCCCATGGAACCACCACTGTGGACGGTGGGCGGCCAGGGCAAGGTCGAGCCGGTCCTGGTTCGGGAGGCACAGCGGCTCGTTCTTCAGATCGAGTCCGCAGCCCGCCCGGCGGGGCCGGTCGTGGCTGAACACGACGTCGAGCACCTGGCAATCGGCGATCATCAGCTCGGTGAACTCGGCGTCGGTCATCTCCTCGTCCGGGAACCAGACGGTGCCGGTGTGGTCGATGACCGGCTTGGGCTTGCGACCGGCGCTGCGGCGGTGTTCCTCTACAGCCAGGGCCTGCCTGTTGCGCTTTGCCTCCAGATCCAGCCGCCACTGCTTGTCGATGGAGTAGGCGCCGCCGAAGGCCCGCATCCGGGTGCCCTCCCAGGTCCAGACGTGGCCCTGCGGGATGTAGCGGATGTGGGGCCGGACCCGCACGAAGCCTTCGTCGTCGCGGTCGGTGCCGTAGCGCTGCATCACCAGCGACCAGTTGTCGTGGTTGCCGTGCAGGGCGTAGATGGTCAGGTCCGCTTCGGCCGCGGACTGCTCCAGCAGGTCGAGGTACTCCACCCCGCTGGGCGCGTGCTCCCAGAAGCCGAAGTCGCCGCACTGGACGATCCGGTCGGCCGCGTGCAGCTTGGCCCGGGGCAGCAGGTACCAGTCCCAGAACGAGTTGTTGCCGTGGGTGTCCCCCGCAATGAAAAGTCGCACATGTCCCCTTACCGCGGGATCTTGGGCTTTTCCGCGCTACGAGACGGCGGTGCGCTCCCACCAGGCCAGCTCGACGGTCGCGCGGGCGTTGGCGCCGAACACGGCGCGGAAGGTCCACAGCAAACATTGGCCGGGCCGGACCACGAGCCGGCCGCTGAGCGAGTCGGTGCGGGTGTCCGCGGCGGGGTAGGCCAGCGAGCTGGCCGCGACACCGCCGGTCGCGCTCACCACGTCGGGCATGTACAGCCCGACAGTCGAGACGGTGGCGGCGCCGCCGAGGTTGACCGACGGACGGGCAGGGCCGGTCAGGGCGATCTCGGCGCCGTGCACCCGCTCCCATTCCCCGGCGGCGGTGGCGCACAGGGTGACCCGGTCCAGGAAGGCGTCCACTGTGGAGCCGGCCGGGTTGGCGAGGACCGCGACGAGCTGAGCGGTCGGCTTGACCCGCTCCATCACCAGCGTGACCGCGGCGGTGGTGGCGGCGTAGCCGCACCGGCCCCCGCTGGCGGTGACAGCCTGTTCCAGGCCGCCACGGGATTGCAGCGCAGCCGGCGGTCGCGGAAAGGCGATCGGCGGCATCCGGGTCACCTCGACCTGGACCGGGGCGTCGGAGGCGGCGGTGACCCGGCTGCGCGATGACGTCATGCCCAACTAATCGGGCGGGGGTTCAACTGCTCCTGACGCCTGCCTCCGCCATGTACCGGTCGACGATCTCCTGCTTGATCCGGCCCCGGTCGGACACGACGAGACCCTTGCCCGCTGCCCATTCGCGGATGGCGCGATTCTGCTCCTTGTCGGTCACAGCCGGCCGTGCAGGACCGGCCTGAGCCGGCACGTACGGCATCCGGGGCGGCGCGCCCCGACGCTGCCCGGGAACGTGGTTCTTGGGCATCCGCCGGGCGACCCCCATGTACTTCTCCAGGGCTCCCCGCATCTTGCCGGCGTTCTTCTCCGACAGATCGATCTCGTAGAAAATGCCGTCGATCGAGAAGCTCACGGTCTCATCAGCGTCTCCGCCGTCAAGGTCGTCGGTAAGCATGATGACAGTTCTACGCGACAACTCTCACGCCTCCTCATCTGGGAACCATTCATTCAGCAGGCCGTGGAGGAGATCGACGAGCGCACCCGAACTCGGCATGACCACGTCGACTACTTCGCGCTGCTCCGGACCGAGCACCTCGTCAAGGCGGAGCCGGTATGTTCCGGCTCGTTGCATGCGGGCGAGTCCGAAGCTGGCCAACGCCAACCTGCCGGTCAGCGTGTTCTGGCCGAGCGCTGCGGAGCTGGCGAGATCAAATGGTGGGCGGAAACGCAGGGCGCCCTCAGCCAGTGGACTGACGGCATGTGCGAATACCGAATCATCGATTCGCTGGACGGGCGTCAACCGTTCGATTGACGGTCCTAATCCAGCATCCAACGTTGATCCTCCACTTCCGTGCGCAATGGTCATCTTGGACATCGCGCTGGAGTATGAAGGATAGGGGTAACGCGTCGTTCAGGTCAACGCCACGCGCTGCCACTGCATCATGTTTCCCACTTCCTTGAGATCCCATCCCGCGCCCTGGCAAATCTGCTTAAGCAAAGTGACAGACTCGCCTAGCCAGTCGCCTCGGTGTTGATCTCGACCGCGCATGGCGACCAGGTAGCTCAGGTCCATCCAGTGCGCCGCGCACAGCCGGAAGAGCAGCCGATCATCGTCCTCGACCGGAACGAGCCCGTCCCAGAGCAGCTCGTGCGCCCGGCTCGTGAAGGCGGACTCCAGCACCTCGATTCGGTAGGCGACCAGCGGCAGAATGACGGCGGGCCCGCAGCACCGACCCGCGGCGCGGGTGCGCAGCGCGTGCACGAATTCCAGCTCGGTCTGTGTACCGGTGCCGGTGCACGGTCCCATGACTCCCCCATTCAGACCGGTGGCCCGGTACCGTGCGGTACCGGGCCACCGTTGTGTTCCGAGTATGTCCGTCAGCACACTCGGATAGTGCTGCTCAGAGAGCGAAGGTGCGCGGCCCGTCGCCCTGGGGGACGTTCTCCCGCGTGTAGACCTGCCCGGACGGGCTGTAGATCCGCAGGTTCGCGCTGCCCTTCTCGGGACGCTTGATCGCCGTCCCGTCCTGGACCGAGCGCCGGGTACCGACGACGAGCGCCGCCTTCTCGAAACCGGCACCATCGGTGTAGCGAACCGTGTCGCCGAGCCTGACCTTAGCCACCGTGTGTTACCTCCTGTTTGACGTAAAACAACCTCGCCCTCTTCTACGGCGGCACGTGCGGCTTTTACGCTCTGCGGCCAACTTTTCTGGCGGGATTTTAGGCTCGTTCCGCGGCGACCGTCTGCGCGCGCTCCGCCTCGCGACGGGCCTTCTCCCGCATGACGGCGCTCCTGCGCACGACGAAGATCCGGGAGACCACGCGGACGTCCCGATCGAAGTCGAAGACCTGCGAGTGCCAGACCGCATGGGCGACGCCTCCACGGGTGATCCCGAACAACTGGGCGACCTCCTCGAAGGTGAGCCAGTCCTCCAACGGCCTGACGTTGATGCCTGCCGCGGTCGAGGTGTTGTGCAGCGTTCCGGGCGCTCGGGCCATAGGTCACGACTCCTTAGGGTGCGAGGTACTGTGCACAACCCTAGCGCCTAGCTAGGCGTGTCCATAGTCCTCCGGACGGCCAGAGTCCGGGACATCGCCTCCTTGCAACCGGAGAGCCATTGTGCGGCGGCCTCGTCGGAGTCGACGTGGTCGAGCAGGGCGAGACAGCGGCTGAGCACCGGGGCGACCCCGGGGTGGAACTGGGTGTCGTCCCAGCCGGGATCCTGCCGGCGGCAGAAGGTCTTGAGCGCCTCGGCGAGCAGGTCCCGGTCGGGCGGCTCGTGGTGCCCGACGGCGGAGCGCCACACCTCGTCCGGGGTCGGCGGTCGGATGCCGGCGCGCTCCAGCAGCTCGTCCGCGGCGACCCGGTGGGGCAGGTCGAATGCGCGGGCGACGAGGCTGACCGGGCTGAAGTAGCCGCAGCCGGCGAAGCACCACAGGTGGTTGCTTTCGACGTAGATCCGCATGGCGGCCTCAGCGCCGGAGTCCACGTGGTACAGCTCGCCGAACGGGCAGTAGATCTTGGGGTTGCGGCCGTAGGCGAGGTGGTCGGGCAGGTCCATCCCGATTAGCTGACAGGCGGCCAGGATGGAAACCTGCTCGTTGGCGACGGTGACCGGCGAGGGCGGCCCACGCCGGTCCCGACGATTCACTGCTGCGGGTCGGCGATGTGCGGGTTGTGCATCAGCAGCGCCCGCACCTCCGATTCCCGGTAGCGGCGGTGCCCACCCAGGGTCCGTACCGCGGTGAGCTTGCCGGAGGTCTGCCACCTGGTCACGGTCTTGGTGACCACCCGGAACAGGGCGGCGACCTCAGCCGGGGTGAGCAGGCGCTCGGGCTGGTTCAATTTCGTCATACCCTCCCATACCGGTGAGGACGGCTCGGATTCCGCGCTCGCCCCTACAGGCCGAGCAGGTCGTTTCCGCCGAACAGCTCGCGGCGCTGGGCGGGCAGGGCAAACCGGCTGGTCGCGTAGTCGACCTGGACCTCCAGGCCGCTGACCTTTTCGCCGTCGCGGTTCTTCAGCACCTGCATCTTCAGGGTGCAAATCCGCTTGTCGTTGTCCAACGGGGCGAGCAGGGTGACGATCAGGTCCGGGCTGTTGGACGCCTCCGCGGTCTCCGACAACGACTGGGCCGTGTAGTAGCCGCACTTCTCGGCCAGCTCCCGGTTGGACCGGTTGACCTGCCACGGGGAGATCAATGGGATGCCGGCGCCATCGTTGAAGGTGGTGGCGAGCTGCTTGGCTTCCTTGAGGTTGCCGCCGAGTTCTTCCCGGTCGGTGGCCCGGCGCCGGTCGGGGCGCAGCAGGGCCAGGTAGTCCACGATGGCCAGGTCGATGTGGAACATCCGCTGGATGCGCACCAGTTTGGACTCGATGTAGCCGATCGACGCCGCCCGCGGGACCTGGACCAGGTAGCAGTGTCCGTAGCCGGGGTTGCGGGTGAAGTCAGCGACGACCGCGGCGAGCTGGCGCTCCTGCTCGGCGTCGAGGTTGCCCTGGCGGATGAGCCGTGAGTTGAGACCGCCGTCGATGCCGAAGTGCTCCAGGCAGGAGTGGCGGGCGATGAGTCGGCGCCGTACCTGGGGTCGCAAGGTCTCGGTGGTGAGCACCACGACGTTGCGGCCCTGGTTCACCGAGGCGTTCCAGGCGAGCTGGACGACGGCGGAGGTCTTGCCCTCCGAGGTGTAGCCGGCGACGAGTCCGAGTTCCCCGGGCAGGATGCCGTTGATCTTCTCGTCGAGGCTGGGGATGCCGAACATGATTCCGGTGCCCCGCCCGTTGGTGCGGGCGGATTTGCGGGCGGCGTAGTCGGCGAGCATGTCGTCGCCTTCTTCGCGCATGTCGCCTTCGGGGGCTTCCTGCATGGACAGGTTGCGGTCGATCTCAGCGAAGCGTTGCAGGATCTGGGTGCGCGCGTCGACGTGCCCGCGCAGTGTCTCGCCTTTGTCCCCGTCGGCGCCGCGGGTCAGGATCTGCATGCCGTAGGTCAGCGCCTCACCGGTCGCGCGTTCGGCGGCCAGCTCCCGCAGCTGGGTCAGACTCCACCGGAAGTCGGCCTCGTCGGCGGGCTTTCCGGCGAGCAGGTCGTAGATCTCCTGGTACTGGGCTACCTTGCCGGCGTCGGCGCGGTTGGTGCGCAGCAGGTCGAGCAGCGCACTGCGGGTGAGGATGGCGCCGGTGACTTCGGCATAGCGGTCCAGCAGCAGGAACATGTTGCGCTGGACCGGGTCGGTGAAGTGTTCCTGGGTGAGGTGGCGCAGCGCGGTGTCGAGCAGGTCGCGTCGGTCCGGGATGATCGCGGCGAGCAGGGTTTCCCCGTGGTCGAAGGATGTGCTCAACAGTCCCCCGTCTTGAGTTCGCTGCCGCTGCGGAACACCCGGACCGACCGGCCGGTCGGGGAGATGTAGATGTCCAGAGCCTGCGACGGGCACCCGGTGGTGACCCGCAGGATCCGGTAGGTGCCGTTGGGCCGTTCGATGCGCGTGACGCGTTCGACTGTTGCCGGACCCCAGGTGAACCCGTAGCGGGTTTCGCTCACGTCAGGTCGGTCAAGCTGGACGTGATGTCTGGCTGCCGCTCCGCGGGGCGGTGGCAGGGGCAGATGCATTTCGCGTCGCAGAACTTGCACTCGGACGGCTTCTTGCGGCGACCGACGGTCGCGAAACTAACTGTCTCCTCCGTGCTGAGGGCTACGAAGTTTTCGTCGGTGACGATCGCGGCCACGCAGTAGTCGTGCTTGCCGTGCAGGCAGGCAGTGGACAGGTAGTAGTGCTCGCCCTGCGCGAGGAGCAGGCTGGTCACCTTTCGGTCCCAACGGCGGCGAACACCATCACCAGTTCTTGGCCGTTGAAGACGCGGCGGTTGTTGACGCCGCCGGTGACGGCGATCGTCCAGCTGGTGGTGGCGATGTCCGGGGAGGACAGCACACTGAGGTCTTCGTCGACGGTGTGGACCCGGCCGATGCCCGGGACGATGTCACCGGTGCGGATGTCGGAGGCGAGGATGTGACGCCATTCCCGCCGCTCGTGGCGGGCGCCGTCGAGGTCGATGCGGGGGCGGCGGAACGGGTCTGGCATCTTCTGCCTGACCTGGGGTACAGAGGGGAGGCTCGGAGCGGGGATGCGATGGATTTGGGTCACTGCTCCGGGCCTTTCCGTACGGGGCTGGTGCCTGCTTCTACCGTGACGGGGTCACGGTTTCCGCTTGGCTAGCGACCCGCGGAGCCGGTCTGGTTGATTCCGCCGGGGACCGGGTCGCCAGGGCCTCCGCCGTAGGTGTCGCCACCCGGCTCGTTACCGGTGCCCGGCTCAGTGCCGTGGCTGCCGCCTTCAGCGTCGTGCTGGTCCTCGTTGGGGTTGCGGTTCTCTGCGGCGTCGTCGGGGTTCCGGTTGCGGTCAGGCATTGTCGCGCTCCTCATTGGCCTTTTCGGTCGCCTTGCGGACGGCCTTGCCCTTGGTTTCCTGCCACTTGATCTTCTTGGCCTCGCTGGCGCCCCACGTCGACTCGTGCCCAGCGTCGGTCTTGTCAGCCATGTTCTTCTCCTCAAGGTCCGGGCGCAGAACCATCTGGTTCTATCGGGCCTGCCCGGTCAATTACCCTGCCGAGCAACGGATGACGCTGACTTGCGTCAACAAGTCGGCCCCGGTTGCTGCGGGCTATCTGGCCGCAGAACCGGCAGCGGCCCTCACGGAAGATGAACGCGAACCGGCCGGCGGGAACTGTGGTCTTTCCGTCCGGTTCAGCGATGTCGGTCTGTGGGGACCGGACGTACACCTCGTGCAGGCTCAGCGCTGTGGAGCGGCCCTGCCGGCGGGGGCACTCGTGCCGGTACTGCCCGGACACCGGCAGCACGGTGTAGGTCGGCGGGTCTTCCAGGAAGGACCGTGTGAGTACTTCTTCCTCCGCGGCGCGGAACAGCCGTCCGGCCTGCTTCTCGGCCGGGGTCAGCATTGGTCGTGGTCTTCGGCGGCGCTGACCATCGCCCGGTGGATGACCAGGACGGCCTCGGCGTGCAGCTGGGAGGCGCGGGATTCGGTGATGGACATGGTCTTGGCGACCTCCTGGAGCTGGAGGCCGCGGTGGTAGTGCAGGGCGACCACGGCCTGCTGGTCCCTGGGCAGGCCGCGGATGGCGACGACCACGCTGTTGAGCACGGTCTGGGTGATGACGGAGGACTCGACGTTCTGCCGGGAGCTGGGCTCGATCTCCTCCCCTTCCAGGGAGACGGGCCGCTGCGCCATGTCCCGGACGGTGGCGCGGACCTCCTTGATGCTCATCCCGGTCCGCTCGGCCAGTTCGGCGTGGGACAAACCCTTGTCCTGGCCGGCTTCCTGGAGTGCCTTGGCCCGGGTACGGAGGCTTCGGGTGGCCCAGTCCGCCTGGCGGCTGGCGTCGATCAAGGCGCCGTAGACGCGGCGGACCACGAACGGCTTGAAGTACTCCAGGGCCTCGGGGCTGAAGTCATTCTCGATGCAGTAGGGCTCCCAGCGCACCGCGGCGGCGACCAGGCCGAGGTTGGCGATCGCGCGCAGCTCGTCGAAGTCCAGGGCGTGCGGGGCGGTGCGCCAGACCTGGAGGGCCAGGGAGTGGGCCAGGCCGAGGTGGGTGTTGATGAGCGCCTCGGTGTCCACTTACATCGCCTGACGCTTGATGCGCGCCCACCCGAGTTCGGCCAGCTCGCGTTCCTTCTGGCTGTAGCGCCTGGTGAACAACTGCGGGGCCTGGCCCTGGGACCACAGGTATTCCTGGAGGAGCTGTTCCAGGTTGCCTTTGGAGGTCGGGCAGACGTAGACGACGTTGTCCTCGGTGTCCGGGCCGCCGTGCTCAACCGGCCAGATGTGGTGTCGCACGCTGGTCCGCGGCACGGGGTAGTGCTGCTTGTGGATCTGGCAGGGGTACGTTGCGGCATCGAGCAGGTTCATGCGTTGACATCCGATCCGGTCGGGTTGCGGCCTCCGCTTCGGCCGATGAGCTGGAGCAGGGCGAGCGGGCTGAGGGCCTCGAAGAGCTGGTTGGTCTCCTCCCAGACGTGGTCGGCGAGGGCCTGCTCGCGTTGGAGCAGGTCGAGGTAGCCGTCCTCCTGTGTGCCGCGCACCAGCAGGTTGGTGACGTAGACCGTGCGGTACGCCGAGCCGTCACGGCGGATCCGGCCGGCAAGCTGCTGCATGCGGGCGGGGTTCATCAGCTGGTCGAGGTTGACCAGGTGTCTGGCGTTTTGCAGGTTCAGCGACTGTTCGATGGCCTCGGTTCCGATGAGGACCCGGCACGCCGGGTCGTCCCAGAAGCGTTCCTGGACGCCGTCGCGGATCTGCTTGTTCCGCTCCCGCCCCCAGATAACCCCGAGGCCGACACCGGCCCGGTTCAGGCGCGCCATCAACGCGCTGACGGTGTCGGTGAACCGGCAGAAGACCACGACCTTCTCGTCGGAGAGGTCGCCGTCCACAATGGCCCGTTCGATCCAGTCGAGCTTGACGCTGGAGCCGGGGCCGTCCGGTTCACCGAGGGTGGACAGTCCGGCGCAGATCTGGGCGCCGTAGGTGAACTGGGCCATCGCCTTGGCCTTCTTGACCAGGGCACCCTCGGCGCGAAGTATCTTCAGGACGCCTTTGCGGAGCTGGTCGTAGCGGTCACGTTGGGCGCGGTGCAGGTCGAGCCAGACGGTGTGTGGGCTGATGACCGGCAGCTCGACGTCGTCGATGTCGGCAGGGGTCCGGCGCATCACGAACGGGGCGAACTTGACTTTGAAGTCGTCGAGGTTCTTGTAGCCGACGGTCTGCTTGATGTTGACTTTCCGCCCGGCCTGCGGGCTGTAGATGCGCACCAGTTCTTCACGCAGGTAGGCGGCCTTGAACCGGGTCGCCGACCCGAACACCTGCCAGCCGTCGAGGGGTTCGAGGATGGAGTGCAGCTCAACGAGCCGCTTCTGCAACGGCGTCCCGGTGAGGATCACGACCCGCTCGCATTCCCGGGCCAGCCGCTTGAGGTGGTAGGCGGTGCGGTTGCCGGGGTTGCGCAGGACGTCGACGTCGTCGATGACCATCGTGCGCACGCCGGTCTTGTCGATGAGGTCGGCGTCGGCGAGGAACATCTGGTGGCCGGTGACCAGGATTTCCCAGTGGGCGAGGTACCTCTCGATGCGCTGCCGGCGGGTACCGACGGCGCAGGTGGTCAGCAGCTTGGGCAGGAACCGCTTCATCTCACGTACCCACTGGCCGGCTGCGGCGGTCTTGCAGACGACCAGGACCCGCCCGTCGTCGAGTTCTCCGACCTGCTTCATGGCGGCGATCAACCCGGCGGCCTGGGCGGTCTTGCCGGTGCCGACCTGGTCGGCGATCAGCCCCTTGCCGCGCATGTAGAGCCAGGCGATGCCGACCCGCTGGTGCTTACGGAACCGGATGCCGCAGTGCCGGCACGGCGGGATTTGGTTGACGCCCTCCTCCAGGCTGGCGTGCCGGCCGCAGGGGTCGGAGTTGAACCATTCCAGCCGGGGCAGGGTGAAATCGGTCAGTACCCGGATCCGGTCCGCGGCGGCGAGCCGGGTCTCGCGGGATAGGCGCCGGACGTCAACCAGCAACAGGTGTCCCCTCGGTAGTAGCGCTGTCTGCTACTACCGGCGGGTGGGGGTGTTCTTACTGCCGTGAGGCGCGGAGCGCGATCAACGGCTCGACTACGCTCTCGATGCTGTACCGGCCAGCGCGGCTGGCCTGGGGTCGGGCGGTGGGTCCGTCCGCGTCGGGAATGTCCAACAGGGTCATTTCGCCTTGTGCGTACTTGCAGTCCCCGGTACCGCACGGGCTGAGGGCCAGGCAGGTGAAGGGCTTCGCGTTGCGGCACTCAGCGTGGGCGGCGCTTTCGGCCGCGCGGGCGTCCCGGCGGGCTTGCCAGACGCCGCGCTTGCGGACGATGGTGACCGCGGAGCGGGCCATTGCCACCGCGTAGGTGACGTCGTCGGTAAAGGCCCGCAGGGCGTTGTCGATGTCCGTCGCGAAGTGGGAGACATCCACCGGGCGGCTGCGCCGCGGATTGCGGCGCGGCTCGTCCGGCGACGCGATCGCGACCATCGGGCTCACCCGGTGTCCCGGGGATTGCCGGCGGGATTGCGTCTGGTCTTTCCCGGTCCGACCGGGAGCAGGGTGGGGATTGCCGAGGAGTTGGTGTTGTCCACGCTCTTGAGGGTGTCCTTGACTACTGAGGCGCCGGATCCGACGGACAGTCCCGCAAATAGCTGGGACCAGATGTCGAGTACCGACAGCGGCCGGTCGCCGATCTGGATTCCGTCGGCCCACTGGGTCTTGGCTGCGAGCATAACGATGAGAACTCCGGCCGCCCAGGTTACTAGCTGGGTGATGACACCGTTGGAGTCTCCGTTGCGGGCGTACCGCGTGAAGTCGACCACCTTGAGAATGAGCGCGAGCATTGCGACTGCGGGAATGAATTCCACCGTGGACTCCTCCGGGCTTTGAGCGCGGTCTTGTCCTCTATTACCGGTTGAGCCCGGCCCGATTCAGCCAGAACGTGATTCGGTGCTGCTTACGCCAATCCAGTTGCCAGTATTCGTCGACGAGGCGGGTGTGTCCGTCGATGTCGCTGCGGC